ATATACTAGATTTCTTATCTATGTATGATAATATCATACCAATCACTACTCCTACAGAGATTGAAGACATGTTGTTTTTACCTTATGGTATAGATCCTACGGAGTATAGTATGAAAGATAAGATAGTATTTACTCATCATGATATATATGGATCTCAGTTAGCAGGAGGTAAAACTAAAGCATTCTTCGGTATAGACCCTTCGATATTTTCAGAAGCTAAGTTAGTAATGAATGGTCACGTTCATCTGAAGTCCGTAATAACTAATGATATAGTGAATGCAGGCAGTTTATTAGTGAGCCAACAAGGAGAGTTAAAACCAGGAGAGTATCCATTTTATTATACTCTGGATACGCATACGTGTCACATTGCTCCTTACGAGAATACGTATTCTTTGATCTATCTTACTATTAGTGAGAATGATATCAGTACGCTTTCTAATTCTGAATATGACAAGAATCATCTAGTACTGAAAGTAGAGTATGCAGGAGATCTCCCTGAAGTTGATTTCAATACATTGCATACTAGTTATCGTAAGCTAATATTAAATATCAAAGATGGTAAAGATGAGATTATCAGAGAAAATAATTTCGATTTGAAAAATTATCTTACTCAATATATAAAAGATGATATTTCTGTATCAGATAAAGAAGAATATATTTCTGTAGGTATGAGGTTGTTAGGATGATAAATTTAAAACGATTAGAGTTAGATAATTTCTTGTCCCATGTGTCTACTTCGATTGATCTTTCTTCTTATGAAGGATTAGTTCTCATAGAAGGCAAAACTCATGATGGACATTATAGTAGCAATGGTGCAGGTAAGTCCTCTATCTTAGAGGGCATCGTATACGCTTTAACAGGTGATACTCTGCGAGGAGTATCTGTAAATGATGTAGTGAATAGAAACTACAAAAAGAATACTAAGGTTTCTTTATCTTTTGACAGTAGTAGCTCTGATTATATAGTAGGTAGGTATCGCAAGGATGATAAGTTTGGAGATTCTATCGTACTATTCAAAGATGGCGAAGATATCTCGAAGAGAGTTAATAAAGAAACTCAGAAATCTCTTGAAGATATCTTAGGCATCTCTTATAAGGTGTTAGTGAGTACTATGTTGTTAGGTGAAGGACTTTCCTCTAGATTCACTCAATTGTCTGATCCTGAAAAGAAATCTCTTATTGAGTCGACTCTTAATTTGAATTATGATCTTAATAAGATAAGAGAGACAGCGAATGAGGAACTAAAGAAGCTAAAATTAGACTCAGCTAGAGTGCAAGGAGAAATTGGTGCAATAGAGAGTATACTAGCTACAGATATAGATTCATTGTATGACTGTATTTATGATGAACGTCAGTGCATTGAATTGTATAAGACGACAGTTGATGATATCCAAGAGACTTACGATAATCTGATAAAAGAGATTGAAGCTATAAATCCTAAGATTACTCTCATTACTGACTCCTTACACAAGGTAGAAGTATTGTCAAAATCTTATACAGATATCATGTCTACTAATGCTAAGTGTCAAGAAGAAAGAGATAGAGTACTGAATACTGAGTCTCCTATATGTCATGTCTGTCATCAACCTCTCCAGTCTAAAGAATCTCTAGGATCTGTAATTGATGACTATAATAGTATGATCAAAGAGAATATAGCTTCTCTAGAGAGGATAGATGAGGAGCTGTCAAAGCTCCCTAACCATCAATTGTTGAGCTCAAAGCTGGCTTCTCTAGAGTCTGAGAGACGATCCTTGATGTCTGATTCTAGGAATCTAATGAATGATATCAATGAATATAATGTTAAAATCGCTAGATCTGAGAAGGATATCGAGTCTATGGAAGCTACTATTAGAGCATCTCTAGATAGTAGTCAGAAGCTAGAAGAGAAGAGACAAGAAGAAAATAGGCTAGGTAAAGATATTGAGAAGTATGAATATTTCTATAAACTTTTTAGTCCTACAGGTATTATAGTTAACATTTTATCTGAGGCTGTAGAGTACATTAATACTAGACTATCTACATACTCTGAGATACTTCTTGAAAAAGATTATAGAATTAATTTCTTAAAAGGTAAGATATCTCTAGTAGATAGTAAAGGATCTAATTATCAATCACTATCCAATGGTGAGAAGCGTAGACTAGACATTAGTATACAATTTGCTCTCCATGACTATGTGTCTATGTATTGTGGGGTAAAGATGGATACATTGTTCGTAGATGAGATACTTGATACATTAGATGATATCGGAGTAGATAATATCTTTGATGTACTAAGACTGAAGTTAGAGTATTGTGGTCTACACAGTATCTATGTAATTACTCACAATAATTCTTTAAAGAGCAAATTCGATCAGGTAATCACTATAGCAAAAGACTCTGATGGAAATTCAAAATTAGTTTGAATAAAAGTAGCCTAGTATTATAGTGCAACACGTTACTACTTATGTAAGTGTTTAGGAGGAGTAATATTATGAAATTTGAAAAGGTATCACAGGCTCAATATCTCAAAGATTGTCAAGAAGATACATATTATACTGCAGGTAATAGTAATTTTCATACTATGAAAGATTTTTTAGGGTCAAGAGGTGTCATACTTTCAGGGAGATTTGAGTCTCTGAAATTAGATGGAGGATTAGAAAAAACTTATACTGATATAAAGCTACCTGAAAGATCTACAAAGAAGTCTGCAGGTTATGACTTTCATGCTCCTTATGATATAGTGCTGTATCCAGGAGATACTATAAAAGTAGCTACAGGTATCAGAGTATTACTAGATGATGATAAATTCTTGATGTGTGCTCCTAGGAGTGGTCACGGATTTAAGTCCAGGATACAGTTAGATAATACTGTAGGGATAATAGATGCAGACTATTCAGACTCTAGTAATGAAGGTCATATCCATGTAAAACTGACTAATGATAGTCGTAGAGGAGATATCCTTCGTATTAAAAAAGGAGATAAAATGTTACAAGCTATCATAATGAAATATTATACTGTAGACGATGACAGTGTAGAAACTCTCCGTAATGGAGGATTCGGGAGTACTGACGAGTAGTTCTATTAAAGAAAGGAGATATCTAATATGAACAGAGAACAGAGAAGAAATATTAGTGGAGGGAATAAGAAGATTGATGATAATCTTAAATATTTAGATAGTCCTGTAACTATAACTGAAGCAGTTCAGATAGCTAGAGGTGTAGCAGAGGATGTAGTTAATGACTATCATAGGAGTGCAGGAACTGTCCAAGTAGCTTTCTCGTTACAATTAGAAGTAATAAAAGAGCTACTCATATCTTCAGGTATGATTAGTGAAGATGACTTCAGAGCAAAGTATATCCAGCAGACTGAAGTATATCAGAAGATGCAAGAAGAGATCTTGAGTAAAGATATCAGAGAGAGCAATGTACCTAAGATGGAAGTAAGACCTGGTAATATAGGAGTAGAGGTAGTTTAAGGAGATTATCATGGATATTAAACTGTACAGTAACAAACGATATTATACATTAAATGCATCTGAGTATGTAGATATTTTTAAAGGATATACTAGTGGAGGCTACGAAGTTGATGTATCAGTACTGAATCGTCTATCTAAAGATCTAGGAGTACCTTATGATCTATATCAGACAGTATTCCGTATAAATGAAGACTCTGCATCTGCTATGATCGAATATCTCTCTTTGAAGAATAAGCATCCGAAGGTAGTACTCCTCCTAGATGATGAGGAGATGAAAGTATTAGACTATTCACTAGATTATGAAAGAACTCCAGTATTGAATGCAGACTTCATAGATAAAGTACAGAGTTTAGCTAGTACTAGTAGTGATGTAGTAGTATCTGAAGTATACTATCATAAGAGTGATAAGGTCGCTTCTATCATTCTAAAGAAGAAGCAGCCTATTACTGTAGAGGAGAAGTATGAGAATAAAGCTTCTAAGTTTACAGACTATGACATAGGTATTCTACTAGTGAATGATGAAACTAATTCAGTGTATACTAGATTAGTCTGCTATGTGGAAGGACAGCCTTTGTACCTCCCTGCTTCTTATTACAACTCTACATCTACTCGTTATAAGAGATCAACTTCTTCTTCTTTAGAAGCTTTAGAAGTACTAGTATTAAAGATTATAGATGACATAAGAGATAATGATCTTGTGAGGAAAGTACAAGAGCTGCATTATAAGTATAGAGTGAATAAGGACACTCTAGTCACTTATGAAGAATATAACTCCTTAGTTAAGTCTATGAGGAAGATACCTACTATCATAGAAGATAATAGTTTATTAAATGAGATACTTGTACAGTATGAAGATTTTGAGAATAGATATATCAATATAGAAGATCAGAAGTCATCTTACATCTGGAGATGTACTGCTATAGGTGCTATGACTATAGGTGCTCTCCTCTCTATTACTTCCAAAGTTCTGAGTGATATCTCTGCTCCAGCTAATGAGTACTATAGTGTAAGAGAACTATTAGGTTCTTACTTAAGTACTGATCGTATAGTAGAAGAGATAGCAAAAGAGTCTTATTAGTAAGGAGGTATTACGTCTTATGGAGCTTTCTTCCTATGATATTTATCTACGTAAGACATGTGATCCTGAAGAAATAACGAGATTGAGTAATATAGTTTTCGTAGAAGGTCATCTAGATAGACTAGATGATCTCTTGATTTCAATACTCCCTTTAGCAAACATCATATATTATAGATATATCAAGTATCTAGACGATAGAGAGTATGCTAAAGAAGATCTCATATCTGATGCAATATTAAGACTCTATCAAGATATGTACCTTAGGTGGGATAAATATATACATATAGAATATTATTATGACTATTTCAGTAGAGTGCTGAGAAATGGAATGGTCAGTATGGTACATGGTTACCATAATTATTACATGATGGACGATATCGATCCTGAGAATGTAATATATGATGGTATTGTAGATAATACTTATGATGAGATAGAGTCTAGTTTGTTGAAAGCTTCTATCAATAAATCGATCATAGCTACAGCAGAGAGGATATTAAAGTGTAGAAGAGTTAATACTAATCTACTATTAAATATCTTGAAGTTAAAATATGTAGAGAAGTCAGGCTTAGATAATCTACGTTCCAGAGTTAAAGTATTAGGTATATCAGGGACATTATTCAATTTCTATTGTGAACATGTAGAGTATGTATACAGACTTTCATATAATTACCAGTACGCTATACTAGGAGGTAAAGATAAGATGAGTTCTAGAATTTCTAGTGTTATTGATAGATTTGAAGATACAACTTATCGTACATTATCTATTAATTATTATGATAGTATCATACCAGAGATATATGCAGAGTTCGGAGCAGAGTTTGCGAAAAAGTTTGTTAAGACTTTCAGTGGGAGAACAGTAGAAGTACCTAATTATAGGAATTTCTGCGATGATCTCTTAGGAGGAGTTGTAGTATCTTTAGCTGGAGGAGACAAATCTAATCTATATAGAGTGGCAGAAGAACATAATATTCCTTATAAAACTCTTTCGAGGATATATAATAAAGCTACTAAGTTAGGTGATAAATGAGAGGAGAGATATAGTTGTGTCTGTAATACCTAGTCAGTGTAAGTTGTGTACTAATTTTAATATTGATGAGAGTCTATGTAGGATCCACGAGCAGCTCCCTGGAGAGTACGGGAGAGAAAATGTGAAAGACTGTCCTTCCTTTCTAGAGAAAGGTACTAAAGATGAAGATGACTTAAGATTATTACTACAGTATGTAGATGAAGATCCTGACTCTCTGATAGAAGAAAGTATATCTAAAGCTGTAGAAAAGATACTTGTAGATTATGAGAGCAAGTATAAAGTCCTCATAGTAGGTATTGCTCGAAGGAAGATCAAGTCTATAATAAAGATGGTAGATATAGTAGATAGTGTACTAGATAGATTAGGACAAGAGAGTAGTTTAGCTACTATGACATCTTCCCAGTCTATTAGACTACTATCAGAGTTGAATCATTCTATGAATAACGATTTAGCATTCATAATGAAATTGATTAATCCTGATACTAAATTAGCAGAGCTGCAGATGTGGATTGATGCAAGATCAGTTAACTTAACTACAGGATCTTCTGCTGCTACGGACATGAAAGCAGAAGAGATATTGAAAGTTTCAGGAGCTTCTAGAGATAAGATAAGAGATGCTTTCGATGCATTACTACATCAGATCAGTGGCGAGGATGATTTAATAGAAGTAGTAGAGCAGGAGATAGAGGAAGATGAAAGATAATCAATTAGTAGATAAACTCATGCAGAGTCCTAAAGTGAGAAGATTAGGATTGAAGAAAGACTCTGTACTAGATATCTTGAAAACTTATAATGATATTGCTTTTGATGCACTGTTAGAACAAGGTCATTTAGAGGTAGGTAATGGTATGATCTTAGAAATAGTACAGTTATTAGATAGAGTACATGTACTAAGAGGAGTACCTTACAAAAGTAGTAGAAAGTATAAGATTAAGTTAACTATGGAACAAAGTGTCTATGAAGCTATAGAAAATTATTATGATACTTTGCAGGAGGAGATATTATGAGTAAGCTTCCTCTAGAGATATTGAAGGAAAAATATATACCTGTAGAAGAATTCCCTGATAAATATAACGTCAGTGTAGCTAGAGTTATGAGAATAGTACGTACTTATAAGATTAGATATACTGAGTTCAAAGCTCCAGGTGCTAATAGAAGATCTATGCATGTTAATCCTGAAGATATCCTTCCTATAATTGAAAGGGAGGATAATGCGTGAGTCTGATCATAGCTTGTGATTTATCTCTAAATTCTACTGGAGTCTGTATAATAGATGTCGAGAAAGGTAGTCCTGTTCACTATGAGAATATATCTTCAGATCTAGAAGGTATTGAAAGATTGAATTATAACTACAATAGATATATAAATCTACTATCCTCTTATAGAGATATATCTTACATAGCTTACGAGGCACAGAATGCTCAGATGAGATTCTCTTATAATGCAGGTAGTATTCTTTCTTTAGCAGAGAACATAGGTGTATTTAAATTAGCTATTTACCATAGCTTACCTTATTTTGTTTCTGCTCCTGTAGTATTAGGGATACCTGCTCAAGATATTAAGAAGTATGCTACAGATAATGGGAAAGCTACTAAGGAAGAAATGATAGCTGCTGTGAATGGAAATCATATCAAGTCTATCAGGAGAGATATTCCTGAGAAATCAGTCAATGATGTAGCAGATGCTTACCATCTGTCTAAAATGGTTAGAGATATAGTAGTGAATGAAAAAGATTACTCTAATTATCTGTTGAAAAATTTTCAATTACAAGGAATTTCTTAGAGGGAATCTAGTAATTCTTACGTATTATGATAATGTAAGGGTAAATTTTGACAAAAGTTTTTTTAAAAAAGTTGCCTAACATGATATCTTGCCACGTTACTTATTATGTAATCGGAAAGTAAATAGGCTGATTAGTCCACCTAGAGTGTGACAAGTGAGTTCATAGCTCATAATCAGCAATAGCACCTCCGTTCCTTTTTAAAATACCATATCGGACAGCTCGTAAAAGTCTGACTGTATGCCGTCGCAGCTCCTGTGCAATTCAGGTTGAGCATTATGCGGATGTAGTTTAATGGTAAAACCTCAGCCTTCCAAGCTGATGTCGTGGGTTCGATCCCCATCATCCGCTCCAACCACTCACTTGATTTAGTCACTAGGAGAGTGAGTCTCGTTGCGTGAAGACTAACACGATGAACGAGGGTGTAAGCTAAGATTCGTACTTACAACGAGCAGGTACCAGTAGTCAAATCCTGCTCACATATGGTGAGTATAGCTCAGTCGGTAGAGCGAGAGAATGCCTCTGTCACATTGATGATACTGTGCCGTTGGGAGATGATCTTCAATAGCTAAAGCAAGAGTCTAATCAACTCTTAAGAGATCTCTAGTAAGATTATTGGGAGATGTCACAGGCGTAGGTTCAAGTCCTACTACTCACCTCAAATATGCTCCTGTGGTGAAATTGGCAAACACGATGGATTTAGGTTCCATTGCGAAAGCTTGCAGGTTCAAGTCCTGTCAGGAGCACCATTCTCTAAGTAATTAAATTTAACTAAAAGGAGTGTTAATATGTCTTGTAAGAATGTAACCACGAACAAGTCTTCAGCAACTATCTTGAGTGAAGTATACGATATCCTAGATGATTTAGGAGTTCCTCAGAACTTATCAGGATATAAGTATCTAGGTGTAGGAATTTCCATTATGGTGAATAGTTCTCCTAGATCATTATCATTCACTAAGGAACTCTATCCTCTAATAGCAAAGTCTTGTGAGACTACACCTTCTAGAGTAGAAAGAGCTATCAGACATGCAGTAGATACCATATTCTACTTCAGAGATATTGATATCTTGTATAAGTATTTTAAGAATTCTGTAGATCCTGATAAAGGAAAGCCTTCGAATTCTCAGTTCATGTGTACTATAACTAATTATATCCTTAGAAATCGTGATTAATACTATTCCTCCTTAGCTCAGTCGGTAGAGCATGCGGCTGTTAACCGCAGGGTCGTTGGTTCGAGTCCAACAGGAGGAGCCACTTGATCTATTAGCTCAGTCGGTAAGAGTGCCTCACCTGGTAGGAGGTCCCAAGTTCGAGTCTTGGATAGGTCATTCTAATTACTAATCTCCATTTCTGAGTGGTACACCTCATCTTCCATGACGATGGGTAAAAAGGCGAGATCAATGAGAGGCATACTCGTTGATACGTACTAATGGAGAGTAGCGTTCGGGACTACGTTAGTGTCCAAGTAGAGTAAATGCTGACTCTGCGTGAGGAGTATTATGTGCATCCTTCGACAGTTTGGAGTACGGAAAGGTATAATAAGGTGATCATAGTAAAATAGTTCGCATATTTCTCTTAGAAGATGATTACCTTGTGAGGTAAAAACTGTCCCTCACGCTGGTGTGATGGAATAGGCAGACATTCAGGACTTAAAATCTTGTGCTAGTAATAGCGTACGAGTTCAAGTCTCGTCACCAGCACCAGAATAGCGACTACACTCTAAGGAGTGTGAGACTATGAAAATCAGTCTTGACAGCTTGGAAGAGACAAGCAATATCCAGGTGTAGCTCAGTTTGATAGAGTGCATGGTTTGGGACCATGATGTCGCAGGTTTGAGTCCTGTCACCTGGACCATAAGGCAGATAACTGAAAAGTAGGACTGTGGTTAAATTCGCAGATAACCGAAAGAGTAAGACTGCCTTTCTTGTGCAGGATTAGTGTCAGCGGTTAGCACATCTGCCTTCCAAGCAGAAAGGGCGAGTTCGAATCTCGTATCTTGCTCCAAGCTTCTTTAGGTTGCTGTCTTCTATAGAAGCATTACTCAAATCCTTTTAATTTATCCCACGTTATCTGACAAAGCGGAAAGACGCTTGACAGTAGGACAGACTACATATCTAGCGGTGTAGCCAAGAGGTTAAGGCACAGGACTTTGACTCCTGCATCGTTGGTTCAACTCCAACTACCGCTGCCATGTGTCAGTTCTTAGCAAATAGTACTCTGACAATAAAAACAAAGGTCCGATTCGTAGTTGAGGGACTGTAACCTCACCAGATGGAGAGTTGTGATAATTGGTAGTCGGGCAGTCTTGAAAACTGTTGTGCAGAAATGCATTGTGGGTTCGAGTCCCACACTCTCCGCCATGAGTAAGTTAATATTGAGATATGTAGCCCGATAAAGACGATAGGTGAAATGTAAGTAGGTACTTAGCTATTATCGAGATAGCAGGAATGATCCTTACCTATGCAGTCCTAAAATTCCTGTGTGGTCAAGACTACATATCAATAGTCAGTGGAAACAAATCCGTAAGGTTGTAACTGGCTCTGGATTCTAAATCTATGAGAGATAAGTGCGTAAAACAAGCTTTGTGAATTGACCTCATCAATTACCAAACCTGCTAGTGAGTGGAATGCTCACGATAACTTACTCTTATATATATGGAGACGTACTCAAGTTGGTTAAGAGGACTGACTGCTACTCAGTTAGGTCACGTAAGTGATGCGAGAGTTCGAATCTCTCCGTCTCCGCCACAAATAAATTAATAGATGTTAAGGTGATTTTATGAGATTAATCATGATAGGTACTCCTACTTGTGTAAAGTGTAAAAGTATGAAACCTAATATAAGTGAATACTGTAATCGTGTAGGTATTCCGTTTAAATATTTTGACTTCTCTCCTGTACTTCCTGAGGATATCAAGTCTTTAATTATAGAGAAAGGTATTAGAACAGTTCCTGTCTTTTTATTATACAGAGACAATGATACTACTCCTGCTATTATTACAGGAGATGACATATATTTAGAATTAGATATGTGATAATACATAAATTTATTTTAAAAATAATTTTGAATTAAAGAGGGAATCCTGAGATTCTCACGTATTATAATAATGTAAGGGAAAGTCCTTACGTAATCAAATACTAACTTAAAGGAGAAATGAATTATGACTAGATTAAGCACATGGGAGACAGTAGGTACTAAGGCGAATACTAACAATTTTAGAGAATTGTTAGCAAAGTCAAATCTTGATTACAATACTGTGACTGAGGATCTGTTCATAGAACATGCAGGTACTAAGATCCAAGTACCTAATAAGAAAGTAGTATTACGAGAAGATACGAAAGAGATATTCGGCATAGTGAGTGATAGATATCAGCTCTGCCAGAATAGAGAAGCGTTAGAGTTCATAGATTATCTTGATAATGTAACTCTTATAAATGCTGGTAGTGTAGGAGGTTTTGTCTGGATGATAGGTAAGCTCCCTGAAGTTACTGTTCTTGGAGATACTGTCACTCCTCATCTCATATTTCAGAATAGTCATGATGGAAGTTGTTCTATAAAGACTACTATATGCATGTTGCGTATAGTATGTCAGAATCAGTTCGTAGCCTCTTTTAAAGAATCTCCTGCTACTATAAGTATCAGACATCAAGGAGATATGAATGAGAAATTAATAGTAGCTAGAGAAACTATGCAGGGAGTCTACGATTATGTGAAGAATTATGATAGTGTAGCTTCTGAGTTAGCTACTAAAAAGATTACTTCAAAGAAATTTAATGAGATAGTAGAGAAATTCTTCATGATACCTGAAGATGCTTCAGAACGTACTACGGATTCTATATTAGAACGTAGAGAAAGATTTCATCAAGCATATAATGCAGATGATAATCAGAACTTCAAGGGTACTAAGTGGGGTATGATCAATGCTTACAGTGATCTTATCACTCATGAAGAGTACACAAGAAAAACTTCAAACTGGGAAACTAATAGATTCATAAATAGTCTTAGTCCTACTACTATGAATGAGTTTATGAGATTTATAGGAGCTGCTGCATAAGCAGCTCCTCGTACTAATTATATGATAAGGAGATAAAAGTAATGAAAAGTATTAAGAATTATATTCGAGAGTCTCGTAATCAAGAAGTAGACAATCTTCTGAACAATATTCTTACATCGTTAGAAGAAGAAGGACTCTCCGTAGAGTTTGGTAAGATAGGGAAGCGTACAACATATGCATTAATACATGATGCATCTAATGATAAAGAAATATTAGGTTATACTTTCTTAAAAGATATGACATTCTATAAAGAGAATGTAGGTAAGTTGAAAGCACTTCAACAAGCTATGGCTCGTAAAAAGTTATCTGACAGTGAGTAAATAATACACAAGGAGAGATTTCTTTAGTGGAGGACATCTTAGAGTTCATAAAGATTTTCGATAGACCAGAGACTCGAATACTATTTACAGAGTGTGCTTGTTACTGGTTCTCTTCTATATTAAAAGAAAGATTCCAGGACTCTATTATAGTGTACAATCCTCACGAGGTACACTTCGCTACACTCATTGAGGGAAGAGTGTATGATATTACAGGAGTAGTAGAAGATGCAAGAGACTATATCAGTTGGGAATACTACTCTACTATGTATCCTCGTGATGCTGAATTAGTGCATAGTTGCTGTATTACCTTTGAGAGGAGGTGATATTATGAAGAAATCTGCAGAATATTTACCCATTTATAGGAGATAAAGTTTATATCTACTCTACTTCATTGAATGAAGTGATAGAAGGTACTATTGAAGGTTATGCTGATGAGAGTAAGAGAAGATATAAAGTACTCCAATTTATTGATTTAGAAGATAGTAATATAAGACACATTGTTTCTTATATCTATGTATTCGAGAGTCAAGAAGAAGCCTTACTATGTAAAGAAGAGTATGCTCTTAAGTCTAATATAGATATAAGAGCAGGGAATGTAGTGTACCTCTTGGATAAATTAAGATTACCTGTTAGTGATAGGTATGGTATCCCTTGCATGTATCAGGTAGTTTCTGTCTATCGTGATACTATGAAAGTAGGATTAGTGACTTCTTACGGAGAGTATATAGGATTATACGACATCTCTTGTATACTATATCTAGAAGAAGGACCTATCTTTAAGAAGGAAGATTATGAAGTAGGTACTAAGGTAGTATGGATAGATAATGAAGATATCTATGAAGGTGTAATATCTACATTACACGACTCTACCGCTAGTATAAGTGATATTAAGAAATTGATGTCTGTAGATTATAAAGTTAGAATACCGTACTGGAAAATACCTGAAGGTCGTAAATCTATGACAGAATCGACTTCTCATGTAATCCACACCATCATAGGAGACGATCTCGACTAATTAAAGGAGAGATTACCTATGTCAACTAAAGCTAATATAATATTAAGAAATGATATGTCCTTGAGAAGAGAAATAGTACTCTATCAACACTCTGATGCTCACCCTAACAATATGACACTCTTGTTAGCTGAGATGCTGAGAGACTCTTACTTAGAGTTTAAAGAATTAGGTGATATTGACTGGTTCCTGAATCCTAGTAAGTTAGCTACATTCATGATTGTAAAATCAATACCTTCAGTTACAGAAGATATGAAACAGTTATTGAAGAAGCTTCCTGAACCTGCTCGTTACCAGTTAGAGAGTAATTACTTCTTAGGCATGCCTACTTTATTAGTAGAGAGTAGTAGAGTCTCTAACTGTAACTATGATTACATTATTACACTGTCTGAAGATACAGAGAATGATTTCTTTGGTTATGAGTTAGAGATAAATAAAATGAACTCTAACAAATTAATCTCTACAGTAATGAAACATAAAGAGAATTTACTTCGAGAGAAAGTGAAGAATAAGTAATACTACTATAAATTAGACGATTATCTAACTATCTCATAGCATGGAGTAGAAATTCTCTCCATGCTTTTTGACTATTTCTACTAATAAATTCTAACACAGAACCCTAGTAGACACTCGCTTTTAGATGTGTCTGCATTGGACTTATATAAAAATGATATAGAAAGGAGAACAATTATGAAAACTAGTGCAGAAATCATTAACTCATACTTGTATGAGAAAGACTGGAGAGTCAAGGAGAATAGTAATAATATCAAGAGTATAGGTTCTCTTGGGAAGTATATTATAGGTGAGGTAGGAAAAGACTACTGGCTCAGAGAAGTATACAATCCTAAGGATGAGAATATAGCTGCAGCACATATCGGAGGTTATATCCATATCCATGATCTCTCAGGAGTACCTACTCTTTATTGCTGTGGATATTCTCTTAGAGAAATATTAGAGAAAGGAGTAAGAGGTGTCTCTAATATACCTGTCTCCTCTCCTGCTAAGCATTTCATGTCAGCGTTGAATCAGTTAGTGAATCTCACATCTGTATTTCAGAATGAGATCATGGGAGCGGTTGCTTTCTCTAATGTAGATACATTACTTGCTCCTTATATCAAGAAAGATAAATTATCTTTCGGAGAAGTGAAGCAGCATCTTCAGAATTTTATATATTCTATTAACTCTAACTCTCGTGCAGGAGCAGAACCTGCATTCTCTAATATCACATTAGATCTTACTCCTGATACAGGTATGCTCAATAAGAAAGCAGTCATAGCAGGAGTAGAACAAGAGTTCACTTATAAAGAGTGTCAACCTGAGATTGATATGTTCAATAGAGCATTCTGTGAAATCATGCTATCAGGAGATGCCTCAGGTAAATCATTCCCTTATCCTATCCCTACATACAATATCCATAAAAGATTTGATTGGGAAAATCCTAATAATGAACTCCTATGGGAGATGGCAGGTAAATACGGTATTCCTTACTTCGCTAACTTCATTAACTCAGATATGGATCCAGAGGAAGCTCGTTCTATGTGCTGTCGTCTAAGACTAGACATGAGAGAACTCTCTAAGAGATATGGAGGATTATTCGGCTCAGGAGATTCTACAGGTTCTATCGGAGTAGTTACAATCAATCTCCCTAGATTAGCATATCTCGCAGAGAAAGCTAGGAAGGAAGAAGACAAGAATAGTATCGAAGAATTCTATAAGCTCCTTACTTACTATATGGACTTAGCTAAAGATTCTCTAGTAATCAAGAGAGAATATATCAAGAATGAAATCTTAGATGAACATCTATTACCTGCCTTCGAAGAATATGTAGGTACACTAGATAATCACTTCAATACTATAGGATTAGTAGGTATGAATGAAATGTGCCTCAATCTATTAGGTAAAGATATCAGAGATCAAGAGTCTCATAAATTCTCTCTCGAAATATTAGATTATATGAGAGATAAGCTCTCTGATTATCAGGAAGAGACACATCAATTATTCAACCTAGAAGCTACACCTGCTGAGTCTACATGTTATCGCTTAGCTAAGATAGACGTAGAAGAATTTGGAGATAGTATCATCACACAAGGTACTATTGATGCTCCTTATTATACTAACTCTTGTCACATGGCAGTAAAAGATGTAGAATCTATAAAGCAGTTATTCGATCATCAGGATGAACTACAGACTAAGTTCACAGGAGGAACTGTAGTACATATCTACTTAGAAGGACCTATTACAGGTAAGCAAGCTAAGCAGATAATCAAGACAGTAATGAATGAGTACTCTGTGCCTTATGTAAGTTTATCTCCTCTCAATACTATCTGTCCTGAACATGGACTCCTTATGAGATCTTCTGATGTCTGCCCTACATGTGGTAGAGAGACAGAACGTTATCAGCGTATTACTGGATACATTAGAAATGTGAAGAATTATAATCCTGGTAAGACTTCTGAGTTCAATGATAGAAATCAGATTAGAGCATAAATTGTCTGTACTGTACTGGATATAATAGATATAATATAATAGAGTAGGATATCATACTATGGTACGCATGTATAATAAATCGTGTATCGAGTCATAGGTATTCCCTAGGTGTCCTACTCTTATATCAATATCTCTAATTGAGGAGGATTAAGAGTATGATTATAACTATATCTGGAGCAGCTTGTACTGGTAAGACTACATTATTATCTCATATGAGAGATAGATTCTACTATTCTGATGTACCTATATACTACTACGAGGAATTCATCAGGACAGTATTCGATAGTCACTATAAGGAGAAGTACGACTCATTTGAAGATCTCTTAGAAGGAGATCCTATAGATATAATAGACATACAAAAGGAAACAGCTAGATTATTTAATGAGATATTATGGAGTTCTGAGCCTAATAGTATATTAGTCTTTGATAGATCTCCATTAGATATATCTATTTATCTCTACATGAATATGTCTGATTATCTAACTGACAGTGTATTACTCGAGAAGTATAGAGAAGCTTCTAAGTATATCTATAGATGTAGTCTTGATTTCATGAATCACAATCCTAAGATATTCTATACTAGACCTTTCAGTGATGAGATAGAAGATGATGGATTCAGACCTAACTCTCTCATATCTAGAAGATCACTAGAATTATCTTTATTCGATGAGAAATTCTTATCACTACCTGGAGTGAATATACTACCTGATAGTTTAGGAGATAGATTAAAGGTAATAGAGTCCGTACTTGACTTAGGTAAATAATCTATTGTATGGAGCTGTAAGTATCTAATAATCATGTATAATTACTCCACGTATATTGTGTTATACTAAGAGAGGTGATTAAATTTGCATGATTTAGATTTAATATTACATAAAATACCTAGTAGAGAGATAACTGTTATCCCTGTATCTGACGTGCATCTAGGAGCTATAGAACACTGTCAGAGAGAGTGGGAGAACTTCTGTAATATAGTGAGGGATACTCCAGATACTTATATTACACTAGGAGGAGACCTTATCAATAACTCTATCAGATCTAGTGTAGCTAATCCATTTGATGAGATTATGAGACCTAGAGAACAGAAGAAGAGAATGGTAGAGTATCTTACTCCTATCAGAGATAGAATATTATGTGCAGTATCAGGTAATCATGAAGCTAGGTCAGCTAAAGAAACTGATACAGATATAACTTATGATATCATGGCTAAGCTTGACTTAGAAGATATCTATAGAGAGAATGCTGCATTTATTAAACTTTCTTTAGGTAGTAGATCTTCTGGTAGTGATAGATCATATGTATCATACATATTATGTGTGACTCATGGTACAGGTGGAGGAATCTATACAGGTGCTGCAGTTAATCGTAATGAAAGATTTAGTCATATGATAGAAGGAGTAGATTGTTTCTTCATAGGACATACTCACAAAGGTACTGTATCAAGACCTACTAAGTTAGTAGTAGATAGTAATAGTAATAAAATATATACTAGATCTATAACAGTAGTATCCTCTGAGTCTTGGCTCAATTATGGAGGTTATGCTCTGAAGAAGATGTTGTTACCTAGTGAGGTAGCTAATCCTCAGAGAGTAATCTTTAAAGGAAGGTATGATAATAAGAAGATAGAAGTAGTATGGTAGCTCTTACAATTATATAAATTAAATTTACTAAATCCCTCCTAATTTTAGGAGGGATTTCTTTTTATTTTACGTATTATAATAATGTAAGGGTGAAAGAAACACCATAATAACTATTAAAGGAGATAATATCATGAAGTACAGTGAAATGAATGATCGTCAGAAGAAAGCATATAAGAATATCAAGTACGCAGCTTACAACCTTATCGGAACTCTTGAGAACAGTCTCTCTGATTATGATGAGTCTGATGATTATTACCAGTATGCTGATGAGATGCTCAATGATCACGATGCTCTTGTTAATGAAGTCTACGATATGGCAACTACAGGATACTATCGTGAAGGATTCGAAGGGTTTGGTCCTCAGTATGAGGAGATGGTACGTGATATCAGATTCTGTGGTAAGGAATTCTTGATGTCCTTAGTAGAAGCTAGAGTATGTGAAGAAGGTTATTAATTCTTGTGAGTAGAGGGAGTGGTACTCCCTCTTTAATTAAATATAACTTAAAGGAGAAATGAATCATGAGTAAAATTCAATTAAAGTTTGATAGCGACAATCCTAGTATGCTCCGTAACCTGATGAAGGAGTATGGTGATATTGAATATCCTCTCTTCGGTAAGAATGATCAAGGTGAAGATACGGAAATACATATCAGTAAGGATAGTATCATCTATAAGACATACCAGAGTAATGGATGGCTTAGAGTGAATTACTACGGTGAAGATGGGTATCCTGAAGGTGAGTCATTCGAAGGTAAGTGGTCTAAATAAGAAGGGATTCTTGATTATATCACGTATTATAATAATGTAAGGGTGAAGGAAGACGATATGTGAGAAGATCTCTTATGAGTGTGAGTACAGAAATCTTCCTTCTATCTCTTGAGTAACTAAAATATAACTTAAAGGAGATAAGAGAATGAAAACTTTAATAGATTATAAAAAGGTAATTAGGGACACTGTGAAAGAGATCAATGAGAAGGATTCTAATCATGATTGGAAGTTAGTAGGAGTCACTGAGTCAAGAGCATCTATTAAGTGGTCTTATCTCAATGGAGAGAAGAATAATTGTTTCTTCCTCTCCCTCAGTTATCATGATACAGAGTTTGAGGATTACTTCCTCACTTGTAGAACTCCTAACGATAATCTTATAGAAGGTCACTTTGTATGTGAGAATCCTGAGCATTCTTGGGATGAGTCCTTCGAGGGTGGTATTAAGAGAGCGATCTATGAGATCTTAGAGTTTGCTAACAATGTATATTAATAGGAGGTAATCATATCATGATTTATAATTTAAATGACAAAGAGCAGTTCATCAGGTTAGCAAGAGAGATTCAATCTTTAGTTTACTGGCATACTAGAATGCATATAGGAGATGAAGATGAATCAATATCTCCTACAATCCTCTGGGATATTATAGAGACAGAGGTAACTGAAAAGGGTGCTAAGTCTATTGAGCTTATAGACAATAGAATAACATTTAAGTATTAATAAGGAGAAAGATATGAAGAGTAATGAATTCTATGGTATCTGTGAGTCATGTGGATCTTTATTAGAACCTGTCTGGTTCACGGAAGATGAGATTAAAGTGACTTCTGATGGATATCAATATCGTACAGGTAGGAAACGAAGAGCTTGCTCTCATCTAGTATGTACAGGATGTTTGAAGAATCACTGTGTTGATGATACATTTGATGGACCTTGGAGAGATAAATAATCTTATAAAGGAGATTGAACTCGTGAAGAAGAAATTAGATATGACACCTATTTGTGATAAGTGTGGGAAGGTAGCTCCTATTAATGAAGAGAAATCTAATGAGAGTTGGATTATATATGATGTAAAAGATCTTTGTGAGTGTGGAGGATAAAGTAATGGCAATTTATCGAAATAGATCTTGTACTACTTGTGGAGGTAGTGGGTATGTCTCTAAATGTGAGGTATGGGAGTATGAGAACGGACTAGGAGGAGGTCAATTATGGAGCGAACCATGCCAGACTTGTCATGGTACAGGTATAGTCTCTGTAGCTCTCACTAACTCTGAGAGATTATTAGAGCTCCGTACTCCTGAAGATCAGCTCAGATTCTTCAGAGGGTTCAAGACTTGGGCTAAGTATGTAGATAATCCTCTGAGATTACTGAATCCAGAAGAGAGTGATGAAGATATGTTAATCTGGTTACGTAAAATATCTGATGAGTCAGATGACTGTATATTTGAAAATAGATGAGGTATGTAAATGGTCAGAATGAAACGTTATCTCATAGAGTTCACTGCAAACTTTGATACTATGCATACGATAGTACATATCTCAGTAAATACTACGAGCGTATATTCTGCTAAGGAATTAGCTAAGGTGAGATTAGTGAAAGAGAGACCTGAGGATTATAGTAAATTCATTTTAACTAGATTAGAAGTGGAGGAGAAATAGTATGAAATTGTTTTGTAAACACTCGAATAACGAGGTAATCAGTTGGCACTGGACTCATGGTGCCAATAGTAACGATCCTGCATTTATCGAGGTCGAGTTAGAGTGCAGAGATTGCGGTAAGCATCATTACATGTACATACATGGCAGAAATAAGTGTAATGAATTTATTGATGAGCATGGAGAGATATGTGATCCGAATCCTGAATACTGGAGAACAATGGAGTTCCCTGATCTTAAGTATATCAAAGAAGTTACTCCTGTAGTAGATAAAATTATAAAAGAGTTAATAAATAATTATAACAAGGGAGAAAGACATGCATACTTAAATTCTTCGGATATGACTGACTTAATGACTGGTGTAAGATTTAATCAAGCTTACATAGAAGCTTTATATGCTATGGTGCATCGAAAATTATTAAATAAAGGTTTCATGCTTGTAGTAGTTCCAGATTATAACCCTCTATCATTAATTCCAGGAGATAAGATAGATACTCATCAGTACAAAGCAGTCCCTGTAGAACCTAGATTTTATAGAGTATAAGATAGATATAAATCCCTTCTAATTAAAGAAGGGATTTTCTTTAATATCACGAATTATAATAATGTAAGTGAAAATCTCATCATGATTAACTTAAAGGAGAAAGATATGAAATTAGATGTAACTCAAAATGAAATAGTAACTAGCTCTGCTAAGAATATTATAGTATCCGCAGGAGCAGGTTCAGGTAAGACAAGAGTACTCACAGAGAGAGTCAAGTATCTGTTAGAATCGGGAGTATCTCCTGATAGTATTGTATGTATTACATTCACTAATAAAGCTGCAGATGAGATGAAGCAGAGACTCTCTGACGTACAAGGTATAGGTGATGCCTTCATAGGTACTATCCATTCCTTTGCTAATAGAATCTTTAAGAACTCAGGTACTAGTTATGAGCTGTTGACTAATGACAAGGAAATAGATATTATCAAAGGTCTCATCAAGTCCTATGGTAAGTTCCTTACTACAGATGAATACATGACATACGTAGATATGAAGAAGGATATTGAATTAGGTATCCTCGATAAGAGAGTATTAAATGATACATTCAAACCTAGTAGCTTACATGAGATAGATGTATTCTATGGAAAGGTATTATCCTCTGAGAAAGAAGAGTATCCTGAGAATATTTATACTATCTGTAATAGACGCAATATCCTTACATTCAGTCAGCTTCTTGATGAGTGCTCTAAGTACTTCGAGAATATCGGAGGTAATCTTGAGTATCTCCTCGTAGATGAGCTCCAGGATATAGGACAGAATGAATACGGATTCATAATGTCTCTAAATGCAGATAATAATTTCTTCGTAGGAGATGATTGGCAGAGTATCTATGCATTCAAAGGTGGTGAGGTAAGATACTTTTTATCTCTCATGGAAGCTCCTGATTGGGTAACTTATCACCTCACTAGGAACTATCGTAATGCTAAGAATATATTAGCAATAGCTAAGACTGTAATCTATCAAGCAGATAATATCATCAATAAAGAAGTAGAAGCTGTTAGAGAAGATGAAGGTATTGTATGTATAGATACTAAAGCTAATTTGAGAAATTGGTTAGAGCTCCTCAAGAGTGAAGGTAATTATAAAGACTGGTTCATCCTCGTACGTTCTAATAAAGATGTACATGAAATATCCACACATCTCCTCTCTATGAATATCCCCTTCGTATCCTTCAAACAAGGTGGTAGCTCTCACAACGATATCCAGTATCAAATGAATTTAGATGCAGCTAAGGTACTGACAGTACATTCTGCTAAAGGATTAGAGAATAAGAATGTAATCCTCTATGGTAACTTCCCTATAAGACAGAAGAACTATTTACGTAATTCTGATGAACGTAAAGTAATGTATGTTGGATGTACTAGAGCAGAAGATAGATTAATTATATTAAATTGAGGTGATATCATGAAATGGAAGTTTGATTTTATTAGTTTCTGTATAGGAGTATTAACTGGAGCGATAGGAGCATTCGGTGCAATAGTTGCAATAAATTTCATAATGAGAGGTTAAAGTATGAATAGAGAAAAGAACATAAAGTATATAAAATCCTTCTTAGTAGGTAATAAAGAATCCAGTCTAGATCGTCTGCATCATGCTATCTACTCTTCAAGTACAGAGCATGCTTCTGATGACTCTATTATATTAAAAGCACTTGATATCTACGTAGAAAGTATAAGAGCTGTAGAATTCTTCGAAGAATTAGTAGATGTAACTTCGTATGAATAAATCAATTAAAAGAAGGGAATCTAGAAATCTTCACGTATTATAATAATGTAAGGGTGAAGAATTCACCTAACTAAATATAACTTAAAGGAGAATGAATTATGTCGATAGGATATGCAATTGTTTATGGCAGTATCGAGGAGTATGTAGTAGAGTCTGTTAAGTACGAGCACGGATCTTACGATCCTGATATTGATTATGTAGTTTGGGAAGATTCTAGAGGATGTACGCATGTGACAGAGACTGAGGAATTCATTACAGGTACTCGTAAAGAGCTGATGGATATTATCTCTCGAGAATATAGAGAAATGAAAGTTAGAGTTGATGAGGCTATAGCTAAGTTCAATTATCCTAAGAAGGATATGAGGAACGAGATAATCAGATTCCTCATAGAGGATGGATGTTCTCTCGAGGAACTTAATGAAGAACTTATAGAAGATGTATACAGAGGTACCTGCCGAGCATGCCATTGTAATGCCAACTTCCAGGACGCTTACATGGATTACATGCATTAATAGGAGGAGCTAGCATGAGAGAATATCATCTTTATAAAGAAGAAGTCCCTAGCAATAGAATTGCTGATTGTAGAGAACTCCAGAAGTATATTAGAGGAGCTTTAGATATCAAGATATCTACATTAGATACATATCATCTATGGCAGAATATCTCAGATGATTGGTGTGCGTCATGGCTCTATATTGATACTCACTATGACGACATGACTAGAGAAGAGTTCCTCTTGTATGAGATGGAGAAAAGAGGATATTTTGAAGAAATTGATTAAGAGGTAATGATATGTACAGTAGATGTGATAAGTGTGTCACTGATAAAGCTCAGTGTGTAAGATGTCCTGAGAATCCTAAATATGCAAACATTTCTAGGTTCTCTTTGTTTCAAGCATATATCCCTACCTGTCCTCGTGGGTATACTGATTGTGTCAATGACCCTGCGTACATAAAGTATTACCATTCAGGATGGTATAAAGAGATTTATGGTGATAAGACTCCTGAAGAAGCGGCAGAAAGATGTCGTAAGTTAGTAGAAGAAGACCCTGATATGGATTATTATTGTTATGATGATGAAGATAAATAAAGAAGGGAATCTAGAAACTATAACGAATTATAATAATGTAAGGAAAAGTTCTTACATAATAAAAATATAACTTGGAGGAGAAGATAACTACGAATAAATTTACTTACAAAGGTCCTTATGGAGAGTATACTAATTGCAGTTTCATGACAGGACATTATCAGAATGGCAATATTGGAATTGAGATTTGGAGTGATACAGAAGGTCCTATCACTAAAGTGACTGTCAATCCTGATATCATAGTCTCCAGCGATTGTATAGCTATCAAGAATTACTCTGAGAATGAAGGTATGGTGGATTGGTTAATATCTATGAAGGTGATAGAAGAAACTCCTGTAAAGATTATAGGTTCTGGATTCGTCCAGATTCCTATTCATAGATTAACTAAGAGAGGGAATGAGTTGTTAGGTATCGAATAATCTAGTATCATAGTATGGTAGTATAAAGTAAATCTATAATCTCTCACTTGATGATTAGTTGATTAAAGTCACTATCAAGTGAAAGATTATATTATTGTCAAGGAGGAATATACTATGAGACCTGAATATGTAGATTATAATAATCAGGAAATATCTTATGAACGTAAATGCGATCCTAGAGAACTCAATGTAGTAGAGAGGATTAAGAGAGAAGCTGAACTAAAAGCTAGTCTACCTACAGTTAATGATGATCATGTAGATGTAAATACTCTCAAGATGTATATAAGCACTCTTGAAGAAGAGATATCTACACTAAAGGGTATCACTCTTGTAAATGAATTTAAAGAATCTATAATTGCAGGAGGAAATATCTTATTAAAGGATAATATGGACATAGGAACAGCTATAGTAATTGATAAAGATGTTACTATAGATCTAAATGGTAAGAAACTTACACTTCCTGAAGATACTGATGGTTCTGGAGTATTCCATGTAACTAGTGGTACATTGACTATTGAAGGTCCAGGATGTATCGATGGTGTAGGTAAGAACGATTACAATATAGCTATCTGGGCAGATGGAGGTAATGTTGTAATCAATGGAGGTATTTTCACTAATGTAGGTGCTACTGCTACGAATGATCCCTCTCACTTCGATCTTATCTACTCGAAGAATGGATCTACTGTAGAGATTAACGGAGGATTCTTCAGATGTGCTACTCCTAAGTGGACATTGAATAAGCATGACTCTACTCCTAGTGAGATTATTGTTAGAGGAGGTACTTTCGTAGAGTATGATCCTTCTAACTCTGAGACAGAGAATCCTGTAGCTAACTTCGTAGTAGAAGGTTGTGAGGTAATATCTGAAGTTCGAGAGAACGGAGAGATTTGGTATACTGTATTATCTGAATAAAGGAGTTACAATTATGAGAAACACAATTGATAAGTTACATGAACAAAGACAAATCAAATTAGCTAAAGAAATCTTAGAATCTAGAGGTTATAAGGTAACTAAGAAGGTCAAAGAGGCTACTGAGTCTTACTCTACTCCTGGAGAGAATGATATGGTAGTATACTCTGATAGCTCTATGAGTAATGAAGCTCAGATGTTCTATTCCAGTGACGAGGCAGAAATCTTAGAATTTATCAAATCTAATCGTAGAGCTAAATTTGTATATGATCCTATGATGGATACTAATCTCTCCTTGTTCGACTTCTTAATAGATGTCATCTCGATGAGTGCTAAGGAAGCTGAAGAGTTCATGAAATTGAGAAAGTAGATATTAGAGAAAGTAACATATATAATAAGGAGTTACAATCATGAGAAACACAATTGACAAATTACAAGAGAAAAGACAAATTGAATTAGCTAAGAGTATCTTAGAATCTAAAGGCTATACTATAAGTAAGGAGAACTCCTTACAAGAAGCCTCTTCATGGACGGATGAGAGTAATCCTTATGATAGAGACTCTATCTATTATACTAAGAATAGCGGAGTATTCAATGCTGTAATTAGAAACGTAGGATATGATAAAATACAAGGTATTGTTCAGTCTGATAAAGAAGTATTGATGAGGACTGAAGAAATGCCTGCAAGTCAATTATCTCAATGCATGACTAAGATAGATAATTGGATAGACTCTTATGAAGGTATTGAGGAGAATATGCAGGAATCTACCGAGGTAAGTGAAGACGTAGAGACTAGGAGAGCTGATAATACTAACTGGGATGAAGAGATGAAATCTAAGGTATTTCCTATAGGTAAGGATCAGTTAAGAAGTTTTTCCTCTTATCTTAGATCTAGAGGATATTCTAAAGATCAGAATAAGAGACCTGCTGGAGAGAAGATGTACATTAATAATAAGACTGGAGAGAAGGTCTTCATCTCTAAGACATGGTATGGTAACTATCACGTAGAAATAGAATAATTCCAGAAAATTTTATGATTGAGAGAAGGGATTCTCACTTACGTTACGTATTATAATAATGTAAGGGAGGATCCCTTATCTTATATAAAGGAGAAGATAACTATGAAGAATACAGTGCATGCTATTATCAATCAAACTATAAGAGAGTCTATCGACCAATACTACTCTAAGAGAGATGCTGACAGCTTCTTCAGACTTGTAGATTTGCTCGAAGACTGCAAGTCTAACAACCTTACCAAGGAAGATATCCCTACTCTTATTGAGCTTCAGAACGTCATAGTGATGGGTTAATAGGAGGTAGTAGATCATGAATACTGATAATATCAAGAACAAAATCAAGAAACTCTTAGCTCTTAGTGAAGATAATCCCTCTGATGCAGAATCCTATGCAGCTTTACAGAAAGCTCAAGAGCTCATGGCACTATATAAGATAGAGCAAAGAGATATCAACGGAGAAGACAAGCAAGAATGTATACATAAGAAGACCTCTATCAAGTACGGTTCTCGCTCCTCTGATTTCTATCTCATTGAATTAGCTGACATAATATCAGAGAACTTCTGTTGTGTCACTTACAACTCTCGTATTAGAGGTACTCAGTCTAACTACATCTGCTTCATGGGATTAGAAGATGATGTAGCTATAGCAGAAGAAGTATTAATAGCAGCTAATATTGCTATTATAAGAGGATACAATAGAGTATACAAAGTTGCATGTAAGGAGTATGATATAGATTATCTCCCTGCCAAGTATTTCAATCCTCTTAAGTTAGGTTACATAGAAGGTTATCTTGCAGGATTGAAGATAGCATTAGATAGTCAGAAAGAGTCTAATCAAGAGTGGGGATTAGTCCTCGTAGCTCCACAGGAAGCTAAAGATTTCTTATCTGGATTATCTGTGAGAGATTCTTCTCGTAATATCTATATCGACAATAGTTATTACGAAGAAGGATATAATGATGGCAAGAACTTCAATTTGAATAAGAAGATAGAGTCTAAAGAGAATAAAAAGATAGAAAATTTTTAGTACTCGAGCAGGGAATCTAGAAATCTTCACGTATTATAATAATGTAAGGGTGAAAGAAACACCATAATAACTATCAAAGGAGAAATCATCATGAAAACATTAAGAAACAAGTTAATCTCAATAGGGCTCATAATTTTAGGTATCCTCTCTATAATCCCTGAGAAGGATATCACAGCTTTCATATTCTTCTTCATATTCGCAGTACCCATGTTCTTCGCAAAAGAAGATGTTTTTAAATAATAGGGACTATTCATAGCCCCTATTCCCGTTATAAAGGAGGAAATGAAATGAGTAAAATTAAGAGTATTAAAGACTTGCATGTCATACTATACGAGAGATGGTCTAAGTTAAGAGAGCTCGAAGCAGGTGGTTACTTGAGTGAGAAAGGATTAGCTGCTATGGAAGCTTACAAGAGTGCTCACTGGAGTACTAGCTTCCACGATAGCTTAGATACTCTTAGAGTAGATGATGAATTTATAGCTCTTATATACAAGGAGAAGATGCATTCAGAATATTATAGAATACTTCAAGTAATATTCCGAGCTGTTGGAGTAGATGAGTCTAAGTGGAGGTAGTCATAATGTCCGATTCTGTATGCCCTGTTCTCTCGAGAGTATTTGAAAGAATAACTATAGCGAAGAGAATCTACAAGTTGTGTAAGTATAAATCAACTTGTGATAGAAAGTCTTGTAGATATCTGGAAGGATTCTATTATCCTATAGAGATAGAAGAGTCCTCTTGACATAGATATAAGTAAGTATACAAAGGAGTTTTTATGCGTAAGAAAGTAAATAAGAAGAGAGCCTTTTATATTATTATGATATGGGTTCTCGTCATCGTAGGAATCATCCTACTCTCTGCAGGAGGAAGATGGTTCGTAGCAGCATTAGATAGTAAGGATGTAGAAGTTGAAACTGTAGAGGTAGTAGAAATTACAGAGTCTCCTGTAGAAGAAGTAGAACCTACTGCTCCTATTGGAGACTCTATCCCTTTATCTTATGAGTTACAGCAAGCAGTACTTGATAACTGTGCAGAGTATAATCTAGATCCTTATATAATCTTAGCTATTATCCAGTCAGAGTCTGGATTTAGAGAGACAGCAGACAATGGTATCTGCTATGGTCTCATGCAAATACATAAAGGTAATGCAAGTTGGGTAAATACTAATGCAGGTGTAACTGATATCTATGATCCTGCTCAGAATATAAGAGCAGGATGTTGGATTCTATATAAAGGATTAGAGATACATGGAGATTTGGAGAAAGCTCTTATCTGGTACAATGCTGGTAGTGTCTATGCAGATAGTACACCTTACTCCAGATTAGTAATCAGTAGAGCTTCTGAGTGGAAGAAGGTTGTAATAGAGGAAAGAGTAAGAAGATGTGCTATGGAGTGTATATCTAATGCTATAGTGATTACTAGGAGTCTATTATCTTAGAGGGAGAGTCTCATGAATAGATTAGATATTTTTCAACTTGCTCGTATGATTCTTTATGACCAGTGTCCTCCAGATAATAGAATGTATATCTGTAATATGGGTGAAGAACCAGAATGTGATTGTACTCTGTGTTGGGATACATATCTCTTCTGGGCAGTAAATGGATACAGAGGAGATCCCTATGAGATGGAGAGAAAAAGAGATAAATATTTAGGAGGTAATAATATATGAATTATTGTACAAAACATAATGAGTTATGTGAACTCGCTAATGCATTTGGATACTGCACTGGCTCTTCTATTGCGTGTATAAAATCAGCAAAGTGGAACAATACCCACTCAGAAAATATACCCAATACTATTACAACAAATATACCTAATAATCTTACAACAAATATACCTAATAATCTTACAACAGAGCTAAAAAGAGATGACGGCATTTATATTCAGTTGTTTGCTGTAAAGAATGGAGTAAGATATGACATGAAAGTAGTTAATCTAAAAGATGTGACTACTACATTGACTGGTAGTCTTATGGATGGTATTGAAAAATTATGTAAATAAAATAATTTTATGAGGTAAATATGAAATACACTATATTATTAATGTTATTAATGCTATTATTGCTAAAGACATGGTAGTAATGAGTGACTTATTTTGGAGAGTTTATATGATAGAAATTTTAGAATATGAATTAAAAGAATTTTGTCCGTTTTGTAAAGGAAAAGGTATGGTTGTGCACGACCATCACTGTCAGGATATGCAGTTTTGTCCAGATGTAGATGAATATTGGTGTCAATGTTCTAATTGTGGAGTTACTACAGCTCCTGAAAAGATTTTTTGATGCAAGATATAAGCAAAATTTTAAAGAGCTTTTAGATGAAACAAAATTAAGAGCTATAAAAAGATGGGAAGAAAGAACATAAAATATAGTTTTAAGAGGTGAAAATTATGAATACTGAATTTGATACTATCCTTCAAATACTGGAAGATGGAGGTAATCCTAGTAACTACATACAAAACGGAGGAGGACTCACATCAATTACAACAGATATAAAAGTAGAAAAGTATCGTAATAGTACATCTCGTTTACCTACTGCTGGAGAATATAGTGAAGCTGCACAAAAATCTGCTTTTCAATTTACATCTCAATGGTCTGAACCAAAATATCAGTGTCCTAACTGCGGTGGTGGAATGTGTAAAAACATGATGGTTGTATTAACATCTTATCCACCTAAATATGAATATCAATGTGATAAGTGCGGTTATATTGATTATCAGTATATGTAGGAGGTAACTATATGATAGGACCTAATAGTATTAATGAAGAAGCTGAGAAGCTCGCTATTACAGCAGAGATGCCTATAGTACAGGCTGTACTAGGTACTGCTTGTATTATATGTGGCGAGTCAATACCTCTTACACCAGATGAAATAATAATGTTGGAACGTGGACATCGTATTAGCAGTAAAGTCTGTGATAAGTGTAAAGCTGCAGTCTTACGTATGAGAAGGGAAATGTAGGATGAGTGATATACTATATTGTTCAAATATAGATTGTCCTTTCAAAAAGTGTGAGCATCATCTATCACCTTTGAAGAAAATCAAAGACAAGAGTCAGAGAGTAAGAGTCGCAAATCTATCAGGAGTCTGTAGAGATTATATAAATTATCTCTTATATGAAATAGAAAGAGGTAAAGATATTCTTAAATAATCTTAAAATTTACTAAATCCCTTCTAAAATTAGAAGGGATTTCTTTTTATTTCACGTATTATAATAATGTAAGGGAAAGTCCTTACGTAATCAAATACTAACTTAAAGGAGAAATGAATCATGACGACAAAGATGAAAAGATGTGTAGTAGGAACATTCCCTGCTTATGAGGTAACTATTGATATAGTATCTTCAGTTGAAGATTATGCTTTGAGCTTCTTAGCAATCTTCAACAATGTCAAGACTAGTAAAGAACTTATCAGGATTACTAACGATTATGGATCCAAGGTAAGTGTAGTATGCGTAGAAGATGCTCTTGAGTCTGCCAAAGCTTTCTTATCTCAGTTCGGAAAGATTGTGAATGTAGATAAAGTCCTCTGTGCTTCTATCGAAGATGATATCGAGTATGACTTCGATGTCTATGAAGATCTCGTAATTGTACCTTATCAGGACTAATCAATATTGTGGAGGAGAGGATCCTCTCCTCCCTCTTCTTGGAGGATATCATGGAAACTAAGAATGCTTTAGTACGTAGACTTGTAGCAGATAAAGAATATAAGAAAGCACTTCAGATATGTAAAGAATGGGGTTATGTGAACCCTACTCATAGAGAGGTTCTAAGATTAGGATATGAGTGTCTGATGTATCCTAGATTCTATAAGCAGTTAGGATATGATTGCGATAAGTGTTACCATGAAGCTATCACTGTGTTAGAATTAGTATACAAGATATAATAGGATTCTCGAGAAGAGGTTTATTCTCTTTTCTTGGATCCTTTTTATATAAGGTAACCCTTTTAAGGGAATTATTTTATAAAGCTATAGAGAGGAAATGGAAATGAAGATAGTACTGAATAAAGACAAAGAGAAAGTAGCTCTTATACGTCAAGCTCTCAAGGAGAATCAAGGATATTGTCCATGTGCTATAATTAAATCAGATGATACAGAGTGTATGTGTAAAGAGTTCAGAGAACAAACTACTCCAGGTTTATGTCACTGTGAGTTATACGAGAAAATAGAGGATTAAAATCCTCTGTAAAGTAGCCTAGGATTGATCTTTCTTACGTTGCTTAAGCTGTAAGCTTTAAGCTTAAAGCGATGCGTAAGCATCAATAAGCAACTCCGTAAATGGGGAGTCCTATTATATAATTATTATAATAATTATATAATCAATAATAATGCTTAAGCTGTAAGCTAATTATCTAAGTAATCTCTGGGAGAGATTACTTAGATAATATATTATTATTCTGGAGGATATATGGATATACATTATAAAGGATTAATACATGAAAGATTCGAAGATGCTCCATGGGTAGGTACTCTATGGATAGCTCCTGACTGTAAGAATAATTGTAAAGGATGTCATAATCAGCATCTAATAGATAGTCCTACAATAATAGATACTGCAGAGTATATAGTATCTCAGATAGTAGAGAATCCATTCTCTGAAGGTATCATATTAGCAGGATTAGATCCTCTTACTTATCAGGATGAGTTAGTGTATCTGATAAGAGAGTCTCTTAAGAAGAGTCTGAAGATTATACTCTATACAGGAGCTTCTAGTGAAGAGGAATTACTCTCTATCTGTCCTCAGCTCTCTGAATTTAAAGGAAGAGGTATTCTAGTAAAGTATGGTAAGTATATAGAGGATTTAAGAGTTCATGATTATTATAGCTACGGAGTATTATTGTCTACATCTAATCAGTATATAGACTTACTCTGATAGTTGAGTACTATGCTACTAGTTCATAGAGAATGTAATACTGTCTCCACCTCTATATTAAAGAATCAAAATTTAGTACGAGAGGGATAATAATGGATACAGATTTACTTATAACCTGCATGCTATCTAGTACTCTAGCAGCTACTGTGATTACATCTATAAAAGAATTAGTATTGTGGATATTAAATAGAAGAGCTAAAGTTGATGATGATAATAAAGAAGGTAAAGAGACTGAGATAATAGATATTCTCAGAGAACATCAGAAGTGTATAGAAACTCTTTCTAATACTATAACAGATATGCAGAAACAGATAGCACTTTCTGTAGAGAATGATAAGATAATTCTAAAAGATAAGATTAGATATCTAGTATTAAAATATTCTGAATATGAAGAGATTACACTCGATGAGAAGCAAGCTATACAACATATGTGGCACATATATCATTATGGTCTAAAAGGTAATGGAGATCTTGATGACTATATGGAAATGTTAGACGAGATACCTGTAAAGTATACTGGATCTCATATACACTGTAATCACCAATGTAGGAGGGAATTTGATGAATAATCTAATAGCACAAGAATTAGTACGTAGTCGTATGAAGAGACTTAGAGAAGATTTTTCTCTGGAAGATGATCCAGAAGAAACAGAACAGACATATACCTCTGCAGCTACTAGTATTAATAGTAGTAAGCTTCCTGCTTTATTCCATATGGTGACATTCGAGGAAGGATCTATCAATCTTGATTACGGCGGAGGTAGATTCGATAACGTAGCTGAGTATCTAGAGGATACTTATGGAGCTACTAATCTAGTCTATGACAAATACAATCGTAGTTCTGACCATAATAGAGAAGTCTTAAATACAATTAGGCAGAATGGTGGAGCTGATACAGTTACTTGTTCTAATGTATTAAACGTTATCGCAGAAGAGTCTGAGAGATTAGCAGTCCTCAGGAATTGTAAGAGATATCTCAAGTCTGGAGGTACTTGTTACATAACTGTATATGAAGGTAATGGTAAGGGAGAAGGAGCTCCTACTAAGGCAGGATATCAGCTTAATCGTAAGACGAAGGATTATGAGGATGAGATAAAGCAAGTATTCTCCGATGTGACTAGAAAAGGCAAATTGTACATATGTAGATAGTAGAGAGGCATTATGGATACCTTAAAGAAAATAATAGCAGAAGCATTTAAGTATAAATACATCTCCGAGTCTGCCGTAGAGTGGATAGGAGGGCATCCATGGGACGATGACTTATTTCATAAGAATGCTGAGAAATTTGGATTGTCCGTAGAACAAGAATTTATATCTGTCCGAGGTAAGTCTCTAGAATTTGACTATGTAGTACTAAATACTCCTACTGTATTCTATCATGCTACTCCAAAAGAGAATGTAGAGAAGATTAAGAAAGAAGGTCTTCTACTATCTAATTCTGCGGAACAGTCAAGAGGTAAATATGTAGTAGGTGTATTCTTATCAGGGTCTAGTGAAGGTATCTCCAGATGGAGAGGAGATAATACTGCTGTATTAAAGATAATCCTCCCTAGAGGTACTAAAGTATATCAAGATAGACAATCTAATGCAGTTTTCGTTAGAGAAAATATCCCTAGCAAATTTATTTCAGTAAATTAAAGGGATTCTAGTGTATTCGACGTATTATAATAATGTAAGCAATCCAAGAGGAGGATTAGGATGAATAGTATTAATAATATAGTGAAGAAGCTTCGAGAAAATCGAATATTAAATGAGCGTGAGGACTATAGTAAGTATCCAAGAGATAAGTTAATCTCTCTAGCACAAGATGGAGATCAACTTGCTGTCGAGACTCTTATCTCTACTCATGAAGATTTCATAAAGAGAATGAGTAGTAAGTACTTCCTAGGTAGTGGAGATAAAGAAGATGTGGAACAGATAGCTACTATTGCTTTCTGGGATGCTATCAATACTTACGACCCTAAGATTAGTGGAGATTTCGAAGCTTATGCAGGTAGGACTATTAAACGTAGGATGTCTGATGAGATACGTAAAGAAGCAACTGATAAACGTCAAGCTAATAACTTAGCTACTTCTCTTGATGAGCCTGTAGCTAGTGATGATGAAGGTGGAGAGAGTACTCTAGGTTCTACATTATCTTCTCAGGTATCTACAGAAGAAGAGTATCTAGGAAAGTTTGGAGCTCGAGATATAATGAAGTTCATAGAGAATAACTTATCTGATACTGAAAGAGAAGTTATAAAGAAGTATATTCAAGGTTATAAAATCCCTGAGATAGTGGAGGAGATGGACATGAAGTATAAGAGTGTAGAGAATGCTATCTTGAGAGTGAAGAATAAACTTGCAGAGCATATGAGAAGATCTCACAGTGAGTCAAAGAAACTGAAAGAGGATAATTCCTTAGAGTTCACAGAAGAAGAGAAGCAGGTACTCTCTAGCATCTTCGGTAAGATAGAGGAGAAAATTTCTATCAGTGAATCTGTACGTAGTGAGCTTGCAGCTACTTATGAGAAGTATACAGAAGAGCAGTTCGATTATGAATTAGAAGATATCGAGGATGATGTAGAGGAGATATTATCCGAGTTAGAGGATACTGACTATGATAGCAGAGATGATCTAATTGATTCTTTAGGAGATCTAAGAGTTAAGCTCTTGACTATGGAGGAGTTCCTGAGTGATGAGCAATATGAAGTATCAGAGAAAATATTAAGTAATATTCGTAATGCCGAGAATGTAGAATTCAGAGGAGATACTCCTGACGTAGATCCTTACAGAGATAGAGGATTACGTCAGTCAGATTTTGTATAATTCAGGAGGGAGAGATTGATTATGAGCATTGACAATATAGTGAAGAGACTTAGAGAGTCTAGATTAAATGAAGAATCTAAAAAGTATGAATATAAGTTCGATATTCCGTGGAGAGAATCCATGAGTAATGAGTATGATGAGATGTATCATTACTATCCTAATATGGAATATGCAGATAGAATCATGAAGTCAGCAATCGCAGATTTCAATGATATAGACTGGTCAGAGTATACTTCCTCAGATGATCGTACAGAAGATTGTAATATCATCCGTATGACTATGGACTTTGATAGTAAAGGAAACTGCGTCATCACAGTAGTTACTAATACTGTATGGGATGATGAACAGATCCAGTCTGTCATGGACTATCTTGAAGGTCAGATGAGTGATGGCTGGGGAGAAGGATTTGAGCAGAGAGAAGTTGCTCAAGAAACTGACTATGAAGAAGAGTGGGTAGAAGATGAAGAGGAAGAAGATGGAGGATACTATACAGAGAATAGGATTGTAAAGTATTACTATGGTCAATTCTGGTGGAGTAGTAGGAGTAATCCGTGGACTATTACACTCCTCAGTACTCCTCATGATAAGAACATGCCTACGAATGAATCTAATAGTATCTCCATGGAATTCGCTACAGATTCTGAAGCTCATGAGTGGGCAGAGGAGAATGGTTATCAAGTAGATAAGATTCAGCAAGGTAAGGGAGATAAGTCTTGTATCTGTTGGATGAGTAAGATTGAGGAGTCTTCAGATTATCTGAATTCATTTAGTAAAGATGTCATGAGAGCAGTCAATAGTGAAGCTCCTAGTGCTCTTCACTGGAAAGATGGAGACCTTGTTCAGAATACTAAAACTAATATAGTAGCTACTTTTAGAGGATATGAAAAGAACTCTATTACAGGTACGTATAGAGCAGTATTTGAGTACGAAGATGACGGAGATTCTGTTATTGATAAAATCCCTCTCAAGACATTACAGTCAGATATCAAAAGTAAAATTTTAGTAAAGGTAATGAAATAGATTGATCGTAGGTGGTGGAGGATATGCGTAATTTAAGTAGTATCCCTCAAATTAAGAATCTTAATGAAGAAGAGAGTAGACTATTCTATGCTATTCTGTCAGCGTCATCTAATAGATCTTCCTTAGATCTGTCTCCTATTGAAAATTTGTACAAGGTAGACTATGATGAGATCCCTGTATCTATAGATGAATTCCTAGAGAATGATTACTATCTAGGAAAAGTATATAATAATGGTAAAAATATCTATCCTTACTGGAGAAATTTCCTACATAACTTCTTCCATGATAATCCAGAGAAGGCTTTCGAAGTAGCGTTAACAGGAGCTATCGGTGTCGGTAAGACAACTATCGCATCGATAGCTCTTATCTACTTAATATACAAAACTCTTTGTCTCAAAGATCCTCAAAAATTCTATGGACTATCTGCTAACTCTCCTATCGTATTCGTAGTAATGAATTTAACTTTAGAGTTGGCTTATAGCGGTCTTTATTCCTTGATAGTAGAAGCTATTAGATTGTCTCCTTGGTTCTGTGAAAGAGTAGATATAAGAGGTAAGTATGAATTCTCTATCACATTCCCTAAGAATGTAGCACTTATGGCTGGATCTCAAACTACTCACACAATAGGTAAGAACGTATTAGGAGCTGTACTCGATGAAGTTAACTTCAGTAGTGCTCCTAAAGGTTCTAAAAATTCAGTGATGGATATGTATCGTAATATTCGTAGACGTCTTGAGTCTCGATTCTTGAAGCAAGGTCGTATGCCAGGTATCCTGATGATGGTATCTTCTAAGAATACAGAGTTAGACTTCTTGGAGCAGTATATACAGAGTATCAAACATCAGAAGACTACATGGGTAGTAGATGAACCTGTATATAATATCAAACCTCCAGAGACATACATAGGTACTAGATTCAAAGTGGCTGTAGGTGATAAAACTAAAGAAAGTTATCTAGTAAAAGAAACAGATGATATAGATGAGATTTTGAGTAGAGGTTATCGTATTATAGAAGTACCTACAGAGTATAGAGTAGCATTTGAGCAGGATATTAATGATGCCTTGAAGGACATAGCAGGTATCTCTGCTGTATCCACTAGTAAATTAATTCCATATGCTGGACGTATAGATATATGCTTCGATAGTAAACGAAAGTCTCCATTCTATACAGAAGAGATTCAGTTAGGATTAGATAGTATCGATGATATAAAAGACTTCTTGGAGGATCTTTCTATTCTAAGAAGAAATCTTAATAAACCAAGATTCGCTCATATAGATATAGGATTAAAGGGAGACAGATTAGGATTAGCAATCGCTCATAGTAGTAAGTCTATTACAGTAGATAGATATACAGCTACAGGAGCTATAGATAAAGTATCCGAGAATTTGTACGATATTGATTTAATGCTTTCTATAAAAGCATTACCTGGTAGCGAGATACCTCTCTTTAAAGTACGTGAATTTCTCATATGGCTCAATTCATATATAGGATATAAATTTAAGAAGATTACTTTCGACGGATTCCAGTCTGCTGATAGTATCCAGTTATTGCAGATATCAGGATTACCTTCAGGATTGTTGTCTGTAGATAGGACTGATATCCCTTATTTAAATCTTCGAGCTTGTATACTAGAACAGAGATTAGTAGGATACTACAATAGTATTTTACTAGAGGAATTACGTGACCTAGAGTATGACAGGAGAGCTAAAAAGGTAGACCATCCGATAGTTAAGTACGATGGTAGTCCTGGCTCAAAAGACTTATCTGATGCTCTTTGCGGAGCAGTATATAATGCTCAAGAATATTATTCGAAGCAGAAAAATAATCATATCTCTAAAGAGACTAATGTTAATGCAGCTATGGATGCTTTAGCTAGACTAAAGAATCTGCGTAATATAGAGAAGAGTAAAGAGTATGATTGGGTACTATATGATTAAACAGGAGGTGAAGATTTTCTATGAATTGTATATCTGAGATACTGCAATCTCTCAGAGAAAGTAGGGTCAGAGAAACTGTATTCGTCTATAAAGGTGCAGAGTATGAGAATAGATATGGGAATTATTATAGAAATCATAAACCTATCTCTAAGAAAGAGTATCATATTGCTCGGAGAGGGATACTATCTCAGAAAGACACACAAGGTACTATAGAGTATAGATTGAATTTACCTTACAAAGAATTCGCTAAGAAGATAGAGGATTTTCAAGAATTCATAGATGAGCTAGAGTATGACAAGGAGTACGAATTACCTAGAGAGACAAGAGGTCATCTTCCTAGGATAGATCCTTATGATGAGTATGAGAGAGTAGCTCAGATCATGGAAGATACTCAGATGTCTAAATTTGAAGCTTCTCAGGTAAATGATATCCTTTCTAGATATACATCTACTGATAGTTATACTACATTCTCAGATGAAGAAAAAGAGCTGTTAGATACTTACATAGATACTTCACCTATTTACTCTCCTCCTCCTGTATATAGAGGATTAGGGTTTAGAAAAAGATTAGGAGACGATAGTCTTAGTGGGTATAAATTGTTCTTAGATTTAGAAGAAGGTAGTGTAATTTCCTCTGAGAATTATTCATCTTTCAGTAGTAATCTTGATGTTGCAGTAGCATTTGCGAGTACTCACGGAGACTATCATGTGTACATCGTTAATACTAAGAATTTGTCTGGAGTAAGTATAGACCATTTATCTTCTATAGACTACAATGAAGATGAGTTAATTTACAAAGCTAATACTAATATGACTGTCTTGAAGAAATTAGTGAAAGACAATATAGTTTATCTTCACGTTATAGAGTCTCCTATAGAAGAAGATTCAGAGGAAGAGATAATAAAAGTACCTCTACAAGGTAGTATGTTTATAGAGGAAGGAAGAAATTATGCGAGAAATCATAGATAGACTAAGGACTAGTCGTATAGACGAAGCTAGGAAGAAAGTAGCTTTAGAAGCTCTAGCTACAGAGTTAAAAGATAAGTTATCTAAAGTAGAAGGTTACTCTCATCATAAATTATCTATATCTCCGAACTACGATGAAGGATGCGTAGATGTACTATTCAGAGGTACTGATGATGCTTTTAGAGTATACCCTCAGAAGACTAAGATCTCTAATGAGAATTCTAATAAAGTAATATCTGTATCTTCTATAGATGGAGCTTATATATTAGGTACTAAAGTATATGATGAGGAAGGTAATTTGTTAGGAGAAGCTTTAGTAAGAACAAAAGCTGTACATAACAAATCAGATTACTCTGAGGACTTAACAAAAGCTGAGTATCGTTTTAATTCTAAGATTACTAATCTTCAGAAGTTAGAAAAGTATATAGCTAGGGAAGCTATTAATAATATGGAAAAGAACTCTAGAAAGAGAAGGGATTCTTAGTTGTATCACGTATTATAATAATGTAAGGGAAACCTTATAATAATAAAAGGAGAGATAATATGTATATTGAACCTACAAAAGAAGTAAAAGAAGGCTCTATTTTTGATATTCATGAAGATGCTATGGATATATTACTCTATCCTGCTAGTGAAGACGTACCCTGTCCTTGGGATGCAGATATCATTATCAAAGATGGAGAAGTTATCCTCTCTGGAGGACTAGGACCTGGATTCTTCGGAGGAGCTAAATGTATCTGTAATTGTACTATAGGTAGATTTTCTCAGTTCTACAAGTTAGAGGTACCTGAAGATAATGAAGAACTTATTGATGCTTTAACTTCTGCAGGATGGGAAGTAGTGTAATTCATGTCGATATAAAAGAAGAGTATCAGATACTCTTCTTTTATTTAAGAAGGAGTGATATTGTTGACTATAGAAGAAAAGATTAAAGAAGCGTTCAAGAAAGATAAGTTACTGAAGGAAGCTTCTAAGTGGGATCCTGAAACTCATCCTAATATCTATGAATTATCTAATTTCCTGAGGAAGTCAGGATACAAACTAGTAGATATTATCCCTCAGAATACTGAACTATTAATAGAACCTGTAGAGAAAACATATATGTATCCTGAGATATTACATGACGTACCTACTAAGAGTTTTCATATAAAAGTAGTAGAACATGGATTCTTGGTATCCTCCGATGTAGAGAGTGTAATATCAGGGTATGAAAATGCTCTAGGAGTAGTACGTCATCTTGAAGCTCTAGATCTTGACAAATTAGAAATTGAAGAGGAGTAGTTACTACTATACTACTTCCTAGCATAGCAGATAAGAAAACCATTCACGTAAGTAAAGAAATAAAGGAGGTGAGGAGTGAAGATGGGATTATTCAGTAAATCTAAGAAGCCTACTCAATCAAACTCTCTCCCTGATGAAGCTTCTCTTCTGAAATATATAGCTAATCTGACTCCTGAAGATATAGATCTTCTGAAAGATGCAGCTATCAATAGATACAATGTAAACCCTGAAGAGAGAAGTAAATCTTTAACAGATTATTTTAATCTGTTAAATTCTGTATTTAACAATGTTAATTTCAACTCTACAGGAAATACTCCTCATACTAGAAATCAAAGGTATGAGATATATGATGAGATGGATGAGAGTACAGCGTATATCTCTTCTGCACTAGATATCCTTTCTGATGACGCTACACAAGCAGATGAAGAAGGTATTATCATACATATTAAGTCTGAGTCAGCTAAGATACAGACTTTAGTCTCTGAATTCTTCGAAGAATTCGAGATAGAAGATAAAATATCTAAGTGGACAAGAGCAGTTGCGAAGTACGGAGATCTATTCATCAAGGTAGGAGGAGAGTACGGAAGAGGAGTAACTCATGTTAATGATACTATCTATCCTAGTATCATTGAACGTAGAGATCTGAATGGTAAATTAGTAGCTTTTTCTAATAGTCAAGATTCTGTCTACTCTAATACAGACTTGTACGCTCCTTGGGAGTTCATACATTTTAGACACAAGGGAGATATCTATAAGGAAGAGAGTACTCATACACGACTAGGGAATAATGATGATACATTCGATAAGAATTTAACATCTGCGTATGGACAGTCTATACTACGTCCAGCTATAAAAGTATACGCTCAGTTAAGATTCGTCGAGAATATGATTCTTCTTTCTCGATTGACTAATAGTATTCGTAGAAATATATTTTTAATCAATGTAGGAGATGTATCTCCTGATAAAGCTTTTGAGACTATATCTAATTATGCTCGATTATTAAAAAAGGATATTAATTTAAATATTGAAGAAGGTATATACTCATCTTCCAAGCATACTGTAAATTATGATGAAGATATCTTCATTCCTGTAGGAGATCCTCAGAATGATGTACGTATAGAGTCTGTAGGAGGAGAAGTTAATATACAGGAGCAGTATGATTTAGAGTACCTACTAAATAAATTATTTTCTGCATTAAAAGTCCCTAAAGCTTATCTGAACTATGAACAAGATCTAAATGCAAGATCTACTCTCATACAATTAGATATACGATATGCAAGATCAGTAAGTCAGTTACAGACTACTATGACTGCAGGATTACGTAGATTAGTTAAGATTCATTTAGCTTATCTAGGACTGAACCCAGATGAAGTAGATTTAGATATCACATTGACTCCTGTCTCTGCTATAGATGAAGAAGCTAGAGCAGAACAGCAGCAAAAACAGATATCTAATGCAAGAGACATGTGGGACGTATTAACTTCTATGAGAGATGGTATAGGAGAGACTGCAGAGCCTATGAATATATCAGAAGCTGCAGAGCATATTATGAGTAAGTACCTTGAGTTAGACAAGTCTATTATAGATAAAATCTTTAATAGAGAGTCTGATATAAATCCTCCTACTAGAGTATTCAGTCATAGAGAGTATAGAGGTACAGACTATAATGCTATGTATCCGTCTACTAGCAATCAGGAAAGATATGAGCAAATTAGAGAGTCTTTAATAGACTCTAAAATTAATAATACAGAACAAATTCACTAAAGACTTTTAGAGAAGAGAGGTAAAATTCGATGAGACGTAATAAACTTTTAGAATCTTTGAGTGCTAAATCTCAGGAGAATACAATGTTCAGAAGATATAATCTATCTGAGATTATATCTGAGAGTTACAAGACTCTCTACGATAGTGAGAGAGGATCTAATCTCCAGAAGCTAGTAGAAGCACATCTCGAAGATGTAAGGAACAATCCTACAGATATTGATAGACTTTCTCGTCAGTTATGCAATCTAAAATATTTATCGATGATGGTAGAGTCTAAAAAGATGGAGGATGAAGAGCTTTTAGTCCCTGAAGAGGAGTATAGTAAAGTAGTTCCTGACGAGACTATAGAAGAGTCGAAAGAGGCAGAAGAGAAAGAGGTAGTAGAGGAAAATGACAAAACAGTTGCAGGAGATATAGAACTCTCTGATGAAGAATTAGAGGAATTAGCTAAGCATCTAGAAGAGATTCGTAAGAATAAGAAAACTAATGAGTCTTCTAGACCTCGTAGATTGAAGAAGTTAGGAGAAGCAGAGGTCTCAGGGTATACCTGGGATAGTGAGTGGTCTAAAGAATATGGACTCTCTGGACGTACAAAGTATTATATCAATAGAGGAGAATCTCTTGATAATCAGATTATAGGTACTATTTATGAGCCTGATGGTGAAGAGTTTTTAGACTACGGTGTTGATATCTACGATACTCGTAAAAATGATATATTAGCAGGTACAGGTTATGATGAAGATGCTAATAGTTTTAGTTCGGAAGAAGAAGCTAAAAGATGGGTAGAGAATTGGTTCTCTAAAAATCTGAAAGAATCTTCTAGACCTCGTAGATTGAAGAGAACTAATGAATCTTCTTCATGGGATAGAATTCCCTTGACTGAGTTCAAGAAGAAGTCGGCTACTAAGGCTTTCGTGAAGACATTCAGAAAGCTAGATAGTAAATTGCGTGAAGGTGCAGCACTAACTCGTCAAGAGTCTATTGCTCTTTATAAAGCAGCTAATTCTGCTATGACTCAACTCTCCGTAGAGTTAGAATACAATCCTGAATTCCTTAATACATTCAGAGAATCTACACAGCTCCTTTCTGTAGATGTATCTAAGTTATTAGGTAGCTTAATGGAAGGTAAAGCTCCTAGTAAAGCTACTATGAAGTCTTTAGCTAAATTCTCTGAAGCTCTCCTCTATGAAGAGGAAGAAGAGGAGTTACCTCCTATCGAAGACGAAGATGTTAATTCCTCTGAAGAGTCTGAGGAGTTTGATCAGGAGTATGCAGAGGCGAGAGTAGAGTTACATAAAGAGTTAGCTAAAGAACATGAAGATTCTGAAGATCCTGATGTCCAAGAGAAACTCTCTCAGGATGCAGAGGAAGTAACATCTTTACCTGGAATCACTGAGGAGCAAGTTGCTGAGATCGTAGGAGAAGAAGAATCAGAAGAAGAAGAAGCTCCTGTAGAAGATGAATCTGACTCAGAGCTAGAAGAGGAAGAAGATATTACAGATGAGGAATTAGCTGCTCTCAAGAAACATCTCAAAGAGATGAGAGACACTAAGAAGAATCCTGTAGAAGAGTCTACTAAACCTCGTAAATTACTTAAGAGGTAAGTAAGAGGAGTATGGAGTATATAGTTAGGCGTCTAATAGAGTCTCGTAGACTCGAAGAAGCTAGAGGAGATACGACATTAAGACAAACTCTTGAGATATTAGCTGATGAATTTAATATAGAGAATTATGACTCTACTATAGAGTACTGCCTTCATCATAAAAATGGTAACCATGATGAAAATAAGTTATACAATCTAGTACTTATGCCTAGTAGACGTCACAATAGTTATCATACTAAACTCAATCGTAGAGGTATAGATAAACAGTCTAAAGAAGCTCTAGAACTCTTCGATAAAGAGTATGCAAACGACTGTGTATTCGTAGGAGAATTTCTTTACAGTAAGTTGATATTAGCTACTCAAGAAGTAAAAACAGCAGATAGTGAATGTCTAGAATAAGATAATACTCTTTGATACTGAGTGTAGTCAGTACTACACTCAGTATTTCTTTAGATATTTATAATAATACACATAATTAACAAGAAATGAGGTGAAACTCTTTGCAGCTTGTAGAAAAATCTATAGGTCCTTTATCAACTCAAGGAAAGAAAATCTTATCAGGACTTTTTGCTGAGCTAGGTACACTTAATCAAAATGGCAGACGCTATCCTGATGACATATACGAATCTGCGTATGAAGAGTTGATACCAAAGATAAAAGATAAAAGATTGTTAGGTGAATTAGATCACCCTGTAGACTACGATGAAGTTAGATTATCTAATGTTTCTCATGTCATTACAGACTGTGAGATTCTAGAAGATCAAGGAGTCAAGAAAGTATATGGCTCTGTCGAATTATTAGATACTCCAGCTGGATTGATAGCTCAGTCTTTAGTAGAAGCAGGTATTCCTTTAGGCATCTCTTCTAGAGGAGTAGGCTCTACAAGACAAGTAAGAGATGGAGTAGAAGTTACTGACTTAAAACTTATCACTTATGATTTAGTAGCTGATCCGTCATTTGCTAATGCGGTACTTTCTCCAGATCAGTCTAAAAAATTATCAGATAGTCTAGAATACATTGAGTCTAAACTACCTCTAAATGAATCTTTAGAGCATAATAGCATAAGAGATATGATACATAATATTCGTGAATCTCTCATTAGTAAGAAGACTACTCCTACTAAAGAGATTAGTATAAATAAAGCAGAGACTGATAATCTAAAAAGATTATTAGAGACTGCAGAGTCTACTATTAAATCAGATACAGAGAAGATGATAGAGTCTCGTAAAGAGATTAAATCTTTGAGAAGAGAGCTCATGAGTGCTAATAAGAAGTATGAAAGCTTATTAGAAAATATGTTTAATCTACAAGAAGATTATAATAGATTGAAAGAAGCCTCTACCTATAAAGAAAAGATTAATTCTCTTGAGCTAGAAATCGTAGAGCTAAGAAAAAATTTAGCTGTTGAAAAGAGAGGTATGTCGTACTCTCAAGTATCTGAATTACTAGAAGGAGCTAATACTATAGATGAAATCGAGAATAGACTGAATTCTCTATCTTCTGTAGGACGGAAACGTCAGACTACCATCAATATACAGTCTAATACTTTGACTGAGAGTACTAAGACTGAAAATCCTAGATTGTCTGGATTAGCTGCTATAGTATCTAGAGTTTAGTTAATTAGGAGGATATTTTAATGAAGTTCAATAATAACAAGACTCTCGCTGAGAGTGTAATTATGAGAGGTCTTGATCTCTCTGAGTCTCGTAGATGGAAAGACTACACAACTGCTATCCGTGAAGGTTACAAGCAGAAGCACAAGTCTTCTATTCCGGACAATATCATCGCTACTACTGCTACTCTTCTTGAGAATACTTATCAGTATGCAGCTCGTATGGATGAAACAACTAGAGCAGTAAATCTCGGTACTTTCATCGACTATGGTTTCGATGTTATCTCCGCTACTGTTCCTAACCTTATCGCTCATGATATCGTATCCGTTCAGCCTATGAACGCTAAGCATGGTGCTATCTTCTATCTCCAGTACCTCTACGGTAACAACAAGGGTACTATCACTGCAGGTACTGAGATGAATTCTCCGTTCACTGGTATCAATGGTAACTCCTTCAACTTCTCTAATGACGTAGTTGATGGTGAGTCCATTGGTCTTGGTGATGGTGCTACTACATCTTTCTCTACTACATTAGGTTACACTCCTGTACGTTCAGGTGCTACTGTAATTTATGTAGGCGGTGTTGAAGTTGCTAGAGTAGTTAGCTCTGCAAATGGTGTAGATACACTCGCAGCAATCGCTGGTTCTGGTGTATCGGGTACTGTAAACTTAGCTACTGGTGAAATTTCTCTTACTCTTGCAAATGCTCCTGCAGCAGATGCAGCAATCACTGCAGTTTATCGTTATGATATGGATCTAACTACTGTAGGTTACTCTCAGGTAGATCTTGATCTCGCTTCTATCTCTCTTGAAGCATTCCCGAGAAAGCTTCGTGCTCGTTGGCTCCTTGATGCTGGCTTCGAACTTCAGAAGATGAAGGGTATCGATGCTGAGTCTGAACTTGTTACTGCTATGAGCAATGAGATCAAGTTTGAAATCGATGGTGAGCTTCTCAAGGAACTCTATGCTAAGGCTGCTTGGACTGGATTCACTTGGGACTGCCAGATGCCTGGTAATCAGCTTAGCTACATGGAATACAAGCGTACTATTATCGATCTCTTTACTGAAATGAGTAATAAGATCTTCACTGGTACAAAGCGTGTAGGTGCAAACTTCATTGTAGCTGGTGTTAATGTATGTAATATCATTGAGACACTTCCTGAGTTCTCTGCTGATAACCTTGGTACTAAGTCTATCAATGGTCCTCACAAGATCGGTCGTCTCTCTAACAAGTGGGATGTTTACAAGAATCCGTTCTACAATGACAACAACTTCGTACTTGGTTACAAGGGTAGCTCTTGGTTAGATGCTGGTTTCGTATACGCTCCTTACATGCCTCTCTACGCTACTCCGACTCAGGTACTTGATGACTTCATCTTCCGTAAGGGTCTTGCTACTTCTTATGGTCAGGTGATGCTCAACAACAAGCTCTATGCTAAGGGTAGTATTACTAACTTCACTGCATCTCGTATGGTTAGTGATGCACTCACTGTTTCTCCTGCAGAAGGCTCTATCTGGGCTAATGCTTAATCTCTAGAGAATAGAGTATATACTGAGTAAGGGAGGAGGAGGAATCCTCCTCCCTTTATACATTTATAGAAAGATGAGGTGATCGTATGCTACTATCTGAATTAGTAGAAGAGATTAAAGTCGACTTAGGGTGCGATATAAATTCTTTAGGTATCAGTGATGAGTCTATAGCAAGAAAAGTACATGAAGCACTTAGGAAGATTAGTATATATGCTCCTTATGTTTGCGTAGAGAACTTTACTGTAGAAGGTAACTCTGTACAATTACCTAAAGATACTACAACTGTAGTCGAAGTACTTAATCTAGATAAACCTTCTGCTACTAGAGCTAGAGTAGTAGCAGATGACACTGATCTATTCTCTGTGAGTAGGTATTTGTACAACTATAATGATCTTAGTGACCCTTATATCTTCTTGATGCAAAAGAATGCAGTGAGCACTCTCCAGAATTTTGTAAGACTCACAGATACAAGATTTGAGAAGTCTGAACATAAATTATATCTTAGTAACGTTGATGTAAAGAATCTATGTATTAAATATCTCAGGAACTACAGATCAGTAGAAGAAATAGAGGATAATGATGTATTACAGAGAGTGAAAGAGTACGCACTAGCTTTATGTAAGATAATAGAAGGGAATATCCGTAGAAAATTACAGTCAGCTCCAGGAGCTATTCAGTTAGATGGAGATAGTCTAGTATCTGAAGGCATGGAGGAGAAACGCAATATAGAGGAAAGACTAGTTTCAGAATTCCAGAACATAAGATTTGGAATTAGATGTTAGGTGAGAGGTACCTATGGAAAGAAGATTAGATGAAATTACTCGTAAAGATATGATAAGTGATACGGATTCATGGACTAAAGACAAGGCAAAATTAGTCAAGAGAGCTGTATACTTAGGTATTACTGAGGACTATACAGCATTCTTCCGAGTACCTTCTGTCACGGCTGATCCTCCTACTACTTACACTGTGAAGATTAAATTATCTGAGTATCCAGATATAGAAGATTCTGAAGATCTGGATGTTAGAGAGAAAGTCAGATTAGCTATAGCAGGAGACCTACATATTAGTTGTACTTGTCCTGCTTATTTATATTTCGGATATAAGTACATACTTACTCAATTAGATGCTAATGAGTCAGAAGATGAGAATAGATTCCCTAAGATTAGGAATCCTAAATTACAAGGAGTCATGTGTAAACACTGTTATACTGCAATGAATGCGTTCCCTCTAAACTGGTCTTCTATCGCGAGAGATATCTCTAGCAAGAAGTTCCTTAGGAAGTAGGTGAGTAGTTGTGGGGTTACAGATCTCTAAGAAAGAAGTTCTCTACCATCGTAAGCAGATGTATGAAAATATGAAGGTACATGGAATCTCTGCAGTTATTGATTCTATAAAGGATAGTTATCTTGATACTTATGATTTCTATAATGATATCGTAGGAGAAGAAACTTCTTTTGACAGAACTATTAATACATTTATTACATATGAGGAAGTCCCTAGTATAAGAACTCTTAAGTCTTTAGGGTGGTATGTGGAGACAGAGGAATTCCCTGTAGTAGCTTACATACCTGTACTTTATATTAGAGAAAGTGGAAAACCTGCAGATTTTAGACCTGCAGTTGATGATAAAGTAACTTTGGTGTCTAATCCTATAGATGATAATAGTAGTACAAGAAGTTTCCTTATAAAAGATTTTAAAGGTAATGGATTCCCTAATACTATATATTATACTGTAAAATTAGTACCTTTCAGAGCTGACAACTATGAGTAATTTTGATATACGTATAAGTATTAAAAAGTTATCGAACTATAGTGCATCATTAGATAATACAGAAGATAAAAAGACTTTATTACTGATGATTAAATCATTCTCTTACTATATCTCCAATCTCTATCTACGACTTATAGAAGAGAGTATTAATTCTAGGAGATATAACGGAGATTGGGAGCCTGTCGAGGACAAAGAGTATAAGAATTATATAGGTACAGTCCCTACTACAGATATCCTATACGTAATAGGAGATGCTCTAGAAGTAGTTAAGATAGGTCACAATTTTGTAGTAAGAGTGAGTCCTAAGTACAAGTATCCAGGGACTAATATCCCTCTAATAAGAGTACTTAGAGCAATAGAGTACGGGACTTCTAAGTTCAATGCTCGTCCTCTCCTAGCGAAGAATTCTCAGCATATTAATCGTAGGATACTAGATTTGTGGAGAGGTTATTTGATGATGAAGGGAGTGATCTAGTATATCTAACAGTCATACAGATATAGAGAAGTACGATAGAGCTGTTTTCGAGTATCTATCCTCTATCTCTAGTAAAGTTGTCTATGCTCCTACACAAGTAGCTATAAGAACTATTACAAAACAAGAGAAGTATTCTGATAAGAAACCTTGGAATTTCATCAGCTTTTATCGTAGTTCCTCATTTGATATAGACTGGAATAGGATGAATAATCCTGCTACTGTATCAGGTGACTTAGTCAGTATGTCCCTCTTAACTGAACAACTTAGAGAAGCTAAGTATGTAAGGAATATCCCAGTTAATCTTACTTACAATGTGGAGATATGGGCATCTAAAGAGATAGAAGTACAAAATTTAGCTGTAGCTCTCATCTCCAAGATTTTCATGCAGGAACAAGTACTATTAGTACCTATAAATCCTGGAGGAGAGGTAGGTAGATTCCATATACTAGATGTATCCTGGAATGATAACTCCGACCTAGAAAGAGAAACAGAGATAGGAAGGATATATAGACACACTATAGGATTTACTATAGACGCTAGAATAACTCTAACAGTAGATGTAGAGACTGAGAAGTTCCCTATCATCCCTGTAGATATATATGAATGAGTATAAGATACTAATCATCGAAAGGAGGAGTAAGAATGAAGATTAAAAATCTAACTCCTGTAGTACAACAAGTGAAGATAGTAGAGATTATAGGAGGAAGAGAATTTACTATCTATATTGAAGGTAATGGATGCACTGAATTACAAGGATTCTATCTCTCAGATACAAATAAATTGAGAGGTATCATTGAAGTAGTCGGAACATCTCCATTTACTCATAGTGAAGAATTCATCAGTGAAGATGACTTTTCTAGTGAAGAAGAATTAGATCTCAGTGAAGATTCTCCTGAGGAAGAGGAAGTAACTCCTGATGAAGATGATCCCTCTAGTGTAGATAAATTTATCTGTGAAATTTGTGGAGCAGAATTTGCATCTGCTAGAGGATTAACTTCTCATAGAAGTAGATCTCATATAGAAGAATAATACAAGGAGGGTTATTAATATGCAAATAGGAGCTTATCCAATAGAAAGAGATTACTCTCACTATGTCGCATATGCTGCAAAGACAGTATTTGCTGTAGTAGGTACAGCTACTAAAGGTCCTATCGGAGTAGCGACAGTATGCACTAGTGCACAGGATCTTGTGAATAAATTCGGTCCTTTACACTCTAAGTGCTATGGACTATATGCAGGACAGTATTTCTTAAGTCAGTCATCTAAATTATATTTCGTAAGAGCAGCTTCTGAGAGTGCTACAGGATCTACTGTATCAATCTCTGGAGTAGATGCTGAAGGTAAAGAAGTGAGTGCCATCACTCTGAGCTTCATAGAGTCAGGTACTTACTATGATGGATACACAGTAGTCGTAGGCAAAGGAATTCCTAAAGTCATCGAAGGTGAGTCTATTGACACATACAAGTTCGCTATTAAGTCTAAAGCAGGTACTACACTAGAGACTATAGATAATATCCTGATAGAAGATATAGGTACTAAGTTCGTATCTAATTATGTCTCTGTAACATATATGAATCCTGCTGTAGTAGCTCTAACTGAAGATGTGTACACATTTACTGGAGGAGCAGATGGTATAGAAGATATCTCTGAAGCAGACTATATAAATGCTGCTCAAGTACTCGCTTCCGATACTATCGATATGAACTTATTCGCAGTACCTGGAGTTTCTGAAGCTCCTGTAGTAACTGCGATGTTAGCTTTAGCAGAATCTAGAGGAGACTGTCTCTATTTAGTAGATCCTCCTGCAGGATTGACTAAGGAAGGAGTAGCTCAGTGGCATAATGGTGCAGGAGAGTATCAGCATACTGCATTTAATTCTAGTTATGGAGCTCTTTATTATGACTGGATTACTATCTATGATCCTATCAACAAGACAAGAGTGAATGTTCCTCCGAGTGTACTAGTAGCTGCAAGTTATGCTTATAGTGATCGTATTACTGAAGTGTGGTATGCACCTGCAGGTCTCAATAGAGGAATTATAAGAGGAGCATTAGATTCAGTAACTAAGTTAGGTAAGACAGACACAGAATACCTCTATACAGGAGACAATAGTATAAATGCTATTTATGATGATCCTCAGGTAGGACTCGTTATATGGGGTCAGAAGACTTTACTTAGAGCAGATACTGCATTAAATAGAGTAAATGTACGTAGAATGATGAATTACTTGAAGAGAGTCATCACTGCTGCATGTAATTATCTAACATTCGAACCTAATGATAGAGTTACATGGAATAGCTTCACTCTGAAAATATTACCTGTACTTAAGAATATCCAAGCAAAGAGAGGTATCTATGAGTTCAGAATTATCAAGGGTGAGACTATTGTCACAGAAGAAGATATCGATAACTACAAGATGCCTTGTATGGTAATGATTAGACCTACGAAGTCTGCGGAGGAAATTCCGATTTACTTCACGATCACTAGCACAGGTGCTGACTTCAATGAAGTACTTGAAGCTAATGGTATCATTACAGAATAATTGAAGGAGGGGTATTATGCCGTCTAATATAGAATCTTTAGGAGCTTCTCATCTTGCGAGTGCAGGATTCGAAGTACAACGTACTAATAACTTTGAAATCCAGATTGATAATGTTTCTAAAGTAAGACCTTTAATTCTTGCTGTAGTATCTGGATTCTTACCTAATGAGTCGAATGAAGTTATCTCCTTGAACTATGGTAATACTACTATCACAGTAGCTGGTAAAGCTAACGCTAATGGTAGTGGTTCTCTCGTAGTAAGAGACTTTGTACAAGAAGATATAGAGCAAGTTATCGACGAATGGAGAAAGACTGTTTACGACAAAGATACAGATGCTATCGGATTCGCTGCGGATTACAAGAAGCCTGCATATGTTACTCAGTATGCTCCAGATGGATCTCTTCTACGTGTATGGACTCTTGAAGGTGTCTGGCCATCTGCAGTAGACTATGGTCAGGTAAGTTACGATAGTCCTGGAGTAAAGACTATCAATATCACACTTCAGTATGATAAAGCTACTATTAATAGAGACAATTATCAGACTGAGAAGGTTACTAGATAATCATACTTCCTCTATAATCTCATTCACTATGATGTGTATCGAGATATATAAATTGAAAGAAGCCTTAGGAGATCTCCTAAGGCTTCTTTAGTATTATACTAATATCAGATAATGAGGAGTATATTAGAGAAGACTTAATGTCTGAATTCCATCAGAAGATGTTGTTTAGATATCTCATCTATAGAGGGTGGAGATTGAAGGATATGAAAGAGAGGTATTATCAATGTCAACTAATTATAATTTTACTCAAGAAGTCACATTACCATCTCAAGGTTTGCTAAATCCTGAGATACCTGGAGGTGTAGTAGTCCAGAGATGTATGATGGTAGCAGATCAGAAATATCTGTCAGGAGCTAGTCAAGCTGCGTCATCTTCTATACATCAGCTACTACAGCGTACCATAACTTCTCCTGAGAATATCGATGTATCAGCATTAACATTACCTGATACTCTATATCTATTATTCAAATTAAGAATTCTATCTTATGGTAGTGATTACAAGTTCCGTACTAGATGTCCTGAGTGTGGTAAAAAGATAGATATCACAGTTGATTTATCGGAATTGCCTGTAGAGATTCTAGATGAAAATTATTTAGATGAGTTAAAAGTAAAATTACCTCACAGAGGAGATACAGTATATACTAAATTACCTACAAATGCTGATATCGAAGAGATAGATAGAGAGATCAAACGTAGAAAGAGAAGAAATGCTAATGACGAGTCTGAGTATATAGTACGTATCGTGAGATCTATCGAAAAGATCGAGCTCGCATCTCCGAACAAAGATGGGAAGAAAGAATTGACAAATCTCGTAGAGATTGAAAGATATGTAGGAGCTCTTACTAACTTAGATGCATCTGTCATACTATCTACTAGAGAGAATATAAGATTCGGAGTAGTTCCTAGTATTGAATATACTTGTCCTGAATGTAGACAATATATCGATGTAAATATACAGTTCTCTCCAGAATTTTTTCGTCCTGTCTTTAGCAGGTAATTTAGAGAATATCGTGGAATCTTCATTCTATCTGTCTTACTATGCAGGTATACAGCCTTCAGAAGTAGACAACTTATCTACTTATGAATTCCGTAAATATGTAGAGTTGCTTAACTCTCAGTTAAAATCAGATAGAGAGTATGATGAATCTCTAGCTCAGATGTATGGAGGAGCTAGAGGTAGAAAACAAATGAATAATATATAAAGGGAATTAAGATAATTCCACGTATTATAATAATGTAAGGGTGAAAGAAACACCATAATAACTATTAAAGGAGAATGACTTATGAAGAATAAAATATTCACTACTGGCGAGATACTGACTATCAAGACTAATCTTAGAGAAATTGAAAAGAATTTAGGAGGTCCTATCCCTGGAGGAGTAATTGATGTAGATGATTTGAAAGATCATATATTACGTCCAGGAGAAGTAGTTACAGTATGTAGCAATTTGAGAGCTTTAAATAAGAGAGATTCTTCCTATAAAGGTAGTACTCCTTACGGAAGCAAGACTACACCAGGTAGTGCTATAAAAGCTATAATATTCTTACTAGCAGTATCTGGGATAATATTCATAATAGAGAAAATATTAGGTCTGACTATATTATAACGCATTAATCGAGGAGGTGATAGCTCTTGGCAGTATTAAAAACTGAATTAAATTGGAGTACTTATCAACAGAAGCAGTTATCTATACTACAAGACTTAGAGAAGTCTTTCGCTAGAAGCTTGAGGATAAGTGAACACTTAGCTACTACTATGAATAAAGTAGAGTACTCCATAAAATCTATCGCTATTGCCTCTGAGAATTCTGCGAAGAATATTCAATCTATAACTCAGAAACTTCTTAAAAATTATGAGACTCTAGAGCAGACTACAGCCTCTTATGAAGCTAAGATGAGAGAGGCAGGAAAGTCCCTAGGAGGATTCAGTGTTCGCATTAATTCAGCTGGGGAAAGTGCTGAGAGAAGTGGTAGACAGGTAGAACAGGCAGGTGGAAGATTTGCATCTGTCCTTGATAGTACTAGCAATTTATTATCTAACTATTGGGATCATCTAGGAAGACTTGAAGGAGTAGGTAGGGAAATAGATAAATTCTCTGACGCTAGTAATCAGATGATTAAGTTATCTGGTATGTCCGGAGATATAGTAAGAGAGTTCCGAGGAGAGATAATGAGCACAGTAGCAGAGCTGAACGTAGCTACAGGTTCAGCTTTCAGTCCTCAGGAATCCTACGGACAGATCATATCTATTTTCCAAGGAGTAACTAGTAATCTAGATGCTATCGAAGAGATGGCGAAGCCTATGCTCCTCACTCAAGAAACACTAGACGTTAATATTAATACAGTAGCAGATATCTTTAATAAATTCTATACTAGATATAATTTCTCCTCTATGCATATGGAAGATGCGTTAGACGAGATTAGAGGTAATACTGCAGGTAATTCAGCTAATGCTGAAGCTACGCTAGAGAATCTGAAGACTCTAGAACATTGGATTAACAATTATGCTGGAGACAATAATGAACTTAGAGAGGAACTGATAGAACGTACTTCACACTTTACTTCATGGTTAGAGAGTATGAATATGGACTCAGGTCCTTTTGCTGCATATATGAAGAATGTAGCAGATAGTGTCTCTAATGTAAGCCAAGACGGGTTACAATTGATACTCAGTAGAGTAGGTATAGGAGCTTTAGAAGCTCAGAACTTAGCTAGATCTGGAGAGTATGAATATCTAACATCTAATATAGTAGAAGGTATCTACGCAGTCATGTCAGATTTTGACAGTAATAGAGATGGTAGATTCGGAGAAGGAGAAGCAGTTAATCTAAGTAAGATGCTAGAGAATTACGGTATAAGTATGGATCTAGCTATGGAAGTATGGAATCTGAAGAATTCTGATGGATGGACTTCATTAGAAGATTTCATAGAGAAAAATTCTGATAAATCTTCAGCAGAAGAGTTAGTAGCAGATAAATATGTATCTATGGCTAATAAGACTAATCATTGGTTAGAGCAGATATACGCAGTAACTGCTAGTATCCAAGAACTTCTCCCATTCGGCTTCTCTGATATAGCATTAGCTATCGCTCTACTAGGAGGTACAGGATCAGGTGGAGGTCTCGGAGGTAGAGCTGTATCAGGTATGAGAAGTATAGGCATGCAGAGTATGTATAGAGGTATTTTCTCTACTCCTAGAAGTCTAGGAGGAGTTACTCAAGGTCTATCTAGAGTAGCAGGTATCGGAGGAGGTATCGGAGGAGCTGCTATGCTCGGAGGAGGAGTAGTAGCAGGAGGAGCTCTAGCTTTCGACGGATTCTCTGACATGGTAGATACAGGAAATAGTACAGGTACTAGAGTATTAGGAGGACTTGAAGGAGGACTCGGAGTAGCTGGTGCAGGTACTCTACTAGCTGCAGGTGTTACGAATCCTGTAGGATGGGCTCTACTAGCAGCAGGAGGATTAGCTGCATTAGGTAAGGTTGCTTACGAGAATGCTACAGCTCTTGGAGGAAATGCTCAAGCTGCAGTAGATGAATTAGCTAAGATAGAAAAAAGTCTACAAGAAGAGAATCAACAAAGATTCACTGATATCCTAGATCTTTCTTATAATTTCAATAAAGAAACAGATATAGAAAAACAGAGACAATTACTCCTAGAAGCAGGCATAGCGGAAGAAGAAGAATTACGTAGCATGCAGAAAGATCAGATGAGTAATCTTATAAAAGAGTATCAATCTGCGGCTTCTGCTATGACTACTATCACAGATAATATTCTAGGAGAAGCTGAAAGATATACTACTGAGAAACATAAAGAACAGCAGAGTAAGTTTTTACAGATGGTAGAGCAGCAGGCAGATACTCCTGAAGAGAGACTACAGTTCCTCAATATGATCAAATCTTCGGTTACTGACGAAGATACTCGTAACAAGATAGATAAAGTAGTGGAGAGAGGATGGATCTCAGATGATCAATGGAATGATATCCTCATGGGAGGACAGAACTGGCTTTGGGATAAGCATCATCTAGGGAATACTACTATCAATGCCACAGATATGAATAGAGCTGCTACATATTTAGGAGGAGAAGCTAATTACAGCAATTTCGACGAAATAGATGAAGCAACTGAATTATGGAATAAATATCAGGAAGCGATTATATATAAAAATAGAAAATCAGCTGATGAGATATGGAAAGAGATATTAGATAAGGATTACGATGATGAAGTAGCAGAGATGTTCGGAGCAACTGGTCCTGAACATTTACATCTCCCTGCATATAGACAAGGTACTAATTACATCACAAAAGATCATATAGCTCTTCTCCATGAAGGAGAGGCTGTAGTACCTAAGAAGTATAATCCTGCAGTAAATAGTAAAGAATTACAATACTTAACTGAATATTTGACAAGAGAGCAAGAAAATACTCAGAGAGAGTATCAAGAGAGTAAAGAGTACTTAATATCCTTTATAGAAGAGATGAGAGAGATAAGGATGTTCTTATCTCTATGGAAAGAAGAGAATAATCTGAAAGAGAGATTATCGAGTGCACACTCAAAACATAATGATATAAATAAAGTACTCTTAAGACAGTATTTAAGTATGAATACTTGATAGAATTGAGGTGAGACTAAATTGAGTGTTCAAGATCAAATCTATCGTTACGTAATTGATGAGTTAGGATTCAATCATGCTATAGCTTGTGGTATATTAGCTAATGCTCAAGCAGAGTCTGGATTTAGACCTAATGCTGTAGGAGATAGTGGAGATGCTTACGGACTATTCCAGTGGAACTCTAGAAGAGAGGAGCTATTCTCCTATGCAGGGACTAGAAGTCCTTCTGTAGCTCAACAATTAGAGTTCCTCGGATATGAACTTTACAATTCTGAGTATGTTGCTAGATCTCATATAGAGGATTTAGAAGATACTAGAGATGGAGCATACGAAGCAGGATATAATTTCTGCGTATATTATGAACGTCCATCTAATAAAGAAGAGAAAGGTGATATTAGAGGGAAAGCAGCTCAGACTCTATTTGATAGATATACACCTACATCCTCTCCTGTTAGCTCTAAAGGAAAGAGTATCGTGTCTATAGCTCGCACAGTAGTTGAGAAGAAAATCCCTTATATCAAGGGAGAGTCTTTGTATGACAATGATCAGAGAGGTACAGATAGTCCTGGACTAGTTTACTACGCTTACAGAGAAGCTGGAGTAGATATACAAGAGTATTCAGCTAGTGAGTATTACTACAAGTATAAAGATAGAGCTAGGAAAGTCACTACTTCTGAATTAGCTCCTGGAGATTTACTATTCTATGATTACCACAATCAAATAATTGATGTAGCTATAGCTACAGGTGAGGGTACTCGTATCTACTCTAAAGAAGGAGTAGGTGTAATAGAAGAGACTAGTATAGGTAGTCCTATATATGTTTTGAGATTACTCTCTAGTGCTGAAACCTCTATAGGAAGAGATTCAGAGGCTACTCATACTCCAGGGTTCGAGTCTATATCTCCAGAGGAGTATATTGCACTCTCTTCTCTAGATTTTAATGCTGCTAAAGTAGCTAGTAGATTATCAGAATTATCTACTACAGGATTTGATTATGGTTATCTCATAGATATTACTCATAATGAAGAGTTTAGATTTTATATACCTGAATTCTCTGAACAAGCAGGAGCTCAATGGAGTGATGTAGAGATAAGAGGGAGATCTGTCTCTGTGAAGTCTTATGAGTCTACTAACTCTAGAGTAGTGAGTCTATCTTTAGACCTATATGCAGGTGTAGGTCTTTACGCTCCTACCTCAGGAGAGAGCAAGGAAGAAACTTTAGATAGAATGTACAAGGATATAAATTTTGTGAAATCCTTAGAATATCCTGACTACTCTAATCCTATCATCAAACCTCCTCCTACAGTACACTTAATACTAGGTCCTACTCTGAGTATAGTAGGCGTAATTAGTAATGTGAGTGTGGAGCATCTCAAACCTTTTGATGAACAGAAGAGAGCTATGTATGTGAAATTGAATTTCACAGTTACACAGATAGCTGTTAATCCTCCAGATTATAGAGATATTAGATCAGGTCCGACTTCTGCACTTAGTACTTCAAATACAGCTTCTCTTTATACTGCAGGTACTACGATAGAAGGAGACCCTACTAATGTACCTACTTACTCAGAAGGAGAGTGAAGTAATTGAATACTAGAGAGTTCTATGAAGAGTCAAAGAATTCTTCGAAATCTTACTCAGATAGATACAAGAATTGTAAAATATTGAAAGACATAGAGACGAAAGAAGTATTACTGTCTACGAGGGAGATAGTAGATATACCTAGTCATCCTAATGATTTATATCATAGAGTGAAATCTAATGAAGTATCTAGATTAGATTTACTAGCTCACAAGTATTATAGCAATCCTCTACTATGGTGGGTGATAGCTCAAGCTAATGATATCTATGACCCGATGACTATGTTACTACCAGGTACTCTATTGAGGATACCTTCTCTAGAAGTACTGTATGGTAATAATGGAATACTTCTATAGGTCATAAGGAGGAACTATGGAATTTGTATATAAAAATAATCCTCTTAATGATGGTACATATACTGTAACTAGTCCTTACGGGCAGAGAGGTAGTGGATTCCATGGAGCTATAGATCTAGGCACGTATGGAGGAGCAGCAGAGCCTATATTCGCAGTAGCAGATGGTACAGTAGCTCGTGTAGGTAGTGATCCTGATGGTTATGGATACTACGTATATCTGGATCACGATGGAGGAGTACGTACTGTATATGCTCATATGATAGAAAAGAGCCAGCTGATAGAAGGCAATCCTATAAGTGCAGGAGAGCAGATAGGTAATGTAGGTAGTACAGGAAATAGTACAGGACCTCATTTACATTTCGAGATAATAGTAGGAGGGGATAAAGTAGATCCTACACCTTACATAGAACATGGAGGACCTACTTATCTTTCAGCATCTTACACTCCTGGATCTAACTTAAATTTAGAGGATGTACTATTAGAGGATATACACAAATCTTATCACAGTGTGGTAGATGCTGGAGGTACTACTGTAGGACAGAGAGTATCAGGAGCAACCCCTCAACCTGTTCATGCATTCGTAAATATCTATGTAGGGGATAATCAAACTCTACTAGCTACGAATCCAGCTAGACCTAACTTCATCCAATCTTTCGAATACAGTAGATTAGACGGAGCAGGAGAGTCCGTTATATTTACTGTATTCGATGATAATTGGCAAGAGATGGAGAAAGTACTTGCTGCTAATTACAACAATATCTATATAGAGTACGGATACTATGGTATAGGAGTAAAATCAAAGAGAGTTAAATTAATGCTACTAAATTATAGTTTATCTTTCGAAGATACAGGTACTATCCTCTCAGTAGAAGCTGTAACAGAAGGTGTAGTGGATAATTTAACTCAGACTAGTATAGTATTAGATACGTATAATCCTACAGAAGCTGTAAAGAAGATATGTGAATATCTTGGATATACTGTACTAGATGAAAACTTCGATGAATCCCAAGACGTACAGGCAGACAATCCTTTTAATATAATAGAAGATTTTCCTATCACTTACATCTATGATACTATTATCCCACAAGCTTCACAAGTAGGAGAAGAATTATTCAGTTTCGATATAGACTCAGAAGGAGTAGCTTACTTTAAAAGAGAAGGATACAGTACTACTAGGACAGATAATCTTCGTACTTATATTGTAAGAAAAGGATATGATAGTTCAGTAATAGACTTCACTGTAGATATAAAAGGAGTATTCGGAGGTAGTGGTACATTCGAAATAGCTACTGAATACAGAAGTTCTGTATTCGATACTAAGACGAAGAATCAAGAGTACTATGAAGTTAATAAAGGAGATACTATCACTACAGCTACAGGAGATATAGTTCATACTAAGTTCGACCAGTCAAGTGTACTAGTAGAACAGTCAGGGTACACACCATCGCAGACGAAGAGTAGAGTGTATTATGATATGAAGTCCATGATACATGATGGTTACTCTGCTACCTTGACTATATTAGGTGATCCTACTATACAGATACATGACTTTGTTAGAGTAATTAATATGACAGACTCAGGACATCTACATCATACTTCAGGAGTCTACTGGATCCAAGGTATTACAGATTCTATCCAAGGTGGTAGTATGACTACAACACTGAAGTTGCTGAAGAATGCAACTGCAGGAGATATAGATGGATTAGAGATACTCCACTCTAAGCCTATACTGAAATAGAGGTGAGTATATGTTTAAGAACGCTTACACGAGAACCTACTCGTCTATTTATAGAGGAATAGTAGAAGACAATATAGACCCTGAGAATTTAGGGAGATGCAAGATTAGAGTTCCTTCAGTACATGGAGAACTTACTTATCCTGTAGAGATACTACCTTGGGCTAGACCTATAGTCTTATCTCCTATAAGTAAAGAGCGAGGAAGTGTTCACATACCTGATAAAGGAGATATAGTATGGGTATTCTTCGAAGGTGCAAATAGAGATTTTCCTGTCTATATAGGAGGTACTTATGGTATAGGAGATATAGAAATCAAGAATGACGTAATAGATTTCTATATAGAAAAAGATAATAAAATTTCTTATAATAGGAGTACTAACACCTACCATATCATGATAGGAAATAATTCCATTACAGTAAGTCCTAAGAATATTACTATTGAAGGTAGTGTCTTAGTAAAAGGAGATATGAAAGTCTCCGGAGTTATTGAATCTGATACTGATGTATTATCGAATGATATTAGTCTTATATCTCATAGACATGGTGGAGTAATGCTAGGAGTAGGATCTACTGGAGGTCCTAGAGGGAGGTAATAAATGGCACAGTCTAATAACTTAATAGGTAGAGGTCCTTCATTTCCTTACAATAAATCTTCTTCAGGAGGACTAGAGTATACTGAAGATATAGCTCGTATCAATCAAAGTTTATTTCTGATATTTGAAACTCCTAAAGGTAGTAGATTGATGATGCCTGAATTTGGATCTGACTTACGAAAGTATAAGTTCGACCCTCTAGATAGAGTACTGATGGAAAAGGTTAGATACACTATAACTGAAGACATCAAGAGATGGGAGCCTCGTATATCATTGTCTAGTATAGAATTTTTACTGGATGACGATGTCATTGATAATAACATACTCTATGTATCTATAAGCTATAGAGTAATAAATACTAATGTACCTGCTAATTATGTATATCCTTACAGATTAGGTACGTATGATACAAATGAAATAAGCTATAACTAAATAAGGAGGTACAGGATGTCAGAGAATAATATATTTTCTTATACGAGACGTGATTATGAGAATTCACGTCAAGAAGGAATATCTAAAATCCCTATTATCAGTAATGGAAAATGGACAGACTTGAATGTGACTGATCCTGGTATAATCATACTAGACTATGTACATGCATTAGTGGATATGATGCAATATTATCAAGATCATCAAGCATTAGAAGCTTTCATCACTACTGCAAAAGAGAGAGCTAACATATTCAGACTAGCTAAGCAGCTATCCTATGATATTAGGTCATCTAAAGGAGCTATATGTGATGTAGAGTTCACTAGTTCATCTATATATGGACATACAGTAAAGATACCTAAACATACATCTCTTTCTACAAAGTCAGGTATAAAATATTTGACTATGCAAGATGCTTATTTATTAGCAGGAGAACATAGAGTAGTAGTGCCATGTTATCAAGGTAAATTAGTGACTATTAACTATAAAGGTACTGGAATCTCTAGATTCAGTAACGTAGTAGGTGCTAAGAATCAAAGTATTAGATTAGTAGACAATAATATAGATATAGAGTCTATTGAAATAATTGATGATAGAGAAAGATTATGGAGTCCTATTGATTATATCATATTCTCTACAGAACTAGATAGAGTTTATCAATCAGAGTTAAATACAGACAACTCTATCACTATTTATTTTGGAGATGGACTGAGAGGTATAATTCCTAGTACTGAAGATGATCTTACTATTTCATACATATCTACTCTAGCTGAGGAAGGAAGAGTTGAGAGTAATAGTATAACAATCCTCGAGACAAGTATAAAAGATGATACTGTAGGATATATAGAATTCTCAGTAAATAATAACAATCCTAGTACAGGAGGTTCCTCTTCACAATCTAGTAGAGAAATTAGAGAGACAGCTCCAGGAGCTATCAAAGCTCAAGGAAGAGCAGTTACTTTAGGAGATTATGAAAGTTTAGCTAAGTTAGTAGATGGAGTTGCAGATGCTAAAGCTTATGATATCAATACACTACCTGATCTCTGTCTCTATCATGAAGTGAAGGTAATAGTAGTTCCTAAAAACTCAGAAGATTCCTTAGATACATTAAAAAAGATAGTATATGACTATCTATCTAGGAGAGCTATTCCTCCTGTAAATGTACAAGTAATTACTCCTTCTTACATTTACTTAGATTTAAGTGTAACAATAGAGAAAAGATATAATAATATATCTGATAGTAGACTCCAGTACAATGTAACTCAAACTATAATAGACTACTTCAAGTCTAGAGAAAGAGATATAGGAGAATCATTCTATCCACTGAGTTTAGCTACTACTATTATGAGTATAGAAGGAGTTAAAGATGTGGCGATCACTCCTAATGAAGTATATCATATCGGAGAATTCTCAGCTATAAAATTAGGTAAATTAGATTTACATATAAGATAAGGAGGATACTCATGACTGATATAAGTTCATTTATTAGGTCTCACTTACTAGAACCTTTGAAACAGTATCCTACAGTTATACAGGATACTTTAATAGAGATAATTACACAGAAATTACAGACTCTATATGAGTACACTGTAAGATTCCCTGAAATTGTTTCTCCTTCTAGTAATAGATTAGATATTCTGAAGACTATAGCAGAACAATTCCTCTTTACTATTAGAGAAGATGCAGATATAGAGGAACAGATAGCTATCTTAGATAATATACTGTATGTGTACAAGATGAGAGGGTCTGTGGACACTATAGAAAATATGTGGAAGTATTATGGAGGTACTCTCCCTAAAGATGTAAAAGTAATAATACCTTCATATACTATATTCAGATATAGTATGTCTAAGTTGTCAGGTACTCATAAATTCATAGATGGAAGATCTAGTTATGTAGAATTAGACACTCCTGCTCCTGAGAATATTCCTTCAGGTACTTTAGTATACGATATATACAGTGATAATTATAAAGCTACTCTAGGAATATTGGAAAATACTACTCGAGTACTCCTCACTAATATTGATAATTTAAATATAGGAGATATACTACGAATAGGAGATTATTATGAAGGTAAGATAGTTAGTCTCTATGAGAATAAAACTCCTACTATGAATCGTTCAGGAGTCTACGAGATAAGACTCACTAATAATACATACCCTATACCTGACTTGAAAGAATTCTTAATAAAAGAATTAGTAGCAGCAGGTAATTATATTTATTTCACTAACACTCTCCATATGGATGTTAATCAAACGGATGAGAATTCTAATTACTATAGGTACTCTGTTAATGAACATACATTATTACAGATACAGTTAGATGTATTAAAGGCAAGACAAGGACTTATGTTGAGTGGATATAATCCCTTAAGTCCTAATCCTAAATTCTCTGAAGAAGAGATAAATGAGATGCTCCGACGAGGGTTTACTGAGACAGATATAGAGAGGATGACAACTCCTAGAGATGCTAATGACTCTCTATGGTCAGGTAGAAGATCTATATTCTTAGAATTGACTAGACTTATAAATCTCCCGATGATAGAGCTAAATAATTACAGTCCTTATAAATTCTTAGGAATTTCTATGACTATGTTCCCTGATATAGAAAAGATAGTCTATAGTATAAATAGTAATAAAAGTTATGATCGTATCATAGAATCAATTCTGTACTGTACTCCTAGTACGTCTTCATACTATATGTCTCGTCACTTATATAATAGAAATGGAGAACTGTTAGAATCTAATTATCCTGGATATTTCATATTAGGAGAATCTCTTTTAGGAGAAGCTATAAAATAAATGTTTAAGATGAAGGGGAGGAGAATATGGATTTCACAATAGGTGAAAAACTCCAGCATACTTACACTAAAGAAGTACTTTGGGTACTCCGTATAGGTAATGAGCAGATATTATGCAGAACTAAAGATTTAAGAGAGATATGGTTCTATCCTTATGAGTTAGAGAGAATAGATTCTGTAACTGAGAGTAGACGTAGTAAAAGATTTTTATGATTCAAGGTAGATAGTAGGTGAAATTTTGATTTCTATAGTAGGTACTAGAATATACATATATCAGAGTATAGATTATGCTTTTAGAGTCAAGTATAGAAATTCAGAAGGAGATATCTTTAACTTTACTCCTACAGATACTATAACTATGATAATCCGTGATAGAGATACTGAAAAGATTATTCTCTCTAAAGTAGCTGAGTCTATAACTATAAACGATGAACCATGTTCTATAATCGTATTTACTTCTCGAGATATGATACCTAAAGGAGACTATAAGTATGATCTAATACTAGGTACTATAGATGACTCCAAACATATGTTGGTTAGTAAAGCTGATTTAAATGTACTAGAGGATAGAACCCTTACAAGAGATCTACCTCAATTAGGAGAATTCGAACCTCATTCTTTAGAAGACATAAATAGCAATACTATGTCTCTCAGTAAAGATGAACTAATATGTAATTTTACTCCTATCATAATTAATAAGGAAGAAGCAGAAGGAACTCTCATATTATTCAATAAGATAAATAAAGTTGATGATACAGACGAAGATACTACTGAAGGTGATTTAATACTATTTGACCCTAAAGTAGAAAATTCTGAAGATACTCTAATATTATTCTAGGAAAGGAGAGAGTTATATGGCTAATTACAAAGTAGCTTACGGTCATAAAGATAATATAGACTTAGCTATTACCTTAGGAGTTATACCTCCAGGTAGTATAATACTCACAGAAGATTCTAATGAAATTTTCTTCTATGACCTTAATAATAGAATAAAGACTTATGAACAAAGATATAAATTTGAGTCCTATGAGGAAGCTGAGTCCTGGGTACAGAGATACAATTGTCAGGGGCAGATTCTTTCTGTCCATGAAGTTGATAAATGTAATCTGTATATAGTAGAGTACGATAACCAGTTACGTAAATTAGGTGCAGACTACAAAGCATCTGATAAGAACCCTACTATAGACGACATTGGATATGACCTACTTACTCACTGGATTAATGTTGTAACTGAAGATGTATACATCTTAGTTTCTTTAAAAGATAATAAAGCTTCTTGGAAGAAACTAGTAACAGATATTACTGATTCTAAAGATTTATCTTATAAGTTCACTCAGTCTACTAAAGCTTCTAAGTGGGTAATAGACCACAGTCTAGGAAAATATCCTTCAGTCTCTGTAATAGATGATTTAGGTAATGCTGTAATAGGTGATGTAGCTTATATTGATGAAAATTCTATCTATCTAGAATTCACTAGTCCTGTTGCAGGTTACGCTTATCTCAATTAAGAAAGGAGGTTCCTAGAGTGCGTCGTTATTTGACTGATATCGATATGAGCAAGAATACAGTAAAGAATGCTAGATTTCATCCAGATATAGAGGCTCCATCTTCTCCTGTAAGTGGTATGTTCTGGACAGATACTTCTGTATTTCCTAATAAGTTATACTGGTATGATGGAGAAAAGTGGGTCCCTTTAGGAGTTAGTACTCCTGATAAATTTCCTGAGAAGGTAGAACCTTCTATTAGAATTACACTATCTGATGTTGATGCATCAGGAGCAGAAGTAGGTTCGACTATTCCTATCTCCTATAGTACTGTATTCCATCCTGGTTCCTATACATATTCTAACGATACAGGTGTAGTTCTAGAGAGCTTAAGAGTATACGATAACAATACTCCTCCTCACGAGTCTAGTGATGCTTCAGATACATTTGAACAAGTAGTTATAGGAGATACTACAGAATATAAAATCTTTGTAGAAGCTACTCACTCTGCAGGGTATGTCCCTCTGACAGAGCAAGGGAATCCTTATCCTGAGTCTCAGATTTCTGCAGGTACTAAAAAGTCTTCTACGAGTGCTATATCAGGATTTCGTAAGTATTTCTACGGATCTATTATATCTCCTATAGAATTAAATTCAGGTAATATTAGGTCTCTCACTCATAGTAGTGTTCCTGCTTCTGAAGGTACTACATTCGATCTAGATATATCAGAAGGGACTAATCAAGTTGTGATAGCATTCCCTACAAATCTTAATCTATCTTTATCTAGTGTCATAGATACAGGAGCTTTCAATATCAACGTATATGATGTATTTGAAAAAGTGAACGTAGAAGTTGAAGGTGCTAATGGTTATGATCCTATTAGCTATGATGTATACGTTTACTCTCCTGATGTAAGTCTTAGTAAGAATCTTTATAAAGTAACTATATCTTAAGAAAGGAGTGAGACTATTGGCTAGTTATGTCGAAAATTTTAAAAGTAAAGTAGACTTTCCAAAACCTTTTCAACGTACAGGTAAATTCCCTATAGACCGTACGGATTTATTCGATAGTTATGCAGATGCTGTAAAATATGCAGCTGGTAATAGATCTGATCCTGATAGTCGAGGACTGTGCGGTACATCGTATATAGGACAGATAATTACTGTATATGAGGATGACGTAGTTACTGTCTATAAGATTGATGCTGACCGTACTTTAAAAGAAATAGGAGCTGCTCCTGACTTCCAGACAGGTTATATGCCCTCTACTCTTATTGCAGGGACTACATCTGTAGATATCAATATCCCTGAAGGTAGTAACTTCGTTGATGCAGTAGTTAAGGATTCTACTGGAGAGCAGGTATTGACTGATGTATTATGTAAAGACAATTTAGTAACTATCTCTGTCTCTGAAGCTCTTTCTTTTGATCTAAGTATCATAGTAACGTATTACAGGTAGGAGGTAGTATCATGAAATTTTTCGGAAGAATCTCAGACCCTAAAGATGTTACTACTAAAGAGTATGTAGATAGTAAATTTAAAGAACTCGATGAATCTAAAGTAAATTCGAAAGACATAGAAGAGTATACTCCTCAGGATGTAGAATCTCTTTGGTCACAATTGTTTAATACTAGTAGCAATACTAGTAATTAATAAATTTTATTTGGAGGTAATTCTATTATGGCAACAAACTACAAGCATTTAGGTAATGATGGTTTACAGAAATTACTACAGTTATTAGTTACTGAATTCAGTAAGGTTCAGTATGAAGAAGCTGGTAAGGGTCTATCTACTAACGACTTTACTAATGAGCTTCTTGCAAAGCTGAATGGTATCGAAGAAAATGCTAATAACTACATTCATCCCGAATACACAGCTCGTGATATCGGACTTTACAAGGTTCAGGTAGATGCTACAGGTCATGTTGTAGCAGTATCTGCAGTTGAGAAGGCTGACATCACAGGTCTTGGTATTCCTGGTCAGGATACTACTTACGTATTAGCTACTGCAGAAGCTGACGGTCTCATGTCTAAGGGTGACTTCAGTAAGTTAGCAGGTATCGAAGAGGGTGCTAATAAGTACGTTCACGCTACTCACGGTGCTTACGACGCTGGTATCTACAAGATTACTGTTGATGGTGAAGGTCATGTAACTGCTGCATCTGCTGTTACTAAGGCTGAACTTGATGCTATCATTGGCTTAGCTACTCAGTCTGAAAATGGTCTTATGTCTAAGGAAGACAAGGCTAAGGTTGATGGTCTTAAGGCTCTTGCTTCCAAGGATCAGGTTGCTGAAGGTGATTTAGAAGAATCTCTTAAGGCAAAGGTTAACGCTTCTCACAGCCATACTAATAAGGATCTTCTTGATACTTACACTCAGTCCAATGAAGATTTAGCTGATGCTGTTACTAAGAAGCATAATCATGAGAATGCTGATGAGCTTAATAAGATCGCTGCTGGCGATAAGGAAAAGTGGGATGGCATGCAGGCTGCTGCTGAAGCAACTGCTGCTGCTGAGTTAAAGAAGGTAGTAGAAGGTACTATCGCTCAAAATACTGCTGCTGCCGCTGCTGCTCAGTCTACTGCTGACGAAGCTAAGGCTGCTGCCGTTACTAATGCTGCTAATATCACATCTGGTGATGCTGCTACACTTCAGTCTGCTAAGGATTATGCAGATGCTGCTGTTAAGGCTCAGATTGCTGCTGCTTACAAGGCATCGGGTACAATTGTTTACGAAGAACTTCCTGAACCTGCAGAAGCAGTTCTTGGTAATGTTTACAATATCTCCAACGACTTCACTACTGACGCAGACTTCGTTGAAGGTACTGGTAAGCAGTATAAGGCAGGCGTTAACGTTGCTATCGTAGAGATCGATGGAGCTTATAAGTATGACGTAATGGCTATGAGCTTCGACGGCTTTGTTCAGGAAGCTAATATTTCTGAATACTCTGCTGACGATATTCAGACTCTCTGGACTAACGCTGGATTTACTGCTTAATCATAGATTCGCAAGATATAATTATTGAATTATAAAGGTGAGGTGAGTTAACTCACCTCACCTTTATACTATAATCAATATAATATCGATAGGAGGTCATAAATTGTCTGACTCTAAATTCAAAAATCTAGGAGATACTGGAATAACTAAGATATTCCAGTTAATGAAAGGTGCTCTAGACTCCATCGAAACTACATTTTATGTAACTGTATCTGAAAGTGGTGGAGTATATACCTCTGATAAATCTGTAGAAGAGATATATAATGCTATAGCTGAAGGTAAGGTAGTAATCTGTACTACAACTATAGATAATTTAGAATACCATCTACCGTTAGTTCAAGTATCAGAGGATCGTGCTTTCTTCTCTTCTACAGTAGATAGTGAGTGTACTTGTATAGTAATTGATCTTAATGAAGTCTTAGTAGAACAGATGATAGTAGCTACAGAAGATGATTTAAACTTCTACGTTATATTAGATATGGAAAATGGTATGGAGTCTGAAGAAGGTTATATTATCTGTCCTACTGACAAGACATATGCTCAGGTACTAGATGCTTACAGTGCAGGTAGGTCTATGTATGCTAAAGTTAATTTGGATGATAATATATACTTAGTACCTCTAGTTTCTAATGAGTCTGGAAATCTTATGTTTATGATATTCACAGGTGCTGAAGTATTAGCTATACAGATACCTAGTGATACAGATAATATAGCTGCTTTACTGATATTTAGTATCTCAGAGCAGTTAGGCATAGATAAAGTTGAGAATAAATCCTCTGAGGATATACGCAATGAGATTACTGCAATGAATATCGTGAGTGCTTTAGGATTTGTTCCTGGTCAGTATAATTCAGACTACTTAGATGTCCAAGGTAATCCTGACGGTACTAATAATGTTATTAAACATGTTGGAGATATGTACGATGCAGTATTCCATAATACCTTCGTATACTGTAAATATAATGATTTATCTACTGGACGTCTCATAAATTTGTTCTTATCAAAAGTATTCTATGAGGGTGGACAGTATATATATGTATTTTCTAATGTCGTAGATAAAGAGATATATCGACTATATTACTATCAGGAAGCTAGTACTGTTCAAGTTTCTCGTACGCCTATCTATGACAATGCTACTACTGATGCTGACGGTCTTATGTCTAAAGAGGATAAAGAGAAGTTAGAGGGTATTACTCCAGGAGCTAATAAAATTAGTATTAATGTAGGTACTACAACTACAGGAGCTCCTGGTAGTTCTGCTAGTGTAACTAACTCAGGTACTACTACTGACCTTGTTCTGAACTTTACTATTCCTCAAGGTCCTAAGGGAGATAAAGGTGACCAAGGTATCCAGGGTGTCAAGGGTGATACAGGTACTGCTGCTACTATCTCCGTAGGGACTGTTACCACAGGTGCAGCAGGTAGCTCTGCTTCAGTGTCTAATGCAGGTACATCTTCTGCAGCTAAATTTGATTTCACTATTCCTAAAGGTGATAAAGGTGACAAGGGAGATAAGGGTGACCAAGGTATTCAAGGTGAGAAAGGTGATACTGGCTCACAAGGACCTAAAGGAGATACAGGTACTGCTGCTACTATCACTGTTGGGACAGTAACTACTGGCTCTGCTGGTTCCTCAGCTAAGGTAACTAACTCAGGTACATCATTTGCAGCTAAACTTGACTTTACTATTCCTAAAGGCGATAAAGGTGATAAGGGAGATAAGGGTGATACAGGTTCCCAAGGACCTCAAGGTGATAAAGGTGACAAGGGTGACCAAGGTATTCAAGGACCTACAGGGTCTCAAGGTCCTAAGGGTGATAAAGGTGATCCTTTCTCAATCTCTAAAGTATATGCTAGCGTATCTGCTATGAATGCTGGATACTCCTCTGACGGAGTACCTGTAGGTGGATTTGTTATTATCGATACAGGTAATGTAAATAATGCTGATAATGCTAAACTTTATTATAAAGGCTCCTCTTCATATCAGTATCTGACAGACTTGTCAGGTGCTCAGGGTATCCAAGGACCTCAAGGTCCTCAAGGTGATCAAGGTCCTCAAGGACCTACAGGAGCAACAGGTGCAACAGGTACTGCTGCTACTATTACTGTTGAAACAGTGACTACAGGAGCTGCAGGTACTAATGCATCTGTAACTAATTCAGGTAATAGCTCAGCAGTTAAACTTAACTTTACTATCCCTAGAGGTGCAACAGGAGCTCAGGGTCCACAAGGTGATACTGGACCACAAGGACCTCAAGGCGATAAGGGTGATAAAGGTGATGCTGGTACTAACGCTACTATCACAGGTGCTACTGCTACAGTAGATGCTAATGTCGGTACTCCTTCAGTTACAGTCACTCCAGGAGGTACTGCTTCTGCTAGAACTTTCGCTTTTGCATTCAAGAATTTGAAAGGTGCTAAAGGCGATAAGGGTGATACTGGAGCAACAGGTCCTCAAGGACCTCAAGGTGATAAGGGAGATAAAGGTGATACTGGAGCAACTGGCACGACTCCTACTATCAAGGTTGCTAACGGAACTAATGTAGGTACCGTAGGTACTCCTAGTGTAACTGCTAGTACTTCAGGTACTACTACTACATTTACCTTTGATTACTTGAAAGGTGCTAAAGGTGATAAAGGTGATACTGGTGCAACAGGTGCTACAGGAAGTAGAGGTACTGGTATCCTGAAAGTTACAACAGCTCCTTCTAGTTATACTACGGCTATAGGTAGTTATACACCTAAATATCGTATTGCCTTATCAACAGTAAAGAGTCAAAGCGATGTTTCAGAAGTATTAATAGGTGATATTATTATTTGCTCCTATTATATGTATAAAGTTGACTACCTTGATAGCTCCTATGCTTATATCAGTGAGACAAGAGTCTCCACTAGAGGATCAACAGGTGCTACAGGATCTGCTGCTACGATTAATGTAGGTACTGTTACTACAGGTGCAGCAGGATCTTCTGCTTCTGTAACTAACTCTGGTTCCACTAGTGCTGCTGTATTAGACTTTACTATCCCTAAGGGTGACAAAGGTGATAAAGGTGATAAGGGTGATACAGGAGCTACAGGTACTGCTGCTACTATTTCGATAGGTACCGTAACTACAGGAGCTGCAGGAAGTTCTGCTACTGTTTCTAATGCAGGTACATCCTCTGCGGCTAAACTTAACTTTACTATCCCTCAAGGAGCTAAAGGTGATACAGGAGCTACAGGTACTAGAGGATCTCAGATTTACTCAGGTACAGGTGTAACAGGTACTAGCACTACAGCTACTGTCTTTAGTGGGTCTGGTGTTAGCTCTGCTTTAGTAAATGATATTTATATCAATACTAGCACATTCAACTATTATCAGTGTACTACAGCAGGTGCAGCTTCTGCTGCTAAGTGGGTATATAAAGGATGTCTCAAAGGTGCTACAGGTACAGCAGGTACTACTCCGACTATTAAGGCTGCTAGTGGTACTAATATAAGTACCGTAGGCACACCTTCTGTAACCGCCTCAACTTCAGGCACTACTACTACATTCACCTTTAATTATCTAAAAGGGGCTAAGGGAGATAAAGGTGACAAGGGTGACCAAGGTATTCAAGGACCTGAAGGTCCACAAGGTCCTGCAGGTACTAACGCTACTACGACAGCTGTTGTATCTACTAGTGCTAATGGTCTAGCTCCTAAGAGAGATGGAAGCACTACTAAGTTCCTGAGAGGAGATGGCACTTGGGCAGCATTACCTGCAGCTAGTGGTACTGCAGCAGGTATTACTATTGTTTATCCAGCAGCTAGTTGTACTACATTCTCTAGTGACTCTGGTACTGTAACTCCTCTTGCAGTTCAAAAAGGTGCTAAGATGTTCGCTATTACTAGACCTTCTTCTACTACTAGTAAAGCTATTACTAGATATAGCAATACAACTGGTGATGTTCAAAATTCTAACATTATCATTGAAGACGTAACAAACACAAGAGATGGTAGTAAGGCACAGGTAATTGCAATTCCAGCTTCTGATGGCAAGAAAATGGTCTATGGTTACTGTACTGACCAGATTGACGGTACATCATTTATTGGTGGTGTATTTGACCAATCTGCTACATCATATCCTTATAATGCTGGTCTTGCCATTGGAGGAACTTCTGGCAATCTTTTATGGAAAGGTGTTAGGATTGACGGTGGTGCAGGCACTGACTATACAACATTCCGTCCTAGAGGTATAGCACTAATGGACGCTGAGCCTGACTCCATATCTAATGGCTGTATCGTAGGTGTTTATGAATAAATAAAGTCATGTCTAGATAAACAAAGGAGGTAATCAAGGTATGGCTGAAATGATTGATGCTCTAGATAACATAAAGGTTATTAGTGCTACACTCCCAAAAGGTCGTATGAAAGGTGATGTTGACGGCGACGGAGTCATCGCAGAAAATGATTATAAGTTGATTCTGCAAGCAATATCTGGCACAACATCTCTTGATGATATACAAAACTGGTGTGGTGATGTCGATAATAGTGGCAAGGCAGATAGTAGTGACTCTGTACTACTAATGAACGTCGTAGCTGGGAGAGAGACTGTTCTGACATCTGTTCCAACTATGGCTGATTATTATGGTAATTGGACATGGGTTAAAATAGATGACTTAAGTGGATATTTCTATTACGATATCCCTGTTGCGACAGCGACTATAGGTTCAACAGCAGCATTAGCAACATCAGATGATGCAGATATGTTTATTGACTTTGAGTGTAGAGATGGCTCTATAAGAGTATATGCTAAAAGATTACCTCTTGAATCCACTGAGATTTCCATCTCAGTGGATTCAGAGCCTACTAATAAGACCTCTACACTAATAGGTAATCAATATTCTAACAATAGAGTATACAGAGGTATTAGACATTACGATCATCTCCCTATAACTAGTGAAGATATCCACGAATATGCAGATACAGTTTATATGAAAACAGCTTATATCATGAATAACATATTAGGCTGTGGTATCTTAAATACTCCTTCTATCACTACATCAGGTGATGGTATCAGTCTCAGTGAACCTGCTGTATTGCTCGTAAATGGTGATGTATCTTTGATACAGTCTGATGATAATACTCCTCTCGTATCTAAGTCTGCTATTGCTACTGCTAATCACTCCTCAGGTACTGTATGTATTGTAGGATGGTATCAGCATCTATTAGCTACTAGTAAAATGAGAAATTATGGAGGGGTCTATAACTCGATAATCCCTAATACTCTCTTAGATAATGAACTCAATATACAACTATCTACTAGATATCAATTTAGATGGATGCCTGTACTAATAGCTACAGAGTCTATATCTAGTGATACTATAACCTTTGATATAGAAAGTCTTAGAGAAGATGGTAGTAGTACAGGAGATGTACATACTATAATAGCTAAGAAAGATGAAAGTATCTTTAAAGCTTCTGCTCCTTCTTCTATGACGTATTCCCTGTCAGGACTCTATGTAATACCTCTACTGAAGTATTCATATTCTAGTAGTTCAGGTACTATTACAGGTACTTCTCCTTACTTACCTGTGAAACCTAAAGGAGGATCCTCAGGTTTCATTAAAAGTGACTCCGAGCCTATAGGAGATTATGCTGAAGGTACTACATGGTATAATCCATTAACTAGAGAGTTCAAGACTTACGTAGAAGGTGTAGGATTCGTTGATAGTGCCTCTACTATGGGATTCTTACAATATCAGTCTGTATATACTGTACCTAATACAATTTATGAAGAACAAGATATTGTTGTCCCCATTGAGATAAGTGAACTACAAGAAGGAGATATCTTACAAGTAGTTTATGAAGGACTAGTATTGTCCTTAGGAGAACACTATACAGTAGATTATAGGAATAATACAGTAAAGTTATTAGGATTTACTGTGAATGCAGGAGAGAAGATAACCTTCACAGCGACTAAGATAGTAGAAGCTAGTGACATTACAAATGTCACTCTCACATTCACTAGTCATATGGCTACTACGAGCTCTAGTACTGTAGAGGGACATGTTAAATTATCCGACTATGCTGACGACTTATTGACTGTAGATGATGGAGTTGCTGCAACTCCAAAAGCGGTCTATCAGTCTCGATTAATCAAAGATAATACTAATAATATAAATTATAAATTTGGGGTAGAGAATGGATTACTCTATCTAGAGGAGGTGTAGTATGGCTACAGGAGATAAGTTATATCTAGCAGATAAACCTACATTAGATAATATTAAGACAGATACTAGTGCTATCAAGAATACATTGACTGTTATCTCTGATAAGATAGACGATGTAGAAGCTAATAGTAAGTCTAATGAGTACTATAAGCCTACAGATGTTCGTGATAATAAATTCAAGGTAGGACAGCTCTCTGTAACTAATGTTACTACACCACAATTGAATATAACAGGGTCAGGAATATTCTATGGTTTTGTCTATAATAGTACTTACTACCTTACAGGAAACTCCTCTATAGATTATATCACTATCAATATAGATAATGTAAGAGTATATTATTCTGCCCTAGCTCATACTGAAAGAAGTGTCTACGGTATGATAACTCCTCAGATACCTTTATTCGGACAAAATCCTTCTGCAATGATCCCATATAGTATTCCATTGAGTCTGTACAACAAGAGCTTAGCTACTGATACGCAGAATGCAAGTAATAACTTAGTATACTTGCCTAAACCTATAAGATTCGAGAGTAATTTACAGATCACAGGCTATACCTCTAATATGACTAATATAGTACAGCAAGGTTTCTTGTATTACTATTATGAATTAGATTAAATGAGGAGGTAATACAGATGAGTAGACCTAACTTATTAAAGATATTCAATGAGACTACTGAGTCTACAGCCTATAGTAGGCTGAATAATCCTGTAGATGTGACTAAATCAGGAAGCTCTCTTATAGTATCCAAGACTATAACTGTGCACAATAATTCTTTCTTAACATTTAGAGCTCCATGTTCCTGTCAAGGAATATTGAGTATAACTATTAATAAGGTAGTATACAACCTCATAGATTCCGCAGGTAATACTCTAGAAGGTACGCAGTCCTTCATTGAAAATGCTCTAGTCTCTGTAATAATAGATACTACTAATAAAAAAGCTTATATACTGAACTCTGCTTCAGTATTAGATTTAGACTCTTTACTAGAATTAACTCCTGACTCTATCGTAACAACAGACTCTGATGGTAGTCTATCTACAAGTACTGCTAGCATTGTTAGACGTAAATTAGGACTAGGAGAGTCTACAGGTGCATTAAGTACAGAGTATGGAGGTACAGGTGTAGGGAGTATGGTAGGAGATGACTACAACGTAAATCGCCCTAGAGGTATAATACTACAGGATAGAGAACCTAACTCTGTATCTAATGGATGCATTGTTGGAGTTTATGAATAATTATGAGGAGGTATGACAAATGAGCAATCGTTATCAGGTCAAAGTAGGAGAATTTTTATTTGAGGCTTTGAAACAGCCTATGGCTACTAAGAGAGTTTTTAGAGGAGAGAATAGAGATACACTTCTCCTTGTATTCCATAAGGACGTATTCGGAGATAATAATCCTTCAGATATTTTTGTAGATGACTGTGCATTCTCGATTATTGAGACTGTAGAACTCATGAACGTATCTGGTCTCCCTTCTAGAGAATATGAAGATAGAGAATATTCTAAAGAATTATTCTGTGTTGCTGGAGATATTACAGATCACAGAGATGGAACTCTCTCTATCCTTATGGGTAAGAAGACAGATAGAGAATTATTAGAAGAAGAAAATGCCGTTCTGTTATTTGAAAATCTGACTGGAGAGGATTTCTAATGCCTGTATATACAAGTATTGATGGTGTAAAAAGACAACTTACTGCCTTCTACGAATCTGTAGGAGGCACTAAGGTAGAGACTATCACTAAGTATGCAGGTCATGAAGGTGAGAAACGTATTATCTTCTCTAAAGCAGGTGCAGGTTATATAAAGTTCATGATAGCTACTACTGATGGTATCTATTATACATTAGATAGGATCAACTGGGTAAAACTTATATCAGACACTATTACAGAGGCTTATATAGATGGTATACAACTTAGTACAGGAGAGAAAAAGTGGGCTGTAGTTACATATGAATATTATTCAGTTCCAGGCATGTCTCTCTCTGCTTATCGTATTAAAGTATATCTGATTGACGAGTTAAATAATGATACTCCTGTAATCACTACTCTTCACGAGAGTGAGTTGAACTCTTATAAGTTATACTCGAATATATTTATGACGGAGAACTGCATTTGGACTGTTAATGAGAATGACGGTAACCTCACAGCTTTCAAGTATGACGGAACTTCTTTTGCAGTTACTCCTAAAGATACTAGTAATAATACTATAACAGATGCTACTATTGTAGATTTCTCTAGCAAAGCGTATCTGTTACAGTGGATAAATGGAGATACATCAGAAGATTCTACAGCAGGATTCATCATTTACTCATATCCTACAGAAGCAGCAGGTACTAGTGTATCTTCTTTATTAGCTTCAGGTCCTAAGAATCTTAATAATGTTACATCAGTATATAGTCTAGACGGAACATCTTTAACATCAAGTGACTGGACATATACTCTTAGCTCAGGTACTGTAGGACCTTCAGGTATAAAAGGAGAGACTGTAGGAGGAGCTATTGAGTATCCTTCAGCAAAATTTAAGTATTTCAATGGTAGACTATATAATATCATATATGCAGATATAGGTGTTAATAAGTCTTCTAGTAAGTATGCTTATCAGCTTTATGGGGTGATGGAGATCTCTTATGAAAATGATACACTAACTACTAGAGTTTTCATAGAACCTAACAAAACTACTTCTTATACAAATTATAGAGTTAAATCTCTTATAGATGTAAATGAGTCAGGTATTTTCTATACTAGAAACGATGGTAATCTCTACTATAAACCTTCTATGGACTCTGCGGAGGTACAACTAAGTTGGGGATTTACTCCTTCTTTCCTAGAGACTTCTATAGATAATTCTGCTATTGCAATCACTCCTCCTGATTCTTATGTACCGGATAATGACTCCTTGTCTGAGAATACAGTATGGACAGGTAGTGACATCTCTACATTTGTAACAGGTACTATAAATAACTTGAGTGCTTCTCATCTCTCTGTCTTTGGATCAGTTGGAGCTAACGCATTCTTAAATCTCGCTAATGGTACAGAGATATTAGTCAACGAATCTGGTACTTATGTTCCTTATATAAAGGTATCTTCTAATAGACTCATAAGAAAGTATCTGCCTAATTATACTTCTAAAGCTTATGTATATATCGAAGGGTCTACACTAAGAGGTTCAGACTATCTAGAGTCTAAGCATATAAGAACTCGTATGTCTAGCTATATACTTTCTATAGCAAAGGGTGAAGCAGCTACAGAATCTAATATTAACTCATATGCTAATATCCTAGGTAGTAGAGTAGCTTATGTAGAAGGGACTACTACTGCAGGAGAGTATTGGTTAAGCGAGACATACAATCCTGGAGGAGAATTTAACACAGATTTTTATGATCCTATTGTTGTTTATTACGTAACTACATCCGGGTCTATTGGCGAAGCTTCAGGAGATGTCACTCCTACTCATGGTAATACTGATTATCCTGTAGATGTATCTGCTAAATATATAAGACCTATACTCGAATTAACTAGTCCTGCTGTCATTATGGAAGAAAATGCAGATGGGACTATAAAGTTTAAGGGGGACTGATGATATGGATATCTACGTAAATCATTTCAGTAGTGTGAAGGATGGTCTAAAATTCCTGGAGGGTCTGAGAGTATCTCCTGAGGTTTATGATGTACATATTACATTAGTCAAAGCGAATACTCCTCTAGCTGTATCTTTGAGTGGGAATTTCTTAGATGAGAATCTCAACTGGGAATATGTAGAGTCTCAAGGATATGTAATAGAGAAGGATTCTCACTCTTTCGGAGAGTATAGTGCATTCCTATCAGTACCTGAAAATTCCTTTACTATTACTATCCCTACAAACACTCCAGAGCAGTTCTCCATACCTTATGTAGAAGCTATGTTTGAGAGACTTTATGGTTGTAAGAAGCCTAGTTATCGTAAGAAGACTAATGATTTCATGGTAGAGAGTAAGAAAGTCCTAGGACGTGCATTCTTCCGTGAAGGTGAACTCTATCATGCTATAGGTACATTAGACTCTATCCCTGTAGAATTAGATAAGATATTCACAGATAAATGGTTAGAGAATAGTGGAAAGATTCCACCTTCTGAACGTGTAATTGGTTACCGTGAAGCTACTAATCAACCTGAAGCTACTATAGAGACTTTCGCTGAAGATCTCAAGTTCCGTATTAATGAGCAGTTAAAGAATACTGTACAGAATATATACCACATTGATGCAGATAAGGAGAGTGAATAATCATGTTTGAAAAGATTAAGAAGTATTACATCAAGGGTCTTTACAAGGATTCACATTTAAAAGTTCTCGTAGCTAAGGAAGCAATCACTCCAGAACAGTATACTGAGATTACTGGAAAGCCTTACGAGAAGTAATCTGTATTTAGTACCTATAAGGTATTAGATAAATAATTAAATTTATATTATAGGAGGAAGAAATTATGGCTAATGTATTTATGGAAAACCTTAAGGGTATCGTTGAGACATCCTATGCAGGTGAAGAAAAACCGAAGTATGACTGGCAGACTTCTATCGATATGTTTATCAACGAAAATCGTATCACTGTAGGTATGAATCCTGCAGAGATCGAGGCTCAGAGAACTGAATTCCTCGAGTATGTAGCTGCACGTCAGTTTGATAAGGAAGGTAATGATATCACTAAGCCTGCTCCTGGTATCGGTGAAATCCCGCAGGGAGATATGTATCTTGTTAACGGAAAGTACATCAAGATCACTGGAGATATGATTAAGGACTAAGATATCTTAGTCCTTATCTATACTATCTAAGGAGAGATGAGCTCATGAAGATTAAAACTGAGACTATTGTGAGATTAGTTATATTATTCATTGCTCTCGTAAACCAAGTACTCACATCAATGGGTATGAGTCCATTACCTTTTGAAGATGAAACTGTAACGGAGCTAGTTAGTATTACAGTCACTGTAGCAGCTTCTGCGTGGGCTTGGTGGAAGAATAATTCCTTTACTAAGGAAGCTATTGCAGCAGATGAATACTTAACTACTCTCAAGAAAGAGGGTAGTGTAAAGAATGGCTAAGGTATTTTTAGGTGTAGGTCATGGAGGTAAAGATCCAGGAGCTACTGCAAATGGATTAGTAGAAGCGGATATTAATCTAGTTATTGCACTGTCCTGTAGAGATGTCTTAGAACGTCATGGAGTTACTGTATTAATGAGTCGTTATAAAGATGAAGATGATATAGTATCAGAAGAGATTAAAGAATGTAATGCATTTAATCCTGACTTAGCTATAGATATCCATACTAATGCAGGTGGAGGAGATGGTTTTGAAATATTCCACCACTATGGTGGAGGAGTATCAAAGACACTAGCTTCTAATATTAATAATGAAGTAATTTCTATAGGTCAGAATAGTAGAGGACTTAAGACTAAACTTAACTCTGCAGGAAAAGATTACTATGCATTCATCCGATCTACTAATGCACCTGCTGTAATAGCAGAGTGTGCATTCATTGATAATAAAACAGACATCCAGATTATTAATAGTGTTGAGAAACAATTAGTATTCGGAGTAGCTTACGCTAAAGGAATTCTTAAGACTCTAGGTATCACATATCAAGATGAAAGACCTTGGTATGCAGATGCTAGAGACTGGTGTATGAGGAAGAATATTACCGATGGTACAAACCCTCAGAACTATGCAACAAGAGCTGAAATCTGGACTATGCTATATCGTACATTTAGTCAGATGAATTAATTGAGTGATACTCGTAAGATACCCTTACGAGTATCTTCTTTTATAAATATGAAGTACTACACTATAATAGTTTACTATCATTTAGATGTAAGTAACTAGTTTAGTGAATAATCACAGAAAGAAGGTGACTAATCTTGGCAATTGCGGTTAATGGAGGTCACGTATCGAGAGCTTTAGATTTCTATAATACAGATAGTAAATACTTCATCATAGGAGGTACTACTCCTTGGGAAGACGATACTACTCCTCTCTCTCCTAGTGTCGAAGATTATAAACTAATTGATGTCGTAGGTCTTAAAAAAGTAGATAATACATATATGGTAATACCGACAGATGAGACAGAAAATGTCATATCGTATCGTAATCAAAATTGGAAGAGAGTAGAACCTCAGATAAAAACTACTATAGGTACTACAGGAGTTACTGCAGGGTCTAAAGTAATTACCGTATTCTCTGTAGCAGGGTTGACTGTAGGAGCTAAAGTACGTGTAAATAATCTGTATGAAGGTAAAATAACTAATATATCAGGACTATCTCTTACTCTAGATACAGAAGCTCCAGTTAGTATTCCTGCAGGTAGCGAAGTACTAGGAGGAGCTCTTGTAGAGGGAGCAAAGTATGTATACGTAGACTGTTATTTAGAATATGATAACTTCCCTCTAGTTACTTATAGACAGATAGGACTCTGTACTAATGTAGTCCCAGTAGAAAATATTGACAGAAATATACTAAGATCTGCTCGCTATAATCCTACTAAGAATGAAGATGAATATACATCTTTAGGTATCTTAGAAGTATTAGATAATAGAGTCCCTGGTACTAGAGACATAGATCAGCGTGAGCTACTATCGCTTATAATAGAATTTTAAGTCTTGATATCTATGTGTATATAATCTAGTAAAGGAGGATTATCTAGTCATGCCGAAATTTAATCAGTCAGTAGCTCCTTACTATAATATTAGAGACAATAAGGAGCAATACCCTCATTACTCACAGTATACTCAATTACTTGCTGTACCTGGGCGTGTAGCACAAGCTAGAGAACTTACTGAGATTCAGTCTACTGTAAAAGATATTGTAAAATCTCTAGGAGATAGTATCCTAAAAGACGGTAACGTAATAGAAGGATGTCAAGTCATAGTAAATGATGATAAAAGTACTGTTACAGTTACAGCAGGAAGAGTCTATCTAAATGGTATGGTATTACCTGTAGAAGAAACTACTATAGGTATCACAGGAAAAGGTACTGAAATCATAGGATTCAAGTTAATTGAGACTCTGATTACAGAGAACGAAGATATCACCTTGAGAGATCCAGCACAAGGGTATGATAATTTCAATCAAGCTGGATGTCATCGTATTAAGAGTGAAGTAAGCGTAATAAAAGTAGGAGAGAATGATTCAGACTATGCTATATTAACTACTCTAGCAGACGGAGCTGTGACAGTAGAGAAATACGCTCCAGAGTATGATGTACTTACTCAGACTTTAGCTAGAAGAACATACGATGAATCAGGTTCCTATATCGTAGAAGGATTAACTGTCAGAGTAGAGGATAATATAACTAACAGTAATAAGGTAAATGTAGTAATAGAGTCAGGTAAAGCTTATGTATTAGGTTATGAATTGAAAATACCTGCTCCTAGAAGAATTGAAATAGATAGAGCTCTAACTACTGAGCAGCCTATCAATCCAGCTACTGGGCTCTACCGTACGGGTATCAATAGTTATAAGATACATGATGATCCTTATATATCATCCATCAAACAAGTAACAGGGTATAAATCTCATGTAGAAAATTTAGGAGCTCCTGCTACTAATACTGCGGAAATCCCTCTAGAAAAATCTACTATAGAAACACAACAGCAGTATGATGGAAAATATACTTACCATATTGAAGGATACGAGGCAGGAGTCGATTATGAAATCTATCCTGAAGGAAACTATTGTTTCCTAGTATGGAAAGGTACTAATAACTACCCTACTAGTTCTTACAATGTATCATATAGGTACATTCATACATTTGAGTCAGGCGTAGACTATGAATTGCATCATAATGAATCGGATAACAGTCATGAAATTAAATGGATATCTAGTAATACTCCTCTAGTAGGTACGACTTTTACAGTAGTGTATGAACAGTATCTAGCTCGTAAAGACGTAGTATATATAGATCAGTATGGAGATATATCTGTAGTACAAGGCACTCCTGCACAGTATAACTTTGAATTGACTCCAGGAGCTCCTGTTAATACTCTAACTCTTGCTACTATCTCGAGTCCTCCAGGAGGAAATAATTCGAATAATAGTAAATTAAAAATCATTACATCTAATGTAGGATTGACTAGATTCACAATGAATGATATCCAGAAGATATTAAATCGCATCAAAACTCTGGAGTATGATCAGACTATCCTTTCATTGAATGATGAAGCTAGACAATATGAAACTACTAGTGAGAAGAGAGGCATCTTTACAGACCCACTTATAGACTTCTCTAAGATAGATTATACTTACAACTTAGAAGATGGAGTAGCTGTAGATCCTACATTACCTATCTATGACGCTACTATAGATACTGATAGCAATATGAGTTATTTGCCTGTAAATACTAGAGCTTATGATGCAACTCCTAGTAACTTAAGTACTGCTAATATATCAGGTAGAACTGCTACACTAGCAGTCACAGGAGAGTCTGTAGTATTGTCTCAATTGTACGCTACTAAATCTTTTTTAGTTAATCCGTATACTACATTCCCTCAATTACCTGAAATATCTATCACACCTGCTGTAGATACTTGGATAGATGAAACTCTCATCACAGTGCCTGTATCTAGATCTACTACTGAAGTAATACAAGCCTCTACTAGACATATATCGAACTGGGGTAGAGCTTCTGGATCTAGTACTACGGATACAGCTATAGGTCAGAGAGTAGATACATTTAGTGAAGAATCTATTGTAGCAGAGTCCTCTATAAAGTACATAAGAAGAAGAGAAATAGAAGTAGATGGTAGTCTATTCCCTCCAAATTTAGAAAATATCAAATGTTACTTCGATGGAGTAGAAGTTCCTTTGATAGCTACAGGAGATACAGAAGCAGGAGAAGGAGGTTCAGTTAAATCTAATGAATCTGGAGCTTTCACTGCTAAATTTACTATACCTGAGAATATCCTTACAGGTATAAGAGAAGTTAGATTATCTTCGGATGTAAAAGTCGATGGCTATGAAACTTCTGCATTTGCTTTATATCAAGCTTCAGGTACTTCTAGGACAATACAACGCACGGTAACTACATTAACTACTGTATTACTGAATAGAGTTACTACAGTAAATACTATAGTATCTCCTATCGATCCTGTAGGTCAGACTTTCGTATTAGACAGAATGACTTTGGTTAGTGGTATTGATCTTTATTTCGAGTCCAAACCTACAGGTAACGTACCTATCACCTGCGATATAAGAGAAGTGATAAATGGAAATATCACATCTACTGTATATGGTCACTCAACTCTACCTGCAGATAGTGTACTTATTAGTAGTGATAGTAGTGTAGCTACAAGATTTAAATTTGATACTCCTGTTCTACTAGAAGAGAATAAAGAGTATGCATTCGTAGTGAGATCTACATCTCCTAACTATAGATTATGGGTAGCTGAACTCGGAAGTAGCGATATCTTATCAGGAAATTTAGTATTGTCTAATCCGTACCTCATAGGTGTAATGATGTCTTCTTCGAACAATAGTTCATGGACTACTCATCAGACTATGGATATAAAGTTTAGATTAGTAGAAAATACTTACAGTAATACTTCTGACATATATTTTGGTAGTATTACTAGTGAGGAAGAGTTCGGTAGGATATATTTATTAGCAGAGTCTGCTATATTAGAAGGCACTACTGTGACCTGGTACTATAGTGTGGATGATGGAGTAACTTACAGAGAGATATCTCCTTATGATATATTAGTGCTAAATCAGACGGCGGAAACTATTAATATTAAAGCTACTTTAGCTAAATCCGTAAGACCTAATTTATCTCTGACTCACTTATCTCCTATCGTAGCACTGGATACTATAGGAGTTGTATTGTCTAGTTACGACACTCTAGGGTGGTATATAACTGATAAAGTCCCTGGTATAGATCCTTACACTAACGTAGATGTAGTAATTGATACTTACAATACTAATAATACTTCTATGGAAGTATATGTAGCTTCAGTAGAGAAACCTACAGCTGATGATTTGATAAAAGCTACTATAAATAAATCTTCGGATTTGAATTACGGATGGAAGCAACTTACTTATAAAGCTACTGTACCAGATTTAGGTCAAGATACAGACTACTATCTAAGAGTATATATCAAAATGGGGAGTACTCTTAAATATGAGACTCCTGCATTCAGAAGATTGAGAGTGATAATGTCGTGAGAAAAGAAATCGTAGATCCTAAGAATGGAGCAATACTTTTCAAGAAAACAGAGGAGACTATAACTCTAGAAATCCTTGTAGGTAAAGTGAAAGATCTAGAGAGTAGAAATAAGAAACTTGAAAAGCGTTTATCAGAGATAGAAAAATTACTAAAAAAGGACTCGTAAGAGTCCTTTTTCTTTTATAAATTATTAGAGGGAAATAGAATTTTATCACGTATTATGATAATGTAAGGAAGAACCTCATCGTGAAATTAACTTAAAGGAGTACATCTATGAATAACAACATTGACTGGAAAGAGATAGAAGATAAAATAGCTATCATCTGTTACAAATTTAGTAACTTATCTTCATACCATGAAGATTTAGCACAAGAGCTTAGAATCCACGCCTACTATGTCTCAGATAATTATTATGACTTGTATCGTAAAGCTATAGACTTCTGGAGAAAGTTACAATCTAGACAGTCTCCTGAAGTTCCTTACTTTGATTTAGAACTTTTAGGAGGTTCCTATTCCATGGAGAAAGAAGCTACAGATCAGTTTAACGATATAGTATTTCTTATCCGTAAGGAATTAAATAGATTTCCTCAGAGTAAGTGGGATAGTAATAAGATAGACGTAGCTACGAAACTTTTAGATATCATCTTAGAAGATATAGACCCTAAGAAGGTAGAAGGTAATTCTGATATAGTAGGAGATTCTAATCTTAACCACTATATCAATCATAGACTAAATTTATCATGGGTTTCTGAAGAGACAGGTATCGGATATAAACAGATAGTTATGGCTATGAAACTCTTAGAAGATATAGTTAGAGGATTACATGCTATGAAGAAGATAGAGATTCCTTTAGAGTATTTCCAGGGATACTACGAATAATCTTCCTTACAATTGAATAACAAATAAGAGCTCCTAGACGATCTAGGAGCTCTTATTATTTTAAGGTTAGGCGTGGAAGGAAACTCATAAATAGACTGTTGTAGAGTCAATATTGTAGTGAATTAACCTATCTCAAGTCTCATTCACTACAGTGTCAATATGATTTACGATAGTCTCGTAATGAGACAAGATATTCTCCTCTACTAAATCATACAAGGTACTTACTCTCTCTAATCTTTCTTCTTCTGACAAACTTCCTAATATATCAGGTAGATCCTTATAATTAGTCTTACTTACTCTTATAGCAGAGTTGAATCCTAACCAGTCAGGTGTAGATTCTTGACAAAGTACAGGTAGACATCCTTCTCTGATAGCTTCCATAGTAGCTATCTCTACTCTAGGTTGATGATTACGTAATCCCATATTCCTCATCAAGAATAAGAAATTCCAATGGTACTTGACATCTTCTAATAATCTAGGTACTTGACTAGGCTCAAAATATCCTAAATCATGATAAGACTCTGTAGGTAATTCTTCCATCTTTAAATTATACCAGTAACTCTGATGAGATCCTGCAGCATACACTTCTATACCATTCTTTACAAAATCATCAGACATAGACAAGTACTCATAAATCCTTTTTGCTGTAGTCCATCTGCAGGTAGACATAATCTTATTACTCTTCTTCTTAGCTTTCTCTAGTATCTTCTCTTTAGGAGGTAATAAAGGACTGAAGCTAACATACTCCCAATCTCCACAGATATCAATATAGTCATCGAAGCAGTCTGCCATACCAGGACAATTGAACATAACAAATGTCATATTAGGATGATTAAGAAAATTCATGTGATAAGGGTAAAGTTTCCTATCATTCTCCTCATGACATATGAATGTAAACTTCTTAGTATGGTTCAATACATCTATATACTTATCAGGAGTAGCTTCATTATACTTTTCGTAAGTCAGACCTGGGGAAGAGAATATTACGAAATCATAATTAGAGAGTATCGAAGGATTAGAGTGATACTCTACAGCTTCAGCTAAAGGAGACTTGTAGTTCTTATTATCACGTAATGTAATTAAATCTACATCTTTTATGTATCTACGTAATTGATCTGCTAGGTAAATAGGAGCAGAAGAAGCTCCACCTACTTCTCCAGGACCAAATCCATTGTGAAATGTACATATACAAACTTTAAAATTATCTCTCATACTCTACTCCTTAATACTTTGCTATATAGTATTCAGCATACTCCGTGAGATCTATACCTTCTATTACTGCTCTAGCTTCTAAGATTGCTAGATAATCTGCCATAGCTCTAACTTGAATATTGTAAGTGCTACGAGGACATGTAGGCTTAAATCCTATGATCTCTTCTCCTCCGAAATCCCACTTACTCAGTAGATCTCTTAATTTATTATATCTTATAGCTAATTGTAAGTATTCAGATTTAAATCTTTCTTTATAATCTGAACTTGTCATCATAGAAATAGTATCTTTCAATTCCATAATTAATTATCCTTTCCATCTAAATATTTTATACAGAGATAACCATCTTCATCTACATAAGCCATATCAGGTAGTTTCCAGGAAGGGTTATACTTCATACGATCAGAGTATTTATAATTAGACCTTAACTCAACTGTACGATTCTCCTCATCATATCCTAGTACATTATTAGGAGTAAGAGTAATCTTACCTATCTGAGTCATGAGAGCTAATATAGGCTTACTCCTACCTGTCACATGTCCTGAATTCACTAGAGATTCGTAACAGTCTATCATCTTTGATACTGAAGGTCTTAGATGATGAGTACCTTTCATAGGTACTGCATGGAATAGATAATGAGCTTCTATTCCTCTCATTCTCATAGAGTGATATAGTTCAATGAGTTGCTTAGGAGTATCATTTACTCCCTTTAAGAAAACATTTTGAGAGTAGATAGTGATACCTATACTCTGTAATCTCTTTATTACATTATCTACATCTTCATCGAATTCAAGATGTGAATTTATTTGAGTAGCTACTTCTACTCTCTTGACTTTACTATATCTGCTAAGAACAGAATATATCTTCTCTGAGATGGTCTTAGGAGACTGAGTAATCATCCTAGTAGCTATACGATAAATTTGTACATTAGGAGCTATATCATAGAGATAGCCTAAGAATTTACTAAGAGCCTTGATATTAGTAAATGGATCTCCTCCAGTAATCAATATCTCCTCGAATCCTTCATCTCTGCAGTACTCAGCTATAGCTATCAGATTATCGTCAGTAAGTCTATAATGATCTTCATAATTACTCCTCAAACAGTATCTACAGTTAGAAGCACATCCCCAAGCTATCTCCACACATCCATGTCTTCGATATAACCTTTCAAGATTCTTTATAGAGTCTCCTTCACAATCTGCTTCATAGTGTCTATTATTCACTTCATCAGTGACTATATCCTCTTCTTCCCTATATACGTACTGATTATATATAGACAAGTACTCCTCAGAATCTTTACCATATGTTTCTTCAAGAAAAGATAATTTATCTTTTAAGTGTTTACTTATCACTTGTCTGAATTCTTCTCTTCTACTCAATCTATATTCCTCCTAACTGACCTAATTTTGCCTGTATTCGAAACTTCAATTAAACCGAATTTTACAGGAATATTCAGAGATAATTTATTACGTATCTCTACTCTGATATAGTCTACTATTTCCTCATTATGGATATAATCTACACTGCTAATTATTAACTCTGCGTACTCAATAGGATCTTCTCTAGAGACACGTAACTGACTGATAAGATCAGGACATCCATAGAGTAATCCAGCCTCTGCTACGATGTCTCTAATAGTATTAGGATAAACATTTAATCCTCTTATGACTAACATTTCATCTGATCTTCCTAATATATTGAATCTAAAGTTAGGTCCATCAGACAGAACTTCTACGATATCTCCTACATTGTAGTTGATACGATTAATAAGTCCTCCCTCATATGTAGTAGTGATGAGTAACTCTCCTACTAAACCCTTTTTAGGAGGTAGAATCTGATCTCCTACTTTAATACTAGCAAAAGCAATATCATCTGCTAAGAATTGAAGACTATCTCTAGTATAATAATTCTCAGAAGCTAACATTGAGATACTATCAGCAGAGCCATAATTAGCATTCAAAGCTTCAATACCCCACTCTTCCTCAATATTTTTCCTAAAATTAGGATTCTGGATACCACTTTCTCCTCCGAAAAATCCATACTTGAGTCCAAGATTCCTAGGACTCATATTAAATTCATCCTTGAGAACTTCTTTAATTTTGTACATATAAGAAGGAGTACAAGAGATACCTTCAATATTATAGTACATGATAGTATTAATCAATTCTTTAGTGTTACCTACTCCGTAAGGAAATACAGCAGCTCCTGCTTTCATAAGACTAGTACAGTCTACGAATCCTCCAGACCACATCTGGAAATTAAGGCAGTGTATTATCCTCATACCTGGACGAACTCCTGCATTAATGAAGCATCTAGCTCCTACATCAGTAATCTTCTCGAAATCTATCTTGTTCATAGCTATAGACAAAGGAACTCCTGATGTAGAACCTGAGGTTCTCACTACTAAATTAATATCTCTTTCTTTTACTTCAGAAACTCCTAAATGATTAGTAGACTGAAAAGATAGTAAATCTGACTTATAAGTAATCATTAGATTAAACCTCCTTCATCGAATATCTTTTTATGATCTATGATATGAGCAGGATTACCTACTACAACACTATTGTCAGGTATATCTCTTATAACTACAGCTCCCATACCTATTGAAACGTTCTTACCAATCTTTATTCCATTACGTATTTTAGCTCCTATACCTATCACTGTATGGTCACCTATCACTGTACTACCTCCTATGATAGTACCTGCAGCTATGATACAAGACTTACCTATAATACAATTATGACCTATCTGACACCCAAAATCAATTTGAGTATTATCTCCTATTTTAGTATAATTGAATGTTCCTCTACCTACCATAGTATTGTATTTGATTACTACATTATTTCCTATCAAGACTCCTCCTAATTGAGGAAATTGTACTATAGTCTCTGCATCATACCCTAGGACAGGACTAAAATCAATACCTCCTAATATGACTCCATGATCTATCCAGCAGTTACGTCCTATAATAATTTCTTTACAGTAAATATTAGGTAGATATCTAAGATAGTCAGATTTAGACAGATTATCTGTATGAATCCTTTGAAGTCTAGAGAGCAATTCAAATTTAGATACAACAAGACAAAATGTAAATTTAGGATTCTTTACTCTAATGAAATCATTTCTTTTAGACTGGAGTTCAGGATAAGATTCATTTATGAGATAAACACAGTGCTCACTATTGTCTAATCTTTCTAGATTAATGTCAGGTTTATTTATGAACATCAAAGTATTGTAATTAACGTCTAAAGAGTCTACTTGTATGATGTTGAATTCTTTATCTGAGGGACTCAGTGATAGAAAGCTTCGTATATCATTATTAGTTACACTCATACTAAAAATCCTCCGTTACAATAGTCATAGGATAAAATGCCTCTGCGTAATCTCTACCTATTTCAGTACCTCTTACTTTAGCGAGTGTAATTATGGAAGAGATATCTAGAATATCTCTCGGATCTCTGACTAATTGAGATCTATATTCAGATAAAGCTAATTTCTTCTTCTCAATATCTTCAGCTGAGAGTGGTACATAAAGCTTACTATTAGGGCTCAAGTTACTACTCCAAGTATTCACGTAAGGGTACTCATACATAGCTTTCAGCTGTATATAATTAGTATCTACTGTAGGACGTAGTGCAGCAACACTAGCTTGGAATACTGCTTGATGATCTTGGTGATGACTACTATAAGGGAAAAGAACTGCTGTAGGTCTAAACTCTCTAATCACTTTGTCTAACTGAGTTACTAAAGATTTCTTGTCTACCTGGTCTAGCTTTCCGTCTATAAATCCTTTTAATTGGATTAGACTTATACAGCCTTTACGAAATCCTAATCTCCATAGAGCATTTACAGTCTCTGATATTCTTTCCTCATTAGAAACTACTCTACCTACATTGTAATTATGTACATTAGAATGAGTAGCTACTAGTACTACCATAACTTTATTCTCAGTATCAGTAGCTAGCTTGCTCATCAAACCTCCGCATCCGATAGTTTCATCATCACAGTGAGGAGTGATGATTAAAGTACGTTTGAACATGAGTACCTCCTCTTATATCATAGAATGTCCATAGATATTTAAAGAGTTCATAATCTCTTTATTTTCAGATAAAGTGTCTTTCATAGACTTGATAGCTCCTCTTACTACAGTAGACAAATAATGATTTACAGGGATAGTAAAATAATCAATCTTATACTCCTTCAAGTACTGGAGAACTTCATGAGCTACCCTTAACATATAATAATTGTGTAATAAAGAGACTTCTTTTATCACTTTATTAGCTACTACTAAAGTATCTACAAGCTTCAATATCAATCCTTCAGGTTCTTCCTTAGCATCTCTCCACAATTCATAGTGGAGTTCACTATTACTGAATTGAGACTTGAAGAACTTCTTAGCTACACTATCAGCTACATCTTTTAAAGATTCTCTAGTACCTTCACTGTAATACTTGACAGGTCTAGGAATATCTCCTGTAATGACTTCCTCTAAATCGTGATAAACTGCTTTCATAACATACTTACTAGATTGTATGTATTCGAAGCCTGCAATTTTATTCACTTCATCGATTATCTTTAATCCTAACATTACAGTATCTATAATGTGTTGAGATAAAGATTCTGCCTCTACTAGCTTAGTACCACTATATCTGTAAGTATGGTCTAAGTTCATGAGAGGACTGGATACTAGTTCTAAAAATTTATTGTCCATTTAACGTCTCCTCCTTGCCCTTATCTTCTAAAATAAGAAACGTGACATATCTTATTATTGAGCTACTTTTATGATTTTATGCAAAAGTAGCTCAACGTTAGAGTTTCTTACGTTGCTTAGCATGTAAGCTTTTAAGCTTACAAGGCTGCGGAGCAGCAAGCAACTACGTAAGATGGAGGAGCTATATTATTATAATAATTAACATTATTATAATAATCACTTATAATGCTTAGCATGTAAGCTTAAGAAAAATGAAATCTGAGAGATTTCATTTTATATCTGAAGAGTAGAAAAGGGATTCTTGAAGATATCACGTATTATAATAATGTAAAAGAAAATTAAATAGGGAGAGTGTATCATGAAGACTTACAATGATGAGAGTATTAAAGTACTTTCTGATATAGAGCATATCCGTACTCGTCCTACTATGTATATCTCTACTGAGAGACCTTCATATCAAATGTGGACTGAGATAGCTGATAATGCTGTAGATGAAGCTATGAATGGATATGCTTCAGAGATTGTTTTTGAAATTGATTTCATTAATAATTATATATGTGTAGAAGATAATGGTAGAGGACTTCCTCAAGGCAGGAATGAAGAACTTGGTAAGCCTACTATCTTTGCTATTTACCAGAAACTCAACGCAGGTGGTAAATATGATCAAGATTCTTACGCTATGAGCGGAGGTTTAAATGGAGTAGGTAGTACAGTTGTAAATGCTCTATCTAAAGAATTCCATGTATTTTCTTGGAGAGACGGATCTTGTATTACAGCTGACTTTGAGTATGGTGAGACTGTAGGATCTAATATTCCATTCCATGATCCTCAGTATAACAAGAAATCAGGTACTAGAGTATTCTATCGTATTGATACTGAACATTCTCTTTTCACTGACAAACTTTCCGACTATGAACAAGACATTATTAATAAAGTACGTCTTTTGAAAACTTTGATGCCTAAAGTCAAAATTATCTATAATAATGAAGAGATTCAAGCTAGAGATTTTAGAGAATTCCTTCAGTTATCTAAAGAACCTTTACTAGATAATTCTATACTTATAGAGTGCAAAGACTATTCTGTAGCATTGAATTGGTCTAAAGATACTAATAAAAGTACACAAATTTCTTATTGCAATAGTATTTTTACTCCTAATGGAGGAGATCACGTCAATGGTATTCATAACGCATTGATAGATATATTTGGTACTGATAGTATGTATGGTCTCAATATAGCACTTTCAGTTAAATATCCTAGAGTAGAATTCGATAGCCAAGCTAAGACTAAAGCAATTTCTAAGGATATGAAATCATATCTTACAGAGAACTTCAGTACAGAATTCAAGTCTTATCTTCGTAAGTATCCTGATATTAAAGAGTCTATCTCTAAGTTAATTGCATATAAGAGAAATGAACTTAATAAACGTAATAACAAGAGTAATGTACGTAGAGATAGGAAGAGTACATTCTTAAATACCTTAGGAGTCTCTGGATTCGCAGACTGTAATTGCAGTGATAGATCAGGAGCTGAATTGTATATAGTAGAAGGTAATTCAGCTGCAGGTTCTGCTAAACAAGCTAGGGATGTTGAGACACAAGCTGTTATGCCATTAAGAGGTAAAGTACTCAATGTATTGAATTCTGATATGAAGTCTATCCTGAACAATAAAGAAATTGCGACTATTTATGCAAATCTTGATACAGGTATTATGGAAGACTTCAATATTAAGAAATCTCGTTATAGTAAAGTAATTATATTTACAGATGCGGATGAGGATGGCAAAAACATAGCAGCATTGTTGATTACTCTCTTCGCTACATTATCTCCTGAATTGATAGATTCAGGTTATCTTTACTTAGCTCTTCCTCCACTCTATGGTACATATGAAGGTAAGAAATTCATCCCTATAAATGATGAAGAAACTAAGAATGAGTATCTCAGTAAAGGATACTCTATCACAAGATATAAAGGACTCGGTGAGATGAATCCTGAGCAACTTCGTATCTCTTGTATGGATCCTAGTACTAGAGTATTGATTAGATTGGATAGATCTCCTGAATGCTCTCATAGGATACAGCAAGTCATGGGTTCAGATACTTCTTTTCGAAGAAAACTTCTTCAAGAAGAAGGGATTCTAGTATAGTCCACGTATTATACTAATGTAAGGGAGAAAGAAACTCCACAATAACTAATTAAAGAGAGGTAGAAGATTATGACATTTAAGATGATTACAGTTGATGAGTTCAACAAGGAACATGGTACTTCTTGGAAAGCTCCTAAGAGCGAGTATAGTGGAGAAGTTCAGGGTTTATATTTAGGAGTTAACCCTGAAGTAGTCTTAGAAGATGGTACTCTTGACGCAGAGAGTACGACTTTTATCTGTAATATCGATGAGTTAGATAATGACTTTTGGACTTGGCACAGAGAAGATATGTCTTACAAATATTCATGGACTGGAAGATTAGTATTCAGAGGATATTATTCTTCTCACTATGACTTTGAAGAACGTGATGAGTATTTCATAGAAGAGACTGTGTAGTCATAATACGAAGGAGCAGATTTATGAATTATATAAAAGATATAACTAGTAATTATACTGCTAGTTATGCAAAATACGTAGCAACTTCTAGAGCTATCCCTTCTTTAAGTGATGGACTTAAACCTGTACAGAGGAGATGTATTAATTCAGCTCACGACTTAAAGCTATTCCATGATAGGAAGTTCTTAAAAGTAGCTAAGCTAGAAGGTCAGGTAATGGGTGATTACCATCCTCATGGAGGAGCTAGTATGGTAATCTTAGCTCAGCCATTCAAGACGAGATATCCATTATTTGAAGGACAAGGAAATTTTGGTAGTCCTGATGAACCAAATAGTGTAGCAGCTAGTAGGTACATAGAGACAAGAATGACTAAATTTTGTGAAGATTTTTATCTATCCTCAGCTGATTATGCTGATAGAGATGATAACTATGATGGAAGACTGAAAGAAGTAGTGCAGTATTATCCTCCTATACCTGGAGTATTATTGACAGGGTCTTCAGGTATTGCAGTTGGATTATCTACTAATATTCCAACACATAGGATTTCTGATGTATGTTCATCTCTTCTTGAGTATATAATGAATCCTGAATCTTCTAAGTATCTAGACGATATGATGCCTGAGACTTGTGAAGAGTCGATCATTACAACTTCGAGAGCAGATATCAAGAAGTTGTATCAGACTGGAGAAGGCTCTATCCAGTATAAAGCTAAGACTCACTATGAGAGTATTGAAGGTAAGTTAGCTCTTGTAGTAGATGCATTTCCTCCAGATTACAGTAAGAAAAGATTAGAGACAGCGTTCATACTTGATGCAGTCGAAGCAGGTAATCTTGAGCTTAGGAATGAATCATCTACAGGTATTAGGTACGTATTCTTATCAGATAGTAAAGAAATACTTTCTGCTGTAGAAGAGAGACTTGTGAGTTCTTCAGGATATAGATTCTACATAGAGCATAAAGATAAGATTCATCTCTATACTCTTTCTGAATTATATGATGACTTCATAGAAGCACGTAAAGAATATGTGGTACGTAAATATGAAGATCTTGTCAAGAAGAATGAGATAGAGATTGAATTCATAAGAGTACTATTAGAATTCAAAGAAGACAGAGAGTATGTGAAGTCTATATTTGATAAGTCTCCGAAGGAAGTATCGAAAGAGATAGTTAAGAGATACAGTACTTCAGTAGATATAGCTTCTAGAATTATATCTACATCTCTGTCTAGTATGATGAGAGACAACATAGAGAAGTTAAAAACTAAGTACGAGGAATTGAATGAACAGATTACTGAATACAAAGGGTATGTAGATAATCCTATCTCGAAAATAGTATTAGATATCAGGAGACTTCATAAAGAGTATTCAGGTGAAGAGAGAAGAGCAGTTCATATCAAAGATATTAAGGAGAGTATAAGTTTTAATTACAGAGGAGAGACTATTACAGCTCATCCTTCTTCTCTATTCTATATTGCAGATACGAATAATCACTATGATATAATTCATGCAGCTGATCTCCAATCTAAAAATTTAGATGATAAGATTCTAGTACCTACGAACTGTGATTATTACGTATTCTATGATAGACAAGGATTAGTGGTAGTTACTAGTGAGACTATGAGTAGATTTGATAATAAATTCAAGAGTGATTCTCTCCTAGGTATCATAGGTACGGATGATTTATCTACTATTAGAGTAGATAGGAGTAATACTAAAAGAGCTTTGTATCTCGGAGATTGGGCTATACGTACTAGACTTTCCTATGTGAGGCAGGTAGATGGAGATGAAAGTATAGAATTAGTAGTCCAAGGTTGAGATTTGACACGTTACTAATAATGAGACTAATTAAGAAAGGATGTTTTGTTTGAATAAGAAGATTTCTATTTATCTTGCTTCATCTTGGTTTACACCTAAGATGAGAGAGATTCTTGACATACTAGAGAGTGAGCTGTCCTCAAGAGATAATATATCTCTTTACTCTCCTAGGAGAGATGGTATTGTGCTTCCTCCTAATCAGAAACATGATACTTCTTTGAGAGAGAGTATCTTCAAGGAGAATATCGAAAATATTATTAAAGCAGATCTAGTATTAGCTAACATAGATTGTACGGATTCATACAATGATCCAGGTACTATATATGAAGTAGGGTATGCTATGGCTAATAATGTTCCTGTAATAGGATTTACTTCTAGCATGAAAGACCTCGGAAGTAGATTCAAAGGGATCAGTGATGGATTCGATTTTATAATCCTCGGATATGATGAGTTAAATAAATATCTGGATACATTAATTCCTTCTACTAAAGATACGTCAAATAAAGTACTCTTAGTTGGAGCAGGTAATGAGGATGTGGATAATAAGATAGCTTCTTATATCATGGATAGTGGAGCTAATCTTCGATGGGTTAATGAGATGCATAGTGATATATACTCTAGGATCGATGAAATTTTCGAGAATGTACAGTATATGATTGCGATCATAGATGATAGGAAAACTCTTGTTTCCTGGATGATAGGACAAGCTTATGCAAGAGGAATACCTATCATTACATACTCAGATTTTAATTGGGGAATTAATGTGATGTTACTCGTATCTGTATTGACTCATCTTAGAGGTGTGGATGAATTATCACAATTTTTACAGCAAGTTAAGAGAGAAGGATTAGAGTCTATCCCTAAATTCGACATCTCTCAGATAGATTCTATGTAGGTGAGTAAATGAGACTGTACAATAATGTAGAACATCCTCTTCGAGTATACCTCGAAGAGGAATATTCAGGAGAAATATCGAAATTGATTTATTCTCTCGATAGTAAATATTCTCCTCCTGAGAATTCATACAACTCAGAGGATGAAGTAGAGAGTATAATCTTCTATGATGAATATTCAGAAAAGTACTACGTAGTTCATGGATTGTTACATATAATAATTAAAGAAGCTTCCATAATAGGTATAGAGTGTAAAAATGAAGTAGATATCGGAGAGGAAGAGGTAGTATATCCTGATATAGATGAAAATATATTAGAAGGTATTTCTCTTAGAGAATACCAGATAGAAGGTATTTCTACAGCATTAGCACATAAGAAGGGCATAATACAAGTACATACAGGTGGAGGAAAGACTGAGATGATGATAGGAGTAGCTCGAAGGTTATTCGAGGATACTCCTATGAACATTTTACTGTGTGTCCCTACGACTAATCTTCTATATCAGACTTATGAGAGAGTCCTTAAGAGAGGAGTGTCAGAGAAAGACGTCTCTCTGTTAGGCGATGGAAATAAGTTAGATACTAGTAGTCGAATAGTAATAGCTACAGTTCAGACAGCTTATAAGAGATTAGATAGTAATTCTGAGTATATGGAATGGCTTTCTAATGTAGATTGTCTGATGATGGACGAAGCTCATCATAGTAAATGTAAGACTTGGAGTACATTGATAGATAAAGTATCTCCTCAGTACTTGCTAGGGTTCACAGCTGAACCTTTCCATAAAGATAAAAACCACATAGTTAGTGATTTAGTCCTCAGAGGACTAATAGGTCCTGTAATACATAGAGTCACTATGGACTATCTAATATCGAAAGGCTATTTAGCTAAACCTTATGTTCTAGCTCTTGACTCTTCTTACAAAGGAGAGATTTATAGAGTTATCGACTGGGCTATAGTAAATAAGTCGTGTATAGTTAATAATAAGAGTCGTAATAAATTAATTAGTGAAGTAACTTCTGTCCTCATAGAAGAGAAAAAGAGACCTTTAATACTAGTACAGCAAATAGGTCATGGACAAGAGCTAGCTAAGTTGATATCTAAGCTAGGTTATAATGTATACATGATGACTGGAGGAAGACGTGTTACAGTATATCTTGATGGATCTGTAATAGACACATATACAGATAATGATAATTTAGTGATTAGAGATTTTAATGAGGGAAAGATAGATGCTCTAATAGGAACTTCTACTCTAGATGAAGGAGTAGATATGCCTTCTCTATCAGCTGTTATATTAGCAGGTGGAGGTAAAGGACGTCTGAAAATAGTACAGAGGTTAGGTAGATCTTTAAGACCTAAAGAAGGAGATAATACAGCGATTATCGTAGATTTTAGAGATAGATTCAATATAGTGACTGCATCTCAATTTAATAAGCGTAAATTGTTGTATGATGAACTCGGTATCCCTGTATACTATCTCTCCAATCTTAAAAGTATCAAAGATGTGATGCGTGATTTCTCTACTCCAAACTCGTCTAATTATTGAGGTTACCACGTTTCTTATATTGAAAGTAATGATTAAATAAATAGGAGGTGTCTTTCTTGCTTGACAGTACTCTTGAAAAGTTAGTATTTGCTGCATTCTTGAGAGAAGAAACATTCTATGCTCAATATAGCTCTATTATAGAGGATACCATGTTCTCTACTTCCAGCTGTAAAGTCTGCATTAATGTTTATATAGACTATGTAAGGCAATACAATAAAATACCTACACAAGAAGAGATGTATAGTGATCTTGGAAGATATTGTCAGAGGTACGGTATTGACGAATCTATGAAACAACGCTCTATTGAATTGCTACAAGAGTGTTACAAGATAAATTATAATTTAGATTATGTTAGAGATCATTTTATAAAATTTGCTACTACAAATAAACTTACTGAAGCTATAATAGATGCAGCAAAGAGGATAAAAGATAAAGGCGAGTATCTCTCAGAAAGAGATTATGAAGATATTCATGAGAGTATAGAACAAGCAATTACTATCAAAGCTAGAGATACTGAGGGAGTATTATTATCAGAGGTAGCAGATAATCCTAGTGCATTTATGCAGTCCCAAAATAGGTATGATAAGGATGCTATCGTAAAAACAGGAATTGCTACATTTGATAATGCTCATATGGCAGGAGGACCACTTCCTGGAGAGATGTATGTAGTATCTGCTCCTCCTGGAAGAGGTAAGTCTACTCTCCTTGTTAATATAGGAGCTTCAGCTTTGTTACAAGGTAAGGATGTAGTGCATATATTTGTAGGAGATAATACAGAAGCTGATGGTGTCCTGAGGTATTGTGCGAGATTGACAGGAGTACCTATGTCTCAGATCATGTTAAATTCCTCTAAGTATCTGGAGTCTTGGAATTACTTGAAAACTAATTTCTCTCTTGGAAATTTGATCATAGGAGCTTATCCTATTGACGGACCTACTATCTCAGATATTAGATCATTTATCACGAAGAATATCATACGTAGAGGTATAAAACCTGCAGTATTCATATTAGACTATATTGATAACTGTCGTAGGAATGATGCAATGAATTCTTATGAAGCTTTAGGTGAACTCTACAAGAAAATGAAGAATATATGTGAAGAGTTAAAGTTGATAGGGTATACAGCTTCTCAGCCTAAAATTGAGTTTTGGGATAATGAAGGAGTTGCAGGTTTGTCTAGCTTAGCAGAGAGTTCTATGAAGCAGCATATCATAGATGGTATGATAACTATGACGAAGAAGAATGATAATGATTATAGCATGTATGTTCCTAAATTACGTAGAGGACGTTCTGACTTTGTAGTAGATCTTATGATAGATTACGAGAGAATGTTCGTAAAAGAATCTTTTGTCTCTAGGAATTCACTTAAGCAACAGACTTCAGGGAATAATACTACCACTATGAACAACTATAAAGGAGAGGATATCCCCAAGCCTCCAGAGAATCCTTTTTAAATAGGAGATAGTAATATGTACGATTATCAATCCTTAGTAGAAAGAAAATTAGCTCCAAAAGGAGTATCAGGTAAAGATTCCATCTATGCTTGTCCTCTCTGTGAGAGTGAGGATACAGGTCACCACTTGTATGTAGACTATAGTAAAGGATATTGGCACTGTTTCCACTGCGATGCAGGAGGTAAGAGGATAGAAAGTCTATTAAAACTACTTAATATATCAGTAGACTATGATTATGAGATTCTTTATAATGAACAAGATGAAAGGTTAGAGGATATCTTCTCTCTAAAATCTACTAAGAAATCTTTAGATCTAGTAGATTACAGTACAGACTTAGAAATACTGACAGAATACTTTAGATTACATACATCTTCTTTGTCGGAGTCTGCATATCTTTATTTGAAAAGTAGAGGATTAGATGACAGTATCATCTATAGTCTAGGTATAAAGGAAGGCAGAAGTAGGTATGGAGAAGATATAGTGATTAAAAATAAATCCTATATTGGTAGAGATTATAGTGGTCGTATTATGATACCTTCTTTGAGGAAAGATGGATTAATATCTTTCTATGTAGGGAGAGACTACATAGGAGATAAGTCTCCTAAGTATCTAAACCCTCCAAAAGAGTTAGTTGCAAGTTCTGAGGATGTATGGTCTTTGGACATCATAGATACTTCCACTGTAATCATATGTGAAGGTGTATTTACATCTATCGCTGTAAATCAAGCTTTAGGTAAATTGATATCCTGTGCTACCTACGGTAAGTCTATAGCTCAGCATTCTAGTAATTCAGATGTGCTAGTGACTAGTCAAGGAGAGAAATTACTCAATAAGAAATTTAGTCAGTATATCATATTCTATGATAAAGATGCTAAGTCATCAGCTATAGCTAGTGCTAAGTACCTTTATGAAAGAGGAGCTACAGTAAGAGTAGTTACTATCCCTGAATATATGTATGGACCTAAAGCAGACGCAGCAGATATGAAACGAGAAGAAGTAATCCAGTGTATTCAGAACTCAATAGTATATGATAGATTCAGTGAGATAATTTGATACGAAGAGAGTAGCTCAACATTCACAATTCTTGCGTTACTTATAATGTAAGAAGGGAAGTAGTTCTGCTTAAATTATATGAAGATAAGGAGATAGTAATTATGGGAAAAAGTGAACGTATGAAACAGAGATCTTATACAGGAAATATTCCTCCTAAAGTTTCTATTATAGGAAAGACAGAGAATCCTATAGGGCAGTTATTCTGCGTATGGTCAGGTACTCGTTATCCTGATATCATGACTCCTGAAGATATCCAACATATCTACGACAATCATGATTGTCCTGAAATATTCTTCAGTGAGCAAGACTGGAAGAATGCTAAGATTATCTGTGAGTGGTATCCTGAGTATGCAGGAGAAGATGGTAAAGATTATAGAAATGTTATCTTGTCTATTGCTCGTAAAGTTATTGAGTCTAATGTTCCTGCAGGTGAAGCAGTCCACTTCAATATTCAGATTGATGATGCTAACGTAGCTTGGAGAGAGCAGTTAGTAAGAGGTCGTATTTCTCAGCAGTTCTGGACTATGTCTACTCGTATTATGGATATGACTACAATGGACGTTAATATGAATGAGAGTATTCGTCTTATTGGAGGAGATAAAGCTGTCAAGGCTTACAATGAGTGTGTAGACTATATAAGAGATACTTATAAGTTCTTAGTGGATGAGTGTGGAGTTCCTATGGAGGATATCAGACTACAGCCTCAAGGACATACTCACAGAGTTTACTGGATGGTTCCTTTACGTACGCTTATTACTATCCTTAACAAGAGATGTGACTGGATAGCACAAGCTACACTGTGGACACCTATTGTATCAGGTATAGTGCAGGAGTTAAGAAGACTTAATATGTATGATATCGTATCTCCCTTTATAGGTAAGCCTATGGTGGATGTATCTTGTCATTCAGATTATGGTATGTACTATGTATCTAATTACATCATGAATGCAGATAATGAAGATAGATACAGCGGTAGAGATAAAATTCCTTGTGACCCTCTTTGGCTTGCATATAAAGGATATCGTATGCCTGAACATACTGATATTGAATTCTATGATTACTTAAAGTCTATGTATATTCATCTTTGGAAAGATGATTATCTTGAAGTATTAAAGTGGGATAGAGAAAATCCTGAGGCAATAGGACCTTATGATAGACCTGCTAGTTGGTTTATTGAGAACAATAGAGAATCAGATATAGCATACTTAAAATAAGAGAGCCTATGAGCTCTCTTATTTTGTTTAGAGAGGAGATAAATTGTGGCTAAGTTCATATCCATTTCAGGACCTTCTACTACAGGAAAGACATCTTTAATAGATTCACTGAGTACATATTCTAATTTGAAGAATGTAGTATTCAGTCCTGACATACATGATGTAGTGTGGAAAGAATTAGTAGACTTAGGTTATTTTACAGAGTTTAAAGAGATAAGTACAGATAGTGAGTATCTTTGTACGTATATCATAAGATTGATCGAATATTATAATAAATACATAGATTCTTTTAAAGATAAAGATGTACTAGTGATATTAGATGGTTGTTGGCTGGATATATCCATCTACTCTATATTAAATATGTGGTACAATAGAATCATAAAGTCTGTACAAGATAGTATATTAGAGAGTATCTCGAAGTATGATGAGAGAATATCTAAGATTTATATCACGAAAGCTGATGATGTTAATTACCCTATAAGTAAGTATAGACTTAGAGGAAAGATAACTACATTCAGAGAAAATAGACCTTTAGAGTTAAAATACTATGAGTTAGCTAGACATTTTAAAAACGCAGTTTCACTTCCTTCATCTGACATATCAGACTCATCACTTTTTATATTGAGAGATCTTAAAGAACTAGGTCATCTTAAGTAGATGTTACGTTACTTATAAGGGAAGGTGAAATCATGATTACTACAGAGAAAGAATTATTATCGTATATAAGTTCTCAAGGTAAGTTAGATGCTATTGTAGTTGAAGGTTATGATGGCGTAGGTAAAGGTAGAGTTCTAAATATGCTCTCTGTATTTTACTCTAAAATACCATATCGTCCAGATTATAACTTGTGGCAGAAACATGGATTAGAGCAACCTGATAGATGGAAGATCTCTGGATTCTTCTGGGATATTTATAGTCATTTCATGAAAAATAGTGAAAGGACTGACTCTCTGATGCTATTTGATAGAGGAGTAATTAGTGGTGCTGTATACAATCACGACTACTCTATCGCTAGAGATTATAAGAAGATGATAGGAGATATGAAGATACTGCATATATTAGTCACTTGTAGTAAGGAAGACTATCTAAAATTCGCAGAGTTGAGAGATTCCGTAGATTCTACGCAGTATGATATATGTCAAATATATACTAGTGAATATATGAAGTGTTTAGAGATGTCAGGTGTAGACTATGTAGTTTACAATAATATTTATGATGAAGAGTTAGCTGGAGAAGTGAAAGAGACATGTGCAGGATGTGGGCATTATAGCTATGGTTGGTGCAGACATCCTGAGGTGAATAGTATCGTGGCATCTAGTACTATTAGGTGTGAGCTTTCTCAAGAAAGTGAGGTGCAGGATATTGGTAGCAAATCGGTGCAGTGCGTGTAGTCTACATGAGTGTTCCTATCAACAGGTACAGATAGGAGGTAATTGTTCTCCTGAAGAGTGTGAGCTCCTACTAGTAGGAGACTTTCCTAAGGCAGATGATGATATTACAGGATTACCATTCTCAGGAGATCAGTATAAATTCTTGTGGGACTTGTTAAGTCAAGTAGGTGTGAAGTATCAAGTAACTTATCTTATTAGGTGTATTCCTATTGATAAGTATTCTAGGAGATATAGGAAACCTGAGCTAGATGAGTATGTTCCTTGTTTGAAAGAGAAATTCGAGAATGAAGTAGAGAGACTCAAGCCTAAGTGTATACTAGCACTAGGACAAGCTCCTCTTGATGTTTTAGTATACAATGGATATATTTCAGATGCTGAAATCAAGACTAACAATCCTATTAAGAGCTTCAGAGAAAGATCTCATAATGCTTTTATCAGAGGTCAGAAAATCACGTTCTTGTCTACTTATCATCCCTCTTATGTTGCGAATAATGATAACGAACAGATATATAATCGTTTCATCGAAGATGTAGTATATGCTTGCAGACATGCAATGAAGGAACGTAGTGCTGGTATTTATAAGTCTATTGATATTAATGTTAATCAGTTAGAGAGGATTGTAGATATCTGGTGCAATGATCCTAGTATTGAGTGCGTAGGATTCGATACAGAGTCTAATGGATTGAATCCTTTAGTAAAAGGAGCTAAGATAACTTCTTTCTCCCTATGTGCTGATGGAGTAACTGGTTACAATATATTCTTGTATCATCCAGAGTTAGATATCTCAGATGATGAGAGGGCTAGGATTATAGCTGCAGCGAAGAAGTTACTTACTACTAAGAGTGTAGTAGCACATCATGCTAAGCATGAGCATAGGTTCGTTAAAGTACTATGGAAATTCACTCCCAATATCGTAGACGATACTATGTACATGTCTTATATCTTATTCTTAGCTTATCCAGGTATTAAACATAATTTAAAATTCCTGTCAGGTAGATTCTTAGGTATGCCTCCTTGGGAAGAATATATGGATGAGTATAGAGAAATTTTTGCTGCATTGAAGCGTAGGAAAAATTTAGATGATGTTAAGGTAAAAGAGTTAGTAGAAGATTTCGGTCCATATCTAGGAGTCACGTCAGAAGATATCTATAGATTCTGGAGTATCATCAAAGACCCTGACTACTATATTAAACAAGAGGAGTCAGATGATAGTGACGTATTAATGTGGATGGTTCCTGTACGTATTATGAGAGACTATGCAGGTATGGATGCTATAGCTGCTCTTAATCTTCGTAAAGTATTTAAACCTTTGATAGATTCTGACCCTGGATTGTCTAGAGCTTATAGTATGATGGTTAAGGGTGCAGAAGCTTTTGCTAATATGGAACTCAAAGGTCTCCGTATAGTGGATATTGATAGATGGACTAATATTTATCAAGAGAAGTTGGATCAGAACTTAGATATCTTGAAGAATTTTGATGAGGTAAAAGAATTCGAAAGAGAAAATGATGTGGAATTTAATCCTGCCTCTGCTAAACATAATGTGGAAGTATTCTACAATAAATTTAGATTTCCTGTAAAAGGTACTACAGGTAAGGGTGATCCTAGTACTTCTGAGACTGTACTCATCGATCTCATAAAAGAGTATAGAGAGAAGGAAGGAGAAGAGCGTAAGTTAGAATTCCTGACTACATTCAGAGAGTACAAGAAATTGAAGAAGTTGATGACTGCTTATCTTGTAGGGTTACGTAGATTCATGCATGAGAACGATGCTTTCGATGGTAGAAAGTGTGAGTATGTAGAAGTACCTAGTACTCAGAAAGACCTTCACATTCATCCAGGATATCTACTGCATACTGTAGAAACTGGTCGTGTAGCTTCTCGTGACCCTAGTCTGCATACAGTACCTGCAGGATCAGATATTAAGAGATTATTCGTGTCACACTGGAAAGGTAGAGGAGGGTTAATAGTAACTGCCGACCAGTCACAGTTAGAGTTACGAGTACTCGCTTCTATCATTGAGAGGTATTATGGAGACCCTAGCTTAGCTGATGCTTATAGACAAGGCAAGGACATTCACCGATTCAATGCATCTAAAGTATTTGCAAGACCTGAGGAAGATATCGTAGATTCAGAACGTAGATTCGCTAAAACAATTTCATTCTCCTTACTTTATGGTTCTTCTGAGAAGTCTGTAGCTGAGAGTACTGGCAGAACTCCTGCAGAAGTACATGACTTATTCGAATCATTCTATGCAGCATTCCCAGGTATTAAGAAATATATTGAGTCTACTCATGACTATGCTCGTCAGTATGGATGTGTTCGCACTCCTATGGGACGTATCAAATATGTCTTAGCAGCACAGAATCCTAATGATAGAGGTAAGTATTCTGCAGCATTGAGACAAGCACAGAACGGTATCATCCAATCTAGTGGTAGTGATCTATCATTTCAATCTATTGTATGGATGAATGATTATTTTAAAAAGAATAATCTAGATACTCAGGTAGTAGGATTTATCCATGACTCTATTGAATTGGACGCTCCTCCTGGAGAGTGGTTCGAAGCTTATGATGCTCTGAAGTATTCGATGAAAGATTTGAATGAGTCAGAGGATTGGATTACTGCACCTCTAGGTATTGATGTAGAGCTTGCTACCTCTATGGGAGATACTGTAGCTGTAAAAGATATGACTAAGCATGAAGATGGTTCTAGGACATTTGTATTGAAGGGTTATGATTATATCATAGAAGATATTATCAAAGAATCTTATTATTCTTATGATATAGTCGAAGATGAAATTTTAGAGGAAGAAGAATTCTTTAATCGTAGTGGAGATCTCGTTGCTCGTCGTGCTCTTAATCTTTCATTCGATGATAAGACATTTAATCTGAGAACTCATAAAATTAGATGGAAGCCTAAGAATCTTTAGAAGGGAATCTAGAAATCTTCACGTATTATAATAATGTAAGGGAAACGAATTATAAAGGAGGAAATCAAATGTCTAAGAATCTCGTAGAGTACCTTGAGAAGTGTGATGATGCATATTATAACAGCTCTAATCCTATTGTGAGTGACTCTACTTATGATGCTTTAGTAGAGACTCTTAAAAGATTAGATCCTACTAATCCTTATCTAAAGAAAGTAGGAGCTAAGGTAAAGTCTAATAAGCTAGGTCGTATTGTCCCTATGGGTACACTTTCTAAGTATCATACAGATGAGGAGATTATTAAGTGGCTTAATTCTGAGAAAGATGAAATTCTTTTATCTCCTAAGTATGATGGATTCGCTGTAGAGTTAGTCTATGATAAAGGTAATTTAGTATCTGCTAGTACTAGAGGAGACGGATATACAGGAGAAGATGTTCTCACTGCTATGATGAGAGTACAGAGTGTACCTATTTCTTTATCAGAAGAGTGGACAGTTACTGTAAGAGGAGAAGCTATCATACCTCTGATGCATCATGATCATGTGAAAGAATTAGGTTACTCTGCTATGCGTAATGCAGTCCCTGGTATAGTAAGATCTAATAAAGCGGAAGCTTTAGGTTATGTTGATTTTGTAGCTTATGAGTTCATTGATGGTTCTGCTGATAGAGTAGCTCAAAGAGAAAAATATAAAGGTAATTTCATAATAGAAGATTATCACCATCTGAATTACCAGGATATAGATGCTATGCAGAGGTACAGAGAAGAATTTCGTAAAGGTTATTACTACGAGATAGACGGAGTAGTCCTGAAGACTAGATTCATTCTAGAGGATGATTTTTTGAATCCTTCTCATATGATAGCTTGGAAGTATAAGAGTAATAGGGAGGCTACTGTTCTAAGAGATATCGAGTATCAGTTGGGATTGACTGGATACTTCACTCCTATCGGAATCTTCGATGAAGTTGAATTCCAAGGAGCTAAGTTGACTAGAGCTTCTCTAGGTAATATCACTCGTATGAAAAAAGACTTCGAAGGTCTGACGATAGGTAGTATCGTCGAAGTATCTCGTAGAGGAGATATTATCCCTTATATTGAGAAGTTGTCTTATATTGAGGAGAGTGGTGATTTGGTAACTCCTCCTATCAAGTGTCCTCATTGTGGAGAGTTCTTAGATGTAGATATCGAGAAGAACTTAGAAGGTATTCTTATAAAGTACGAGCCTCACTGTGTAAATAAATCTTGTCCTGAAAAACTCAGACTACAGATTAGTCAGTACGTTAGGACAGTAGGTATCAAAGGTATTGGAGATAAACTTGTGAGAGGACTCATCGATGCAGGACATATAAATTCTATCATTGATATCTATAGAATCAATCCTGCAGTTATCTTGGATATCCCTAGACAAGGACAGTCTTCTGTAGAAAAGTGGAGTCAGTTGCAGGAGAAGAGATTAACTTCCTTAGAGTTGTTGACTGCTTATCCTTTCATTGACTTAGGTAAGAAAGTATGGGAAGCATTACTTTCTAGAGGTTATAACTATATTGACTTGCTTGATATTACAAGAGAGGAATTATTCTCTTCTAAGATTAAAGGAATCGGTGATAGTAAGATTGATAGTATCGTCCACCAAATAAGTGAAAATCGTGAAGAGCTTCACTTCTTAGGAGTATTACAAGGTCTGTTGTAAGGTACAGTAGTAAATATTATTCGTCATAGTATAAATGCAGGACTGCAGTATTGATTATAAGTAGTCCTGCATTTATTTTAATATACAAGAGGAGGTTATTAATTTGGAAGAAATAATTCGTATATTGAGAAATAGAGACAAGAAAAGTTTAGAGTATCTAAAAGAGAGTATGCCAGCACAAGGTCTTAAAGAAGCTGATGAGGATGAAGAATTAGAAGATCCTCAAGAAGATGAAAATTTAGAAGATACTCCTGCGGATGATGAAGTAGAGGTCACTCCTCCAGTTGACTCTCCTGATAATATACCTACAGAAGATGAAGAAAATCCAGAAGAGTTCTCTCCTGATAATATACCTACAGAAGATGAAGAAACTCCAGGAGGTGAGTACATAAATCCTTTAGACAATTCTTATGCAGTTAAGTATGGTATAGGTCAGGAAGTAGTATTAAATTACGCTAATGGTACTAAGTCAAAATTGTACGGTACTATCGATGGATATGATACGGAAGGATTCTATAGAGTTCTCTGGTCTAATGGCAAGACTACGAATGGATTTACAGACATAGCATTATCTGATTTAGTAGATACTATAGAGGATAACAAGTGTGTCTGTGGGGAGACTAATTTCGTCACAGAAGGTAATAAATTAGTTTGTGATAACTGCGGCAGATCCATGAATGAAAGAGAAGATCATCTCTCTAAATTAGATAAGTCTCGTCCTAAAGATAAAAAGTTAGTAAGGTCTGAAGCTACTCCTGTATCTACCACTCTCAAACCTCCTGTAGTGGAGAGTGGTTGTAATAGAACTCTCAAAGATTCTATAAAGAGTGCATTCAAGAATAGAAAAATAAATGAAGATACTGAAGAATCTCTTGATTTATTCTCTAGATTAAAGGAAGAATTGTATGGGAAATTCTGGACTAGGGAGTCTGAGATGATAGAGGATGTAGAAAGCTTAGGCTATGAAGTAGTCTATAAAGATTCTCAGTACTTAGTAGTTTCTCCTCTAGGTGAGGAAGGAGACGATCTAGAACTCCAAATTCCTATAGTAGGTACTTCTCGTACTATGACTCTCGAATTTGAGAAATCTACTATTGTTTAATATTTGATATTACTTAGAGCACTGATTATTCAGTGCTCTTTTTATACCTAAACTAGCTCAACTTTCATAGTTCTCACGTTTCTTATAATGTAAGGAATTAAAACCTTTGTAAGGTTAATATCAGCTCTAGTAGAGCTCAAAAGAAAAGGAGAATATTATGTTTAATTATCACCAGCCTAATCTCGAGAATATGCAGCAGTATCTCAATCAAGAGAGTGAGAAATCTTCAGGAGGAGGTCCTAATTGGTGGAGTATCCCTTCAGGTATGTCCTCTGTACGTATCCTTCCTCCGTGGGATCCTACTGGTAGAGTAGCTCTCCCTGTTTATATGCATCCTATTGAGTATAAAGGAGAGGGGATGTCTTTCACTAAGTACAATTGGACTTGTGTGAATAAGACATTTAATAAGTCTTGTCCTATATGCGAAGGACTTTCAGAGATGTCTGCTTCTGGAGTAGATACAAATAATTGGGAAGCTAATCGTCGTCAGTTCTACTTTAATGCGATAGTAATGCATGACCCTACGTACAATGCACAGAAGAACTCAGGTACTGCTCCTGGTACACATGTGCTTATGAAAGCTCCTAAGACATTCTATGATTGGGTCATAGCTCAAATTACTAACCCTATGATAGGGGATATCACTTCTGTCACTAATGGTATTGATGTATATGTGACGAAAGAAGGTACAGGATTAGGTACTAGCTACAATATGACTCTTTCTCCTAATGGACGTACAGCAATTCCTCAGGAATATTTAGATAAGATTACAGACCTTTATAATCTAGATGATGTATTCTCTGTAGGATTTGATCAAAAACAGATAGATGAGTTAGTAAATCACTTAAAAAAGTCTGCAGGAGTCATAGCGAATAGTATTGCAGGTACAGTGAATCAGATGGCAGGTTATCAGAATATGCCTGCAGGATATGGGACTGCTAATAATGCTTTTCCTTATAATCAAACAGCTCCTGCTATGACTCCTTATCAAGCACCTAATCAGTTCACAGGAGGAGCTCCTGCAGTGAATCCTTTCACTCAGCAATCTCCTTCAAATTTTCAGTCGACTGTGACTCCTCCGACTCCTACGATGAACTCCCTTTCTGAGTCACAGTCACCTAATAATAGTGGAGCAAATCTTCCTAAGTGTTTCGGAAACTATGATGCTGGGAATGTAAATTGTGTAGTATGCCCTATGGAACTTCAGTGTGCAAAAACTAAAAATGGTTAATATGGGAGGTTCGTATGGATAATTTTGATATAAGTAAACTGATAAGTAATCAAGACTATCTGTATAAAGGAGGAGGATTCTCTAACAAACTCCCTACAGGTATCATCACTTTAGATATTGCATTAGCTGGAGGAGTTCCTCTAAATGGTTCTATCATAGAAGTGTATGGAGAAGAATCTCATGGTAAGACTACTATTGCTTATCGCATGTGTAAGAAGTGCACAGATATGTCTGAAGGCTATGTGACATGGGTAGATTCTGAAGTCAGTTATAGTAGAGAATGGGCAGCAGTACAAGGATTAAATGTAGATAAAGTTATTCCTTATCGTCCTCCTTATGCAGAAGCTGCTATGGATATTATAATAAATGATATCAAACTCTATAAAGAAAGATATTTACCTTGGTTGGTAGATCCTAAGTGGAAACCTTCTACCTTAGATGCTCAAGCTGCAGGAGTAGGAGTAACTAATGTAGAAGTCATAAAAGAGTATATGATGCAGAATGCACCTCCTCATATTATAGTTTGGGATAGCTTAGCTGCATCACCTGTAAAGTCTGTAGCTGAGGAGAATTCCGAGTACAGTTCAGGAATGGCTTACAGAGCTCGTTTGATTAAGTCCTTCCTCTCTAGATACCAGGTAGCAGTAGTAGGTTGTGAAAATATTGGTATGATCCTGATTAATCAAGTCATAGATAATATAGGAGATATGTATGGACCTGCGTTCACTACTCCTGGAGGTAGAGGACTTAGACATGGAAAACATCTTGCAATCTATGTAAAGAAGTCAGGTTCTGGAGAGAAAGATGCTGATAACTTCAAAGTAACTGACTATGTGATGATTTCTCTCACTAAGAATAAGGTGACTCCTGTAATTGCATCTTTCCCTGTTATATTCTCTAAGTCTAGAGGATTCATAGGAGCTACCTCTGTTCTTGAATACCTCTGGAATATCCAGTGGTTTAGATCAGCAGGGTCTTGGAAGAAGTTTGATTATGTAAAAGTAGATCGTGATACAGGAGAGATATTAGATACAGAAGAAATCTCTATTCAGCGAGGTAGTTTTTACGAATTAATCAGTAAACGTCCTGAATTATTTAGATATCTTTGTTCTCAAATACAGAGACAATTCGTAGAGAAGTTCCCATTTAATCAGTCTTTAAAAGATACAGATGTTGATAAAATAATTCAAGCTTGTTTAGATGAATCATCTGCAATGCCTGATGAGGATGAGATTGTATCTCTTTCTGAAGAATAATTGATATTCTACGCAAGGAGTGTAGCTTAAAAATTACACTCCTTGCGTTTCTTATTATGGAGGGATTTCTAATCTTATCACGTATTATAATAATGTAAGGAAGAATCTCATCATGAAATTAACTTAAAGGAGGCAAATATGAATACTTACAGTGTAGATACTAGACCTACTATATTACTTATTGATGGTGCTCATATGCTGAGAAGAGCTATGTACCAGCCAAATCTGAGAGAACTCTCTAATTCGCAAGGTATGCCTACAGGTGCCATCTATGGATTCATACAGTCATTAAAATCTGCTGTAACTTCTATGAGTGCTAACAGTGTCATAGTATGCTGGGAGGGAGGACACTCAGAGAGACGAAAGCAAGTATATGAGCAGTACAAATATAGAGAGTATGAAGAAGAACCTGAAAGAGACATAAATGGTTATACGGATTATGAATATTATAGTCATCAACTTTCTTGGATACAGAAAATATTAGAGTTCCTTGGAGTTCACCAATTAAGAGTGGTAGGTAAAGAAGGAGATGATGTATTATATCAAGCAGCTCACTTACTGAAAGGGAAGAAGATCATAATATCTGAAGATAGAGACTTCTACTCCTTAGTATCTGAAGATGTTTCTCTTTACAGACCTATTAAGAAAGAGTATATAGATTTGAATAACTTCCAGTCTATCTCAGGATTTCCTTCTCCTACTCATTATCTCTATGGTAAGGTAATAGTAGGAGATGGTTCTGATAATATACCTCCTGTAGTTAAGGGAGTAGGAGAGAAAACAGTATTAAGTATATTAGAGAGGATAACAGATCCTTGCGAGCTCTCTCCTTGTAGAGTTCTTAAAGAAGCTGCAAGTATTGGGAATTCTAGATGTATGAAATTAGTATCCGCTGGAGAGTCTCCGATATTACGTAATCTTGATTTAATTGATATATCGAGAGAGAAGTTTGACATATTCCAGCTCCAAAGTCTAGTAGATACTATGGAGAAACATAAGTATCCGGACATCGCTAGTGTGAGAAAATTATTTAGTGTATTAGAATTCAATGAGACAAATATCCAGAGTATGTTGAATAGATTAGTGATGATGTCAGAATTCCCTCTTCATACTCTCATAAATAAAGATTATATCAAGTCAGTGATGATTGGAGGCATCTAGTATGTTGTTAGGAGTATATGCAGATCCACATCTGACTAAGAATATGAGAGCATTACAGAGTGAGTGGGATATCACAGCTACTAAGTCTATGTATTATATGTACGATAAATTTGATGAGCTAAACGTAGAAGCTGTGGTGTGTTTAGGAGATTTCTTCGATAAGCCTGTCATCGCTGCGAAGCATATGCAGTTAGTAATGCCTATATTGAAACATATGAATGAGAGGACATATCCTACCTATCTCTTGTTAGGTAATCATGAGATTGATAGTGATGAGTCTAATATACTAGATTTCTTATCTATGTATGATAATATCATACCAATCACTACTCCTACAGAGATTGAAGACATGTTGTTTTTACCTTATGGTATAGATCCTACGGAGTATAGTATGAAAGATAAGATAGAAACAACATGTCTTCAATCTCTGTAGGAGTAGTGATTG